TCACCATTGGCCCGAGAAGATGCAGGTCAGTGCTTCGATACCGCTGAACTTCCACAGCGAGTCGTTACAGTCTCTGGCGAATGCATGGGCGTTCGAGGCGGTGAGGGCCAGGACCACGGCGGAGGCGTAGACGATTTTCTTGAATGACATGGTGAATCTCCTTTTTCGTATCGGCACTTTCTTGTAAGAGCCACCCCGACGAGGATGGTCGTGCGCACTATAAGCCTGGCCTCGGTAGCAGACGATTAGGGCTGGTGTGCTAATGGCGAATACGCATCACCCAAGGCCGCGGGCGAGTTGCACAGGGCTTACACCCCCCTCTGCGAATGAACGCCAAGCCAGATCAGAAGTTGCAGTTGTATTGATACTCGAAGGGGAAGAACACCGTATCGACCACCAGGGAAAACGGCGCGTCGATCAGTAAAAAGGGAATCAGCTTTCCATGGGAGGTGCCTATCAACCACCAGTCCAGGCGCACGCCCTTGTAGGGGCAAGGGTGGTCGTAGTCCATGCGCATCGCCACCGCGGCGCAGCCGCTCAAGCAACTGATCAGCAGTAACAGAATCACTTTCCGAAACACGTAATGTCCTTATTACATCCATCTGCGGAGCGACGTAGACGTCTCTGCAATACGCCCGTCACCACTTGCCCAGTGGTGATGAAAGAGAAATACCTCCGCCAGCAGAAAGACGAGAAAGCCTCTCCAACCGCGTAAATCGCAGAGCGGATTTGAATGTGCAGACCGGAAACGAACAAGGGTTTGCATCAGCTTTCGCCAGCAAACCCTTGAAATAGATGGTGCCCGAAGCCGGAATCGAACCGGCACGCCCTTACGAGCGGGGGATTTTAAGTCCCTTGGCGACAGCATGTAAATCAACAACTTAGATTAATTTTCGTGCCGCAATTGAAGAAAAATAGGCGCATTGGAAGCCAATAGAATCAAGGCGTCTATTATTTTTGCGGCAAGAAAATCACCCTCCTCCGGCGTCCTGCCGACCGAACACAATCCCCCCCTACTCTGGCCTGCAGTACCACGACTGCGCATACAGGCGCCCGTCTACCTCTTCGATACCGCTAAGCGTGAAAGCGTTGGTTGCCATCCCGGACAGAAACGCGTCAATCAAAGGCGGAAGCAGCTCAGGGTCGAGCGGCATCACCGGTCGGATCCTGGCTATGTTGCTGTCACGGTTCATGATCTTGCACATCTCGTGGCGGATATTTACGTCGCCACGGATCGGTCTATCCCTGCCTATCTCCTCCCAGGATCTCGCTATCCCTCGATCTCTCATCGGGACAATCTTGAAGTACATCGCAGGCCTCAATACTGTATAAAAACACAGCATATTACCCGCGGTGCCAAGACCATCAATCGGGCGCTGACGAATGGCCCGCCCGTTGGTCTACGTTGAAAGAAGTGGACCATCACTTCGGAGGCGAGCATGTGCGGGCGTATCGCGCAGTACCACGGCATCCACGACTTTGTCGCGGTGCTCAGCATGCCCGGGGCCCTGGTCAACACCGTCGGCGATCAGCCGCTGGGGCGGTACAACGTACCGCCGACAACCCAGGTCGCCCTGCTCCACATGGAAAACGGCGCGCTGCATGCTGACCAGCTCAGATGGTCTTGGAAACCGCACTGGGCAACCAATCGAGCCGAACCCAACGCCCGCTCCGAAAAGATCGCGCACAACCCCTATTACCGGGCTGCCTGGCCAAATAGAGCGATCACGCCGATAGACGGATGGTTTGAATGGCTGGCAGATGAAGGCGGAAAACAGCCCTACTACATCCGGCGACGTGATGGCTTGCCCAGCCTGTGCGCGTCGATTGGCCATTGGCCGCATGCTGATGAGCCACCTCGGGAGCACGACGGCTTCGTGATCATCACAGCGGACTCCGCCGGCGGCATGGTCGATATTCACGATCGGCGGCCAGTAGTCCTGGCGCCTGAGCTGGCCCGGGAATGGCTTGACACGGCGACACCCAAGGAGCGGGCCGAGCTGATGCTGATGCACCAGGGCGAACCGTCCGAAGCGTTCGAGTGGTTCAAGGTCGACCGCGCCGCGGGCAACACAAAGAACCAGGGAGCGCACTTGATCGACCCTGTCGGCGAGATTCACGGCGGCGCGTTCGTGAATAACGGCTGATACTGCTGCAGTATTGGCTGACAGATAAACTCAACGGAATGAGGTGAAAAATGGGACTTAACGATCACGGCAATGAAGAGCTGCGCCTCGCGTATGACGATCTCGTTGATGAAGGTCTGATTGACCCCGCATCAGATGAGGCGGGAGTGGCAAGACAGGTCATTGATCAGGGCTTTGACTCCATGTCACCAAGGCAAAAGCATATATATGAGTCTCGCTTTGAGCCTGTCTTGGTGCGTCGAGCAAAACAACTTGAGGTTCAGCGAATCATTGACTCAAACCCGGATTAATAGCCCGTACATACGCCTGGCACGCCCGCAAGGCGATCAATCCCTGGTCGCCGTCGTCGGTGATGCCGACAATTCGTTGAGCATGCGCCGGGTCAAGTCGGGCTCGCGTGGCTCCATGAACCAGGCCGCCGGTGGCGGCGGTGGCAGGCACTGCGCAGCCTGCAGCACTGTCTTGGGTGTCGAGGAGGACTGACAGCCGCAGGTCAGCAGTAGCAAGGCGGTCACGCAGGCGGCTTTGATCACGTTGGGCATCGGTCAGGGCTCTGTGATGGGTTTGATCGCTGGCCTGAAGCTGCTGCTCCAGGGCGAGGCGTTTGTCTTGCTCAGCACGCTGCTGGGCAGCTGCCGCGCTACTGATAGCGGCCAGGTCATCCTGGTGAAGCTGCGTCTGCTCGGCCAGTTGCTTGCCATAGCGCCAGTCCTGCACCTTCCAGGCAGAGGCGCCGCCGGCGATCAACAGGCCGGCCAGCACCAGCCAGCCGACAAGCTTCTGTACCGGCGTCATCACGGCACGTCCTTGAAGAAGACGTGTTGCCCGATGCGTACCGTCTGCTTGGCCTTCGCCGCCCAGGCCGGGGCCTTGGCCATGTTGGTCGCGTAGTAGTGCGTGGCGCCGCCGGTTGGATCAGGCACTACACCGGCGATCACCTGATCAGCCGCACGCAGCGCCTGGACGAACTGCCCGGCCGGGATCGGCTTGGCGCCGCTGAGGAACGGAAAGTTCGGGTCGTTCTTGTTCCAGCAGCTGAACTGGTACGGCGCCTGGCACACGCCGGCATAGCCCTCGCCCCACCAGGACTTGGTCCGACCATCGTTGACGCGGTTGCGGATCGTCCAGGCCACGGCGATCTGGCCGGCCAAACCCTCGCCGCGGGCCTCTCCGTACAATGTCCGCGCCAAAATATCGCGGTCTCTCTCGGTCGCGTTCATCAGATATGACTCCAAGACTTTCGGTTGACGATTTTGGAAATGGTTTGGAAGGCGACACCGAACTCGCGACCGATAGCGGTCAAGCTTGCACCTGCCGTCCGGCGCGCCCTGATCCTCAGGACCAAGTCGTCGTTGAGCTTTGCGCCACCATTCTTTTCGCCCGCCGGAACTGTGCCGTGACCGATCTTGTCGCTCTCGTTTTCGGCGCGGGTCTTCCAGGACAAATTCGAATAGTGCGTGTTTCCGGGATCGCCATCGCCATGGGCGACTTCGTTTCGATCGCCTGACGGCGGACCGAGGAATGCCATGGCAACCAGTCGGTGCGCTTCGAAGGTTTGGTGTTTGCAATTGATCGTGAGCTTGAATCGCGGATATCCGGCGTGATGCCAGCAGAAAGAAAGCATCTTTCCGGGAAAGGTTCGGCGGCCCGGTGTTCGGCGCCGCACATGGCCGTACTCGCTTACCTCGTAATCATCCGACGCATGGCATAGGCGCCACTCTATGACGTCCAGGCTCACCCCGGCGGGTATCGGGATCTCTCTCATACCGGCCCCCACAGCGTGTGCGCGAGGATGTCGCGATCTTTCTCTGTTGCAGTCATCACTTTTCTCCAGGCGAAAAAAAGCCCGCTCGGGGCGGGCGCTTTGCATTCGGTATTGCGCTACTCGGCTTCGGCGGCCAGCATTGGCGCGGCTGCAATCTCCGGGATTGGCGGTTCCGCTGGCCAGGCCGGCGCCGCCGGCCATGTCGTCTGCGCAGTGACCTTGCCCAGGGCGAACTTGTAGGCCTTCCAGGTTTTCAGGTTCACGATCAAGGCGGCTTGTTCGGCCTCATCGTCGGGCGTGGCTTCGCCGGCTTCGATGCCGTAGCCCAGGGTTTCGATCCGATCGGTGATGCGGTCGATCTGCGCCGCGGCCGTGGCGTTTCTGGCAGCCAGCTGCGCCTTAGATTCAGCCAAACGCTCCGCCAGGGCCTCCGCTGCCTTCATTTCTGCGGTGATCAGCTGGGACCAGTCGATCTGCCCAACTGATGGTGTCGACGTGTCATCTACAACCACGGGCTCGCCACCTGGCAGCGGCTCAGGGAATGCAACCTTCCCGTCCGGCACCGCGATCAGGTCGCGCGGAAACATCTGCTCCTGGCTGAAGTTCGCAGGGAACGGGAAACGCAACGTGACCACCAGCTCGCCGTCGATCATCTCGACCGGCCCAGGCTTGAACCACATGGATTCAACGGCTTCGCCGGGCAGCGTGTCGCCTGGCTTCATCCTCGAGAAATCGAACAGAACACCGTTGATCGTCAGCGTGTTGCCATCCTTCACCACGTTGTACGGCTCATCGCCGCGCTGTGGACAGAGTTTGATAATCATCAGAACCACCTCCCAACGGCAAAAAGAGTCGCAAGCTTTGCGCCAGCAGCAAGCGGGGTTGCCGATGCAAACCTCACGACCTCCCCCGCAGTGGTCCCGCTTACGCTCGAGCCGAAAAGGAACGTGTCGTCGCGAGCAGTGATGAGCACATTCGGCCGGGCGATGAAGGGAGCCTGGAAACTCCAGGTAATCCATCCAGACACATACACACCCATCTGCGGGGCATCGATCGCGGTGTAGTAGTTCATGGTGATCCAGCAATGCTGGGTCCCATCTGCCCAGCGCGTATACCGACCGTTCACCCCATTCCCCGACTCGATGATCGCGCCGGTAGGAACCCCGCCGCTTTGGGAGACAGGGCCAACAATGGCGGCAGCGGCCAGCTTTGTCGCGGTGCCGGTGGTATTGCCGGTACCCCCCTTGGCCAGGGGCAAAATATCGTAGTTGCCGGTCGTGCCCAGCGCAGCCATTTTCGCGCCATAGGTGTTCACCCAGTCGCGCACCTGGTCGGCCAGGCCTTTCTGGTAACCCTGTACCGGCATGATTGCGTAGGAGGCGCCGGAAGCCGTGACACCCTGGTAAGCCGGGGTGATCGAGATCACCGTATCGCTTGCGACGTTGGCCAGTTCGTACTGGCGGCCATCAGGGCCGATGAACGCATCCCCCACCCGGGTATTTGCAGCAAAACCAGTTCCGGTTCCGGTAACCGTCGTTGAGCCGTTCGTGACGGCCACGGTCCCCGCTCGAAGCCAAGCCATGGGTTTATCCTTTCGTTGGGCAAAAAAACCGGCTCATGGCCGGCTGGTTATCGGGTTGTTCTCAGTTGTTCATCTTGGCGAAGACCGCCGGGAGGAAGAAGGCGATCGGGTTCGCCGAGGAAATCGTGATCGCATACAGCGTGTTGTTCGGGAAGTCCCACCAGCAGTAGAGGTTCCGAGGAATGCCACTACCCGAAGTCATGTTCATACCGAAGTTGTTCAGCAGCAGGAACTCGTTCTGTGGGAAGTTGAACGGCACGGTGTAGTAGATCCGTGTCAGGCCCTGCGGGTCCTTGTCGTCCTTGACGTAGCTCCAGTTCTGGAAGGCGCGAGTGAAGGTCGCCGCGGAGGTGCCCGAGTCGAACAGCAACTTCCCGGCACCATCCCATAGGCGAGCCCCGTACTGCGCCACAGGCTGCGCCGCGAAGGCCGCAACGAAGTAGCGCCCGTTCGGCTGCGCGGTGTCCGCGCTGTAGGCCCGGACATAAAAGCCGGTCCAGTTCCCCGCAGATCCCGTCAGGCGCATCCGGCAGAGGCCAGCAACGCCATTCACCGTGTCAGGCCTGATGAACACCAGCGGCGGCTCCTGGGACGTAACAGGCCTGACAAAGGTTGTAGTTGAGCCAAGCCCGCCCTCCTCCGTCGGCGCATAGCGTCCCGTGGAGATCACCATCAACCGGGCGAACTCCGAGTCGAGCGTCACCACGTCGCCGTTGTTCGTGAACTGCATTCCATAGCTCATCAGCTCCACCTCATCACGATCAGGCGCATGGTTCCGGACGAGGTGGAACTGGCGGCAAAGGTTCGGGTGTGGTTGTAGACCCGCACCACCCCGTTCAGCACCTCGGTTTCAAACTGTAGGTTGCTGTCACCGTAGGTACCAATCGGAACCACGATGGCCGTGCCGTTGCTTGGGCCTACGCCAGGCACGGAAAAATCCTGACTGCTCTTGGGAGCCCCCACCGCGAAGGTGACCAGCGTCGACAGTGCCACACGAATGGTGAAGGAGTTCTCGTCGACCTGGAGCGCGCCATCGGCGCCCCAGATCCTGATTCCGTAGCTCATGCGGCTAAGTTCCCCCACTGGTAGCGCTTCATACCGTTCTCATCGAACACCTTGCCACCGTTGTTGTTGATGACCTGGCGCGCGCCAGCGCCCAGGGCGCTGTTGATCTCGAACGTCCCGTCAAACCACAGGCGCCACCCAGTGCTGCCGGCGACGTAGTTGTTCGACTGGATGTAGTTGCCGATCTTGGCGTTGGTGATCGTGCCGTCCTGAATGAACGCCGAGTTGATGAACGTCTGGCCGCCGGTGACCGCGAACGGCGACACCGGCGTGCCATTGGCCAGGTTCAGCAACATGAACGTGTCCGCACGCACAACGAACTGCGACGAAACCCCGGACGGGTCGACCTGCAGGCCCAGGCCAAACGAGGCTGCGTACTTCTGGCCGCCGGCGGTGGTCTCCATTTTCACCGACCAGATAGTGGACAGTTGGCCGTTGGTGTTCGCCAGGGCCGAAGAGGTCTCCTGAATTGCCGATGTGTTCTCACCCACAGTGGCTTGCAGTTGCGTGGTGCGGGTGGCCTCGGCCTCAATCTCCGATGCCCTGACCTTCTCTTCGGTGACGATCGCCGCGGTGTTGTTCCAGCCTTTCATAGCGTCGGCCAAAGCGCCGGCGCCGTCATCCTCCCGCCAGGACGCGCGGAGCGTGTTGGTGGAGTTCGCCTGCGCCGTTACCACCCCGTCCAGCTCGGTGATATCGGCGGTGTTGGTCGCCACCTGCTGCGCCAGGCCGTTGGCCGTCTCGATCGATTGCCCCACATCAAGCCAGTAGGTCGGGTTCGGCGGTGGCGTGTTGAGCGGCACCGCCTGCAGGGCCTGATACAGCCGCTGCCCCTGCTGGACGATATCGTCCTTGATATACGTCTTCTCGGCGTCGTACAGCAGGATGTTGTCCAGCGCGTCGATCTGGTCCTGCAGGCCGTCGATCTCCGATATCAGGTCCTGACCCAGCTCCGTGCGGCTGATTTTGCCCGCGAGCATGTCGAGGATCGGCCCGGCCTCCGAACTGGCCTGGCCCATTACCCCGTTCACGACCGGATAAAACGGCCCGACGTTGCCGGTCCGATCTACCAGACGCGCCCAGAAGAAGAAGGTTGCGCCTGCCAGCAAGCTCTGCATGCGGTAGTCGGCCTGCGGATACGCCAGGTCGGCTAGCTTCGTGGCGGTGCCTAGGTCGTTCGCCGGTCCATACCAGACCTCGGTCCGTTGGGTGTCCTCGGCGCCTGCCGGGAATCCCCACTTGATGCCGATCCCGAACAGTTCGCTGGTGGTAGTCAGGAACGATACCGACGGTGGCAGACCTTCCTTGCCGTTGAGCTGGGTCAGGTTGGACGCCTTCCAGATCGACGAGATATCGAAGGCGCTAACCGCCCGCACCCGGGCCAGATAGGCGCCGGCGTAGATCCCGGTCACGTCCACACTGGTAGCGCCAGTGCGCTGCACCTTGATCCAGTTCCCGTTGTCCTTGCGCCACTCCACGTCATAAGCCACAGCGCCGTTCACGGCTGGCCAGGAGATGTTCATGGTGCTGACGGCGATGCCCTGGTCTACCGCGTAGTTCGAGGTCAGGGTCACGCTCGCCGGAGGCGGTACGACAGTGATCGGGATCACGCTGATCGGCCGCTCCTCCAGACGGGCGCCGGTGTCGATGAAAGCAAACTTGCCGGGCTCGTACTGCAGCGCGCTGATCTCGAAATCGCCCTCGGTGGTGCGTTTGGTGCTCAGCACCCGGTAAAGCGGGATCGCCAGGTCGTCGGCATCCAGAGCCCACTGCAACTGAGGCAAAGGCTGCTCGCTGTAGGCCGTGGTCACTGTGACGGCGCGCCCGGTGACGCTTTGCACGGTCCGGCCTTCGGCGCGCCCGCCCGGTAGGTTGATGATCAGGCGATCGCCGGCCTTGGCCTGGGTGTCGCGGTCGAGCGTCACCACGCGGCCAGCAGACGCCGAGATCCGGCCGCCAACGGCACGACCGGCCAGCAGCGAGTCAGCCACCGGGATGATGTGGCCAGGCAGTGGAATCACCCCTTCCATACCGGTCTTGAAGCTGATGGTGCGGTCCTGGTTGTTACTCAGGATCACCCACTTACCGCGGCGCTGTGCCTCCGAAGCACGGGTGCAGCCAATGGCCGTCAGTTCCGTGGGCTTGTCGCCGAAGCGGCGCTGCAACTCCAGGTCGGCAAACGGGATGACGTCGGTGTCGTAGTTGTTCGCCGGGTTGTCGTAGCTGACCAGGGCCCGGGTGTACCGGGTCTTGGCCGAGGCGCTGCCGTAGGAGAACTTCCCGTCGATGACGTTGGCCCGGGTGAAGACGTAGTCATAGTCTTGGGCACGCGGCATGTCGGCTTGCATCACCAACTGACCCTGAGCCCAATAGGTCATCCCACGGTAGATGCCGGCAATATCACGCAGCAGCGACCAGGCATCGGCCTTGCCCTGCAGGTTCATGTCGCAGAGAAAGCGCGGCTCCTGGCCACCGAGGCCGTTCGGCACGTTCTGGTCGCAGTATTGCGAGATCCGGTACAACTCCCACTTGTCGACCATCCAGGGCTTGATGCGCTTGCCCAGGCCGAAACGATCCTCGGCGCAAACCCCGTAGGTGATCCAGGCCGGGTTGTTGGTCCAGGCCTGCTTCATAGTGCCGTCCCAGGTCCCGGTGTAGGTGCGGGCCACTGGGTCGTAGTTGCTCGGCACCTGCCATTTACGCGCCTTGCACTTCACAGTGACGGCGGGAATGTTGGTGAACTGCTCAGCGTCGAACTCGATGTACAACAGCGCGGTGTTCGGGTACCGCAACTTCGCGTCGATCACCTCTGTCAGGCCGGCGATCAGCATGGTGTCGGCGACTTGGTTGTTGTTCTGGTTGGCCGTAAGCCTGCGCACACGTATCAGCCAGCCGCTGGTGGCAGGCGGCAGATCAACACGGCGCGACCGCTCATAGCGGGTGGTGGTCTTGCCGTCCACAGCCTCCAGCAGCACCTGCTGATAGGCGCCGCCATCGGTGGCCACGTCAATGGCGTACTCGATGCGATAGCCGCCGATCCCCTTATCGTCTCGGCTCTGCAGGGCCGGCCAGGCAAATCGAACGCGCGCTGCTGACAGCTGAGTGTTGGTGATCGAGCGCACCCAGGGGGTATCGCTGCGCAGCTCGATGTTCAGCGTGGTCTCGTTTTCGACCGAGGGGATGCCCGGAATATACGACTGATCAACAGAGCCCGAGCGCCAATCCCACTTCACGTTCGGGAAGTTGATGTTTCCGCTCGCGTCCTTGATCGGCGTGTTGTCCAGGTAAATGTCGTAGTCGGTCGGTGTACCGTCGAATTCACCCTCGCCCACCGCGATCAGCATCTTGGCCAGGTTGGTCGAGCGCAGGCTGTCGTTGGCTTCGGTCGGCGACTTTGGCTTGCTGCTACCGCCTTTTTCCCCGCGGATCTCGATTTGTGCTGCTGCGCCCATGCTTTCCTCCAGGCATAAAAAAACCGCCTCATGGGCGGTATGGGTATCTGTACAGCGTGGATGAAATTCCAGTAACGCCAGAGTGCGCCTGGGTAGTAGCGTTCAGCCTTCACGCAACCAAGGAGCGGTCATGTCAATTCGAAGCCTGGCTAAAAACCTTCCCAAGGACCCTGACGTGCAGGGTAATGTCCTGGGGTGGGCAGTAGTGCGCAATTCCCCGTGGAGCTTCATCGATATTTATGCAAGCAAAGAGGTCGCCGAGGCCGAGTCAAAAAGACTTGGCGATGGGCACTCAGTCCAATATGGCTCGCACGAACTCGGAACCGACAACTTCATCGGCGGCTCTACGCCTCAAGCGTGACGCCGAGGTCTTCCGCCGCAAACTGGATTCGCCCGGGGCCAAACACAAGCTCTGCCGTTAGCCCCGGCTTTCCTGAATAGGTCCGGCGGTAGCCATCCTCGCCTTGGTACTTGCCGGTGAATTTCATTCGGTCGACCTCCACACCACCATCCAAAATGGCAACTTCGGCCTCTGCACCGCAGAGCGTGCCCTCTCGAATAGTGAATAGGTCCCAGTAAGTCAGGATGTAGCGTTGGCTGTTTCGCATATAGGCCTCCAGGCACTGACGTACTCTGTGCGCTGTTACGTTTTATCTTCGGCGTAGATCGATGCAGAAATGATCATCCCGCCCCACCGGCGCTCACCGATGCAGATCGGGACAGGGTTGCCACTGGCGGTGGTGTTCTTGGCACTGCCGAAGGCGTATGAAGGCAGGTTTTCGGGGGATGCGCTTTGTGACAAGCCACCCTGCTGGGGGCTGAGCATTTGGATTACACCTCCGGCTACCGTTCCGATACCTCCGGCGATCAACGCCCCGCCAATAGGGGATGCTGCGCCAAATGACATCCCGCTGATCACCACGCCAGCGACAATCATTACGGCGCCAATAACGGTTTGCAGAAGTCCAGCGCGCTTGCTGCCTGCAATAACTGGAACAATCTTCAGCTCCCTGGTGCCACTAAGGCTGAACTCTTTTTCCCCCACGTTTTTGCCATTGCGGAAGATGGCGAATCGCATTCCTAGATTCGAAAGCCTAACCACCTCCTCCTTGAAGCCTGAAACAGTGACCTCCAAGGCTTTGAACACTTCGACGGCAGTACCATTGTCCAAGGCGCGGTAATGGACCTTTTCGAGACCGCGCCACATGCGCCCAAGTAGTTTGATTTCTGTCCGAGGCGCGTAGTGCGCTGCAGTAATTGACATTTCATACCCCCATAAAAAAACCGCCCGAAGGCGGCTTGATCTTCATGAACTCAAATGCACTTTTTTGCGGCATCCTTCCAGCCGCTTGTCCCCACCCAATCCATCGGAAGAAAAACCCGAACAGAAGATCCAGAGTTCGCCTGATCTATAATCGCCAAAGCTACTACGCCTGAGAACGTTGTCGATGCGGCGATCTTATAGCCAGACTCAGTCTCGATCGCGCTGGTAGAAGGGTTGTACTCCTGCCACTTGGGCGCAAGACAGCGAGCGTATTGCTGTGGCGATTTATTTGTCTGGCTCGAAAAAGCCGGGCTGTCCTTCTCGAGACCCGATGTAGAACAACCCACAAGCAGCGCCATAGATATGACGCTCAGAACTCCAAAAAAACGCATGGCAACCGTCTTCCATTCACGATGAGATGGAAGAAAGCTACCACGCTATAAAGACTCAATAAAATTAGTGACGTCTTTCGCCCAGAACCTCGCCAGTCGCGGCCATTTTAAAAACTCCCGACCAATGATTTACCAGTTCATCATCAGGTGGCAGGCAGCACCAGCCAAGCAGCTGCCGAACCATCGGGTGGTGACCGCCTGCCGTCGCTATAAGCACTTCTGGCTCAATATCGTACTCATTGCAGAATCTGGACCATGCCTCCTTCGCTGCTGCCATCTGCGCCATCAGGGGTGGCTGGTTATCAGATACCTGAATCGAAAGCGCAATGCCGCGCATCTCTAGCTCAAACAGCGCCGCGACTCGAGGTAGCATCCTGAAGGTATTCAGGTATTCCAGGCTGTGAACTTCAACCGTCTCCATTGGGCTGCTATCCAACAACCTCTTTACCTCTCTGAAGTCCTGCCGAGCCATAGCCTCTACCGTCAGCCTTACACGCTCATGAGTTTCAATTTTGCCGTAGTCCATTTTGAATCCCTTAGATAGTCTTGGTACGCCGAAAACCCCGCATAGACGGGGTAATGGCTTGAGTGGACGACTTAGCGTGAAACGCCGCCGGCGATCACAGCAGGAAGACCTGAGCGAAGCTGATCAGCCAGCCTGGCCAACATCTCCTGAACCGACTCTTTCCAGAGGATCTGCTGAACCGGCTTGCCATCGCTGTGCTTCTTGCCCGTGTCGGTGATGACCGCGAACAGCTTGCCGTCAGGCGTCACTTCCCAGCGCTTCTTGCCTGGCTTATAGAGGACCTGGTGCTGGAGCCCGCAGTCGGCAAGCAACTTGTTCATGCTCACTGCGCTCATTCCGAACTTCGCGCCAAGCTCCGTCGGCGTGTAGTTCAACTCCTGTGATTCATTGACCAATCGCTTGACCCCAGCCATTTCCATCACGTCGACGCCGATTGCCGACCGGACCATGCTGTTGGCACTCAGGATGGCCTGGTTTCCTTCAAGGCCCAGGCTCTCGGCAATGCGCTTGGCTGCGTCGAAGTTGTCCGCAGCTACAGGGAGACGGCGCTCCAGAGGAATGACATCATCATTCGCTGCGGCAGAGTCGAAGGTGCGGATAACGTGGAGACTGAACGTCGGGCTGACCCACATGGCGTAGGCATACACCAACTCCTTACATGCATAAGTGCCTGGCGCCCGCCCGCCACGGGCAGTTCTCAAACCGGGAATTCCCGCTTTGCCAATTTCTTCTGCCAACTCCTTCGCTTGACCAATCCGCATCCACTCGTTTGGCGCATGCCGTTTTTCACCGCCAGCGGCGCGGTGAAAGTCATTCAAGCTGAACCGGCCGTTTTGGTCCTTGTGAATCTCGATACCTGCGATCATCAGCGCGCTCATGCTGCCGCCCTCCGCGCCTGATTCAGCGAGCGGAGCCGAAGATTCTCGGTGACTGCTGCGAGAAACTCGAACATCTCAGGCGTGGAGACTGCGATGTCGCCGGTGATCATGCCGCTAATCATTTCACGGTGAGTCATTACGCAGGCGTCCCGAGCGATGGGCTGCACTTGCTGATGGCCTGCGTTGTCTGTGAAAACAAGGAAGCGCTGTGTCGGAGAAAGCTGACCAGGCAAGCCGTTGCCCTGGCTGCTGTCTTTTGGGAGAAACTCGCCCTCAAGCGCGTAGGCCGCCAGATACTCGCAAGCTACATCTAGTTTGCCCGCCGGGATCAGCTCGGTGCGCGGAACGTTGAACCGTGTATGCAGGATCGCGTGAAGCTTGTGTTTCGCCTGCCGCTGAATCCCAGCAGGAAGCTTTGCAACCTTTTGACCGATGACCCCGTTAATCAGGTTGGTGCCGCTGACGCCGATCACATCATCAACCAGGGTGACCATTTTGTTACTGCTGTCGGTGTAACTGCCGGTTTTACGAATGGCGGGCAGCACCTCGGTGGTGACCCACTTACGAAAGGCATGAGCATCACTGCCCTTTTTGATGGCCTCGTCACAACGAAGGATAAGGGTGTACAAACCTGGCTCGCTGACGATGTTCACCGCACCTTGACGCCCTAACTTAAAGTTAGACCGTTCGTCCTCATCCAGCGATTGAAGGGCCTTGGTGGTGTTGCTCTGTTTCAAGACCTTGCATACATCGGCTGCGACGAACCATGGCTCGTCGCCCAGTATGATGGCGCGAACGCCTTTCCCGCGAAACTCGAACGGGATGACATTGGATGCGGCTGTGCTATTATTCGGCATGACGTTTTCTTCCTGATAGTTGAACTCGTTACCCGAAGCCCTGACGACTCTCACCTCGTTGGGGCTTCTTCGTTTCAGGCCATTGCCTGCTCTCGCCGTTTTTTCTCCTCCATCAAAGCAAAAACGACTTCCGCCGTTTGAGAGCGGAAGTTTTTCTGCGCCTCGTTTTCCACCCATTGCTTGAGCTCCTCTGGAAGTCTCAGGTTGAACTGCGGGTCTTTTCTTGCCATTTGCGTAGCTCCTCATGCATCACCGTTGTGCACAACCACAATATAGAACCGTGATGCATTGCCGTCAATACCACGGTGATGCATCCTTCATACAACAATTCACAACACTATCTGACGCTGAGTAGCCATGGCCCGCACCGACCCACAGTTCAATTTGCGCATCCCGGAAACCCTTAGGGACAAGGTCATGGCTGCCGCCAAGGAGAGCAAGCGCTCAGCTACGGCCGAGATATTGGCGCGCTTGGAGGAAAGCTTCTCGGAACATGACGGCTTCGACGGAGCCCGGGCTGCTGGGGTAAAGAAAGACCTTCTCATCAAAGGAATCGACGATTCAGACGACACTCGGCCAATCACCAGAGGCGAGCTGTGGGATGTGCTCGGCCGAGCTATCGAACAGGTATTGGATGGGAGGACAGTTGGTCAACCTCCGGATAACGCCAAGCCACAACCAAATACCGGCCCCAAACCACGCAAGCGGTACCCAAAAGAATGACCAAAGCCCGGCCAAACGCCGGGTTTTTCATGTTCAGCCCGCGCTAAAGGAGCAGCGATGATCGTCTACAAATACATGAGCCTGGAGGGTCTGGACGCATGCTTATCCAAACGAACCATCCGGTTTACGAAGCCGACCAACTTCAACGACCCATTTGATTGCGCAGCCTCAGTGGGTGACACCACGCAAGGCTTGAACATCCGCGCGGTTGGCTCGACCAACTCCGACAGATTGTTCTGCATCCGAAACGCGATCGGCGTCCTGTCACTGACTCGCAACCCTCTGAACCCACTGATGTGGGCTCACTACGGGCAGAATCACACAGGCGGCGTGGTTGCGATCGATGCCGAGGCAGCTGGCTTAGAGTGCGTGAATTCGAACATCATCACGGCCAGCGCAGGAAACATCATTTACACCACGGTCAGGCCCAGCGTGGATGGCGATGAGCTTCCTTACCACGATGAAATATCCGCTCAGCATGACAGGCTCATGCTAGAACGGCTGTTTCTGTACAAGTCACTTCACTGGTCGTACGAGGAAGAGATCCGTGTAGCGCGCCAAGTGGAGTACGCGCCGCAGATCAAACATCAGGATTTTAATATTCCAGCATCAGCCATCGTCGAGGTGTACCTGGGCGCCAAATACTTCTCGGCCCTCATCGATGATTACGAAGGAAAACTGCCGAAGGTGCACCTGAAGCATCCTGAGTTCTCATACCAGCTTTGCTACGAAGATACTCGGACCTGGGACCTTCATTCTGATCCTTACAGGCCTAGCCCATAGCCAGATAGAAGCCGGCGCCAGATGTAAAAAACCCAGCACGGGACTGGGCTGTCCCCTCCGCGCACGGGTCACTTGTGAAAGATTGCCCAAAGCACTCCGGCGATAATCAAGAGAGTGAGCAAGTAGGAGCCGAAACCTGGGCTCGCTGTCGGCGCGCTGTGGCTGGTATTGGGCGCCTTGCTACTGCCATAAAGCTTCGACGTAGAAATTCCGGTTCCTGGAATACTGCTCGTGACCTTCGTGCCTCGCTTGCTCAGGTTCACTGTCGTGCCTTTTCCCCCGATAGACGTACTAAGACCGCTTTTGCTGACATTGAGGCGTATGCCTGGGGCGACTTTGAAGCTCTTCCGGATGCGAAATGCCATGGCTCTAATCCCTGAGAGTACAAAACGCCATCATAGCCCTATTCGTCTCGGCGCCAAGCTGTCCGGGCATCCAGTGTGGATGGAAAGCCAGTAACTGGACCGAGCTGCACCGTAGTAGCGTTGAGCCTCCAGCGAAGCCATGCGAGGGAATGAAGATGGCCGAAATAATCGCGCACAGCATTCAATACCTCAAAAAAATAGATACGCCTATCTTAGAGTCAGCGGATGAATGGAAATATCTCTTCGGCGTCGGGTCGCCAGTCCCAGCCTCGGGGATTTATCGTTGCACGGGGTGCGGCCACGAAATCACCTCCAACAAGGGCGAAAAATTCCCCCCTCAGAATCGACACCAACACGCTAATCCAAACGTCGAGGTGCTTTGGCAGTTGATCGTCAAGACTCAAACAAAAGGTTAATGGATTTCCCAGTCCTTTGCCTGCAAGCCCAAGGACTGGGATTGCGCCAATTTCGGCGCGGATTGAAGACCTAGGAGGTCGATTTGAGCAATGACGACTTTAAGCCAAGAGAGCCCTTTTCTATTGATTGGCTGCGACCATACAACCTTGGTCCCTCCGATGAGCACTTGCACGCAATGGGGCAATTCATCGTTAATTACTCCGCCGTCGAATGGCAGATTTCTGAGCTCTTTGCCTTCTTTCTGAAAATGCCAGTCTCGGAGTCCCAAAAGCTATCAGTCGAAGCCAACATCTCAATGGCAGGGATGATCAGGTACGTTCAAGGACGAATTGCTGACTCAAAAATCAGCGACCAACAAGCAGCGGATGATCTACTACTCACACTCAAAACCTTTGATGCCGTGAGCGCCCTTAGACACAAAATTGTTCACTGGCAATGGGGGTTAAATGAAGGACCAACAGCCACATTGACAGACCTGATCAAGCCAAAGAACTCAAAAAAGTCCAATGCAACACTCAAAATCGACGAGCTGAGAGATCAATGTCTTAAGCTCATGAGAATTCTGCAAGCGATTTCAATGAACGGACAGATCATTAGGGGAATCAGGACGCGCGCTCAGATTCTAGAAATCCACAAAGATACATCTCCTGAAAAGCTCTTTCGACCGTAGATCTTGATAACGGCCATTCTCCAGTCTCTTCCAGAACAGCCAAACCTGTTTCAACCATCGCTCTAGAGACTGGAATGTCTTCAGCGCTAATCGTTTTCTGATAAGCGCTCAACGAATTGACATCCATAACCCCTCCGCGGCCCTGCCGCATCATGTGGTTGGTTGTGCATCTTTGTGCCTGAGGATCAGGCGCGTTCGATCGAGCCAGGGCCCACCGAAAACGATGATTTCGCTCGGTCGGCCATACAGGTGGTGCAGCAGGAAAGGGCCTGGGCCGAACACCTCCGCAGCCTCCCCAGGCAGCCCCGGCTCGGCGCCGAGGTAGATCCCGGCATGGTTGGGGTGTGCGGTGCGCCCCACGGCCATGACGATCATGTCGCCGCGCTGTGGCTGGTCGACCCGCACGAATCCCGCCGCTTCATAGGCCTGCTCGTAGAGGCTCGGCCCGGCCGGGTCTTCCCACCAGCCATCAGCGCGCTGGAAGGCTTCGAACTCCAGCCCCCACTCCCGCTTGTACCAGTCCGCACAGACCTGCCAACAGTCCCAAGCGCCGTGGACGAAGGGGCGCTTGAGCAGCGGCGTGTTGCCCGCCGGCGTGATGGTGCGTAGATCCCCTTCCGGCCAGGATAAAATGTGCCAGGGCAGCGCGGTGGCCTCGCACATGGCCAGGTCACGCGGTGAGGGCCGGCTGGTGGCATCAGGGTGTGAATGAACCACCCCGATCACCTCACCGACGTCTTCCGCAGCGGCGTACTCCTCGGGGTCGATCCGGAACTCCTCGTTCGGCTCCGAGGCGATGTTGCGGCACGGGAAGTACTGCTGTTTACGCCCGATGGCCAGCAGCAGACCGCAGCACTCTTTCGGGTACTCGGCCGCCGCGTGCGCCTGGATCGCGCTCAAGATGTGTTTGCGCATGCTCAGCTCCGGGCAATGAGGTTCACAGCGGGAAATCCCCCAAATGGGTAGGCATTTCCCTCACCAAATCGCGGGATGCAGCCCCTGCCCAGCGTGGCGTCGCATTCGTCCAGCTCTGGGTTGTCCGTGAGGTTGCCGTCCTTATCACGGTACGGCCCGGTGTACTGACAATTGGGGCCTCTGTAGCCGCCGGTGAGGCACCAGTGGCACAAGGTCGTGGCCTGGCGGCCTATCGTCTCGCCGCCGACGTCTCCCGGGCTGGCCAGCTCCCAGCTGACCGTTTCCCCGTCTTCGTTGGTCTTCTGGTCGATGTACCAGACCTCGATCGTTTCCTGGGTGGGGTCAGCCGTTGGGTTGCCGCCCGGGAAGTTCTGCGCGTCCAGGTAGCTGCCCAGCGTGTGCCGCATGGTCAGCTTGAACTCGAGCAGATCATCGAAGGCCAGGCACAGGGCCGTGATGCGGCCGTTGACGTTGCCGACCGACAACGTCGGGCGTACCGCGGTGCCGTCGCCATTGGCTTCAATGCCGTCGATCTGCATGGGCCAGGCGCCGTATTCGTTGCCCTGCCACCAGATCGCCTTGGCCGGAAGCTGGTCGGCGTTTGGCCCCGCCGCCAACAGCTCCTCCGGTGTGTGCGGGATGGCGTGCCCGTGGAAGCGCAGCACGTCCGCCCCGTAGTCGGAACCGTCCAGCTCGAAGAGCAGTACCTCACTGCCAGGCTCGAGGGACTGGATATCGCTGATCAGTGGCATGGTTGCCCCTTATGGGTGAAAGGCACGGTCAAAGGTGGCCGTGAGTTTGAAAACGTCCCCGCCCACCGGGGTGGGAACAGGATTTTTGCAGGTGAACAGGCCGAGCTGGCCAAGCGGCGTTGTCCAGAGGAAAGCCTTCGCGCCGGCATGCCGGTCGAGGAAGGCCATGATCTCCAACACCCTGGTCTTCGTGCCGCTGAAGGTGATTGGGTAAGAGTCCACTTTGTTGTTGGGACCGTCGCCGGCCTCCTGCTTGTAGCCGTCGCCGAATTGAGAGGTGCGCACCCGATAAGTGATCTCGGGTGCATCCCCATTCTGGGTTGGCCAAATGAATGTTTCGATAGCCATCAGGCCCTCCCGTTTGTGTTCCTGAAACTGGTACCACCGGCGCGCCACGAATCCGCCACAGCCTTTTCGGCTACCGCTTTCATCTGAGCCTGAAGGCTTTGCTGAAGAGCTTGCTGGTCGAGCTGCATGCCCTCCCCGCTACGGTCCTGCGTGACGATGCTCACCGGTGCGTTGATCTGGATGTTTGGCCCGCCGCTACCACTCATAGCCGCTATTCCAACCCCACCTCCAGAGCTCAGGGGCGTAACGCTGCCTCCATTTGCCCCAGTCATCAGGAATGACCGGCCGCCCTCGTTGTACAACTCCGGTCCGAGCTCGTTGACCTCGTACAGGGAGTTGGGCGCGACAGGACCACCAGCAGCTCGATATCCAGAGAAATCGACACCTGTATAGCCAGCCTGTGTACTACCAGCCGAGGCCGCCCCGGTACCGCTACCAACGAAGTAGTTGGTTGCTGCTCCCACCAAGCTGCCCAGCAACGCCGAACTGGCCTGACGGGTTGCAATCCGCGCCATATCTGCCAGCACCGACTTGGTGAAGTCGGAGAACGAGAACTTCCCGGTCATGGCGAAGTTGACCACCGAGTCCTCCATGGAGCTGAAGGCGCTGGTGAACAAGCTTTTCGTCTGGCCAGCAATGTCGCGAGCCGACTCAAGGTAGTTCTGCCACGCCGACGTAGCGCCGGCGCTCCAGCTACCCTGGGCAGCGGTCATCTCGTCGTAGTTGGCAATCGCCGTTCCCTGCAGGTCCCGCTGCGCCTTGTCCAGGGCCGCCAGTTTCTGGTTGTACTCGTCGAGGCTCATGCCGCGGGAGCCGTCGCCATACTGGTTGGCCAAGTCCAGGCGCTGTTGATTGACACGGTCATCAATAGCGTTTTGCTGGTCGGTCAGGCCGCGCTGCCGGTCACCTTGCCCAAGGCCGGCGGCCGCGCGCTGCCCCTGCCGGCGCAGAGTGTCGACTTGCTGCTGCAGGGCGCCGGTATAGGTGCTGACGGCCAGGGCCTGTTTCTTGAGCCTGCCCTCCTCGTTCGAGGCCAACACAGCCAGTTCCGAGTCGGCATCCTTCTGCGCCTTGACCATTGCCGCGCGAGCGTCGGCGATCTTCTGGTCCAGCTGGATGCGCTGGGCAGCCGAGGTGCCGGCCTTGCCCTTGGTCGCCTCGAGCGCCGAGATTTCCGCCTCGTAAGCCGCGGTGACCTCGTCACGCTCGTTGCCGATCATGGCCTGACGCTTGAGCAGGTAGTCAGCCTGGGAGACCAGGCCGGCCTTCTGTGCGGCGTCCAGTTCCTTCTGGGCGTTTTTGTACTCGGACAGGATTCCGGTGAGGGCGTTTTTCGAGTTGTTGAAGTCGGTCAGGTCGACCTGAGTAGCTGCAGCTTTCGGATCCTTGTACTTCTCGTTTACGTCCTTGATCTGCCCGGCGACATATTCAGCAGAAACCCGCTTGTCGTTCGGATTTGCCGCACGAATTTTCTCAGTGTCCTCATTGATTTTTTTGATCTCAAGAGCACGCTTTGCCTCGTTGGAAAGGTTAGCCAGATGCCGTGCATCCGCCCGAGTGGTCGCTGCACTCGCGTCATCCTCGATCTTTTGGCGGGCAGCTTGATCCTTGGTGTACTTGGTCTCAGCTGCATCTTTTACTTCGAGGCCCTTGATGTAGTCCCTGAGACTTTGCTTGCCTTTTTCGCCGATGTAGACGACATCTTCGCCAGGGATCATTTCGCTGCCACCGCGACTTTCCAGTCGGCTCAGTGTCTCCCGTGCCGTCTGAATGCGTTCCGCATTGGTTTGGCTGCGACCGACATTCTTGAGATTGTCTGCAGCCCTCGCGACGAGGTTGTAACCCTTCTCCCAAAGGCTGAGGTTTTCAAGGATTTTTGGGGTTCGATTATTGATAGCGTCAGCATACTGATCGGTCGCCAGCTTCACGGCTTCCGCATGCTTGCCTTGCTCCTCCAATGCCACAATCTGCGAATAAACCGAGGCAGTCAGGTAGTGGTATTGCTCATTGAGCGCAGCCGAAGCCTTTACTGGTTCGTCAGCGATCTTCGCGAACTCGGAGATCGTCTCGCTTACCGCCTTGCCAGTTGCTTCTTGCATGGAGACGGCAGCCTGAGTAATGCCAAGGAAGCTTTCTCCGGCTATTTTTCCGTTTCCAGCTAGAGTCGCCAGAACCTCAGCCGCCTGCCCCGTCGTCCCAACGGTATCGCCGACCTGTTTGGCCATGACTCCAAGCTGAGAAGCGGTAAGCCCCGCTGATCCGCCAGTCAGGATCAGTGAATTGTTGAAGGCGTCCTGCTCTTCACTGCCTTTGTAATAGGCATATGCCAATCCGCCGATTGCGGCCGTGAGGAGGGCGATAGGTGCAGCCAGAGCAATAAGGCTCGTTGCTGATGCGCCAGCACCCGCTCCAAGCTGAGCAATTGCCCGTGCACCACTGCCCCAATCGCCGGATTGCAAGGCGTTGGTCAACTGCATCACGTTTTCTTGCGCCTGGCGGGTGCCGAGCTTCAGCTTGTCGAATGCAGTCTCTGTCGCGGTGATGCCGGTGCGATCCTTGCCGATCTTGGCCAGCCTCTCCGCATAAGCTTCGGCGTCGATTCCGCCAGCTTTGTGCAAATCGTTCAGCGCCTTCTCTTGCGCCTCCAGCTTGGCCAGCTTCGCGACCATTGGATCAATACCGTTGACGGTGCGCTTGAGTGCATCAATCCGGCGATTCTCTGCCTCGATCAGCCTCTGCTTCTGTGCAAGCTCCTTGGCTTCGGCCTTCTCGATCCTATCGAATGCCTTGCCGAGCCGCTCTTGATAGGCCTCCTGCTGCTCGATGGTGACCAGGCCGCCTTTACGGGCGCGCTCCAGCAACCCTTCAGCCTGAATCAGTTGCTCCATGCTGCCGATGTTGCCGGACATCGCCTTGTCGAGCTGGCTGATGATCGCGATTTCGCTGGCAGCACTTGCCCCGGCCTTACGGCTGGCGTCGACTTGGCGCTCTTTGGCACCGGTAGCCTTATCGATGCCTTGGGCAGCCTCAGTCTCGGCCTGGCTGATTTTTTTGCCGGTGTTAGCCAGACCTTCGCCTGCCTTGCCCAGGCCGTCGACAGCCTTCTCCGCACCCTCGGCCGCATCGACCAGCTCATCCAGGACGTCGTTCGCCCTCGAAACGTCAGCAGTATCGATCCTGATGCCAAGCGATGTGAAATCGGTCATTTGTTATCTCTCTGTTCCGCCATCACCTGCAGGGCTTCAGCCTCCATGTGCCGGATATCGCTGAAGATGATTTGCCGATCCTTGACGGGGACACCACACATTCGAATAACGCTAGGTAGAACGGCATAGTCCAGACCAGTAGCGCCGCACGCGCCCACCCGCCACTGGGTGCTCATCGCCTCGAAGACGGTGAAGGCCGGCCAGTTGTCCGGCCAAACCTCGCAATCCTGACCAGTCAGATCTCCCGCCAAGAAGCCAAAGGACCTCAGCTCATTAGCGGAAGGCTCCTGCTCATAGAGGGCGCGCGCGGCGCTTAGGAGTTTCCCAGGCGGGACTGGTTGAAGGCTTCAGAGTACGCAGCAAGCACCGCACCAGAAGCCGATACGATCGATGTGACCAGGATGCGGATGTTCTGCTCGGTAAACTTTTCCTTGATGTCCCAGCTAGCTACCACGGCCTTGATCTGGTCAACTTCCAAGTCGATCTTGGCAGCGGTGAACTCTTTCAGGTCCATCTCCTCGACCTTCATCCCCAGCTCCCTGTGACGCTCGCCCCACTCAGCGTACAGAGCCGCCAGTGCGGTTCGGTCGAGATACTTGAACTCGAACTCCACCTTCACCTGCTCGCCGCCGACGCGCGGGATCATCACGTCGGCCTTGAAGGTCGGGTTCTGGATCAGCGTGAACTTAGCCATGGGTTACACCACCGCGGTCAGGTAACGAGTCGGTTCGGCCTGCAGCGCCAGGTTTACGGTGCGGGTCAGCAGATTGTTGCGAGAAACTGCAGGCTGCTTGGAGAACGAGGTATAGGCGCCGTAGAGCAGCGAGTCATTGCCCGGCAGATTGAGGCGTGCGGCCTGCACCTGCTTGCCAACGTCAGCCGCCAGCAGCACCGCATTGAAAGCCTGGGCCGGGTCATCGGCGATAGTCAGCACCATGCTGGCGGCGGACTTGTCGGTCGGGATCTGTTTGCCCTGATCATTCTCCAGGAACACCACGTCCAGGTAATTCTGCTCACCGCCGGAGAAGGCCAGGTCGGTGACTTGCGGAATCTGCACCCAGGTCAACACTTTTTTCATGCTGCCAGCCCCGCTACCGGCCGGGAAAATCTGGGTGTCGGTGGTGTCGACCCCTTCCAGGGTGATCGCAGTTGCAGTGGCTGCCTTCACGCGCACCACCTTGTTGTCGAGCTTGCTCCAGCCGGAGCTGAGCAGAACGATATCGCCGGCGGACAAAGTGGCGCCGACTACCGTGGCCACTGCTTCGGATGCGTTAGTGATCGCGGTGAATGCCAGCGCAGCAGCATAGGTCGCGGCGTGCTGGAAGGTGCCGCCATTCGGGAGTTTGTAGCCCATGGGATTTTCCTCTTTACAGAAATGACAAAACCCGCTCAATGGCGGGTTCAGTGGTTTGCCCAATGGGCGGATTAGAAAGTGTCTGCGCGGTACGTGAACCTCAGTGGCAACGTGCTTGTGGTGTCACTTTGGAGCGCAGAAGCTGTAGCCATTGGAGACCGGACGAATACCGAAAACCCGAACTTGCTGAGTTCCAGATTGTTTGGGAAAAGAGCCTGTAGCTCCTCCGCAATCAAACCGTCACTGCCGCGGCCATTTCCAGCCTTCGTTACTACGCTGACCTGAAATACCCCTCGGTATGAAGTGTGCCTCCCTTCAAGGTCTTCGCTATCCGTATCGCCAGGCAGAAGGAAGGCCTTCAGGTATGCGCTGCCATCCGTTGGTGCCGTAAATGGCACGTTTTCGAATGCAATCGGGAGTTTTGGAATCCGGGCGTCGGCCCAGGCCTTTAGTCGCTTCTCGAACAGGCTGCGTATGATCAGATCGCTCATTAGGGAAGCTCCGCGACAGCTTTGTTCACAGACATCTGGAACTCAGTTGCGGTGATACCAACCATTCCAGCCGGCGCCTGGCTTGACCAGCCTTCATATTCAAGGCGGTGTCCATAAGGCAAGTTGTTCATGAGCCAGATGCTGCTTACATCGCCGCTGAATCCCTCGAGCATCAGTTTGCCGACGGCCTTAGTGGACCCACCACCTGGATCAACAATATCCAGGGTTCCAGTCTTCGCGGTGTCGAACGATACCTGCCAGTTGGCCCGGAATCGCCCGCCAACATAGTCCTTGCCCGCCACCAAGCCATTCACATCGAAGTTCTGAGTGCGCTCGGTCTTGGTCAGTGGCTTGGCATATTTCACTCCGCGGCGCAGCTTGCCAGTCTTGGTGAAATTGCTCTCGTCCAGGTTGATCAGCGTGTTGCGTACTGCGACCTTGAAGTCGTAGTCGTCGGCCGCCCGCGTGTTGGCCTGACGGTGCGCAATGTTGGCAGCCCAAAGCTCAGGATTGCCGACTGGAGACCTATCGACGATCTTGGACAGCATATCGATGGCAGCCTTCTGGACTATCTGCTCAGCATTGCCCTTGGTCTTTTCAACAAAGGCTTTCATGTCGAGTGAGAAGCTCATTTTCTGGCCTGCACACTGAAGCCGACAACTAGGCCGGCGTAACTCCATGGGTCAACAGCCTGAACCGTATACGTCTCGCCATCGAACAGCAGCTTGTCCTGGGTCGTTGGCTTCGGCGTATCGGCACCATCGAGCAGTAGCGGCGAGATAAGGATCTTGACGTCGCCCTGCTTGATCAATGATCCGTCGATATCCTTCAGGCTGTAGTTTTCGCGAAAACCAGAGCCTTCGAAGGTGGTGATCGTTTCGCCGCCAGTGCCTGTCTCCGGGTCATACTCGCCATTGGCGATCTGGAGCAGAGACAACTCCAACCCCTTCCCGCCTTTCGATCTCGGCGCCAACATACGGGCAGCTGAAGCCTTCGCCCGATCATAAATATCTGCCATCAGCTTCGTACCAGATTGACCTGACTTGAGGATTCCAGCAGCCCCGCGAACTGTGCATAGGACTGCCGGGTTGCTGCCGGCTTACTCACCGAAGCGCTGGCTACGGCAAAAGTCGTGCTGATAGGGCCAACCGATTCGGAAACCACCGCTCCTGTTTTGGTTGTCGGATCCTCAAGGTCATCAGCATGGATTTCCGTAGCCAGGGCGAGCTGGCCAGCCTTCACCTGCGCAGGGATCTCATTGAGAGGAAGAACCCACCCCTGGCGCTTCACGCTCGCCCTGGGCCAGGCCAGCGCCTGATCTCGGCTCACTGTTTGCCCCTTCCACGGCAAAGAGGTCATTTGGAGAGCCGACCGACGCAGTAGCGCCTCTTGCGCCGCCACATCCGCCGGAATGACCCTGCCGAAGTTCGCGGCATAGGTGACCAGCTCAGCAGTCGTCGCAAAGCTATCAGCGCCTGGCACCACGCTACCGTTCTCGATCACCAGAGCCATGTCATACCTCTTTCCAGCCGAGACGCTTGTGATCGTCTACGCAGGACGGGTGCACATGAATCTCCTCGTCGCCCTGCTCCATTTGGACCAGTCCGCTGTAATCCGGCTCAGCATCTTCCGGCAAGGGTTTGCCCGATGCGTGGGCAGCTGCCGCTTCATCTGCAAGACGCCTTTCCTCTTGCGCAGCCAGATCAAGTGCGTCCTGCGCGCTTTTGCTCCAGTCAGCGCGCTCCTGCTCGTCCAGACTCTCGAAACTCTCAGCACTCAATCCACTGAGTTCGATTGCCTTAGCCAGTAGAACCTTCGCCGCTTTTTGTTCTTTCGTCAGTCCAGCCATTGTCTTTCTCCAGAAACAACGCAGGGGCCGAAGCCCCTGGTTGTCGTTGTGGTTGAGTTAGCCGATCAACAGGCCGATGTGCTCATCTTTGATGGCTCGGCAGCCCCAGGCCAGACGGACGTGATAGGCCGTTTGCAGGAACTGACGGTACACCGCCACTTCGAACGACAGGCCGGTCAGAGGATCGGTGATGGTGATGACATCGTCTGCCGAGTCACCGCCGTCTGGCATTGCTGGGGCGCGGGTTGCAAGAACGATCGCCGAGCGGGCAAACGCCACGTTTGCGGTGTACGAGTTACCTAGGGTCAACGCGTTACCGGTCGGGATCAGGATCTGCGAGCCTGGCTTATTCAGCGTGATGGTGCCCGGAGCGACCACGCCAGTGCCAACGACGTATTGGTTGTCGCCATCAGCGGCGAAGGTCGCGATATCGCCGGCCAACACGGTGCCGGTACCTGTGGCCAACGCGATGTTGGTCGCACCTACCGCAGTAGCGCCGCTGGTGACGTATGCAGCGCCAGTGCCCTTAACGTGGCGCCCCACCTGATGAGAATGACGGATGGCCATGTTCATGATGCGGTCGGTCATACCGTTGCGCAGCATGTCACTGGATCCAGCCTCGTTGACCTTGAACAAGCCAGATTGCTTACCACGCATGTTGCCGATGGCCGAGTGCCCCAGGACCAACTGCAGGTCGTTGGTCGGCGTACCGTTCTGCTCGAGGATGCCCAGCACGCCAGCGAAGTCAGACAGGTCGGCGGCGGTACCAAACGGCGTGGTGCCGGCGGTGCCGTAGGCGCGCGATGCATTACGGTAAGCCTCGAGCCAGAGGTCTTTCTCGATCTCGTTCACCAGGGTGCGCATCGCCTGATAGAAGCGGTCAGCCTGGATGGACGAGAAGGTGCCGGCGTTTTGCAGCCCGCGGGTTTGCTCACCATTCCAGCGAACCGGAACGTGCTTGCTCTTGGTGATCGCGACCGCGACGTTGTCGACAATGGTGTCACCAGAGTCAGGGGCCGTCACACCCGGGATGTTATCTGCCGCCGGCGCCTCGGTGGTGATCGGAACCAGAACGTCCTGGCCGATCGCTGCACGAGCAACGGAAGAGTCGCGGGATACCGCCGGGATGAAGCCCGTCATCTCTCGCGAAATGACATCCAGCGCTTCGTACAGGTCCGGCACGAGGCCGTTAAGGGTGTTCGCCATTTTGGCTTTCTCCACAAAAAAAGCCCGCTCAAAGGCGGGCATTGATTACTTGCCGGGCAAACCCCGGCGGCTTTGGTCAGTCAGTAACCGTGCCGCCATTGCGTGCGTGATCGGCCTTGCCGGCCGGGTCGAGCGCATCGAATGCAGTACGGGAAAGCGTTTTGCCGCCACCGCCCTTGCCGCCATTGTTCGGAGCGCCCCCGCCATTGCCAGCGGAACTCTTCAGAATGTTGTCGCGGTGCGGGTAGCGCTCGACGAGGGCTTCCAGGGCTTCGTCGAAGTCAGCCAGTTCACCCGGACGGGCACGGCTGTAGATCTTGTTTCCGTCCTCACCGTAGGCAACCACTTTGCCGTCTTCGACCTTGAAGGCCTTGCCGAAGGTGTTCTGCAGCATGTCAGGCGGCACGGCGATCTTTTCGGTGACGAACTTGGAGCGTCCAAAGGCGCCGCCAATTTTCTCCTGGTAGAGGATGTTGGTGGTGGTATCGCGTTCGGCAGTGACGGTCTTCACCTGCTCTGCGAGCGCAGTAACCTGAGCCTTGAACTTCTCTTCGGTGGCAGCGATTGCAGCGACCTTGATCTCTTCAACCTTGCCAGCCTGAACCAGCTGGCCGGCGTCGAGGTTCGCAACAGTCGCCAGGGCGGCGCGAGCCTTTTCAGGATCGTCGATCCCCTCAAAAGCCTTGGCTCGAGTCTCGGCAGCCTCTTTGGCTTCACGGTGGCCTTTGGCTTCAGCGTTCAGCGCAGTGATTTTGGATACAGCCGACGGCGCGTCAAACGCCACGTCCTTTCCATCATCATGCGTGTAGACCGGCTTTCCATCCTGGACAACCACATGGCCTTGTTCGTCGAGCTTCAGTTTCATCGGTTCATCTCCGGGCATCCGCCCATCTGGTAGGCCATCCGGCCCGGTGCGACGCTATCCATCCGGAATCGCGCCCATAAAAAAGCCCCGGCGGATGCCAGGGCTGTTTGGTGTTCGTGTTTAGCTTGCTCGATTAACGATTTCGTAGTTTCTCGATTATGAGCAGATCAACATAGTCACTTCCAGAGGAACTCTCGCTGTGCTCTTTAACTACCCTCACAATGCCTTCCCTCTGGAAGTTTCGAATCTCGCGGGCCACAGCTTGAAAGGCTTGGAGCGATACGCCGTGCTTTTGCGGGGACAAAGTAAACGTCGACCCAACAGTCGTCGTGTCAATGAGTGATGCAAGATCCATTTCGACCCCCTCATGAACAGCTATAGGAGCCCCTGTATACCATCGTCACTTCCGCGACAACAGATCAATCACAGCATCAAGACTCTTTCCCCTCGCAACAGGCAACCAACACATATCAGGGTCTTCGTCCCGCCAGTCGGCTTACCGCTCTTCATTATCACGCCAATCTTCGTCTCGATCACCTCGCGCCCACCGCAGCGATGGCACTGGACCATCGTTGCAGGCTTGGGCATCGCCCGCACACGCTTACGCACCTGCTCCGCTGGAGTATCCGGGGCTGGCGTGCCTTGAATGAGGTGAAGCTTAGGCTTATCGGTCATGCCGCCATCTTAGCGAATGTCTTGATGTCCCGCTCACGCAGCTGCTCCAGCGTCAGGAAAGCACCGGTCGGAGAATAGAACTCCTCCAGGGACATGCCATCTCGAAGCATCTTGGCGCGCACCGGCCCCAGGACTTGTTCCTGGCGTTCTGTCGACTGCCGGCTGATCCATTCAGCGTAATTCGTATCGGCCGGAACCTGCCCGTCCATGCTCGCCCGCTGGCCTGGGGTCATCTCGTCGATGGGAATACCCAGATCTCTCCAAGACTTCGTGCGCGGCGTCGAGGTGGATCTGCAATTGAAGTGAATCCGGCCTGGACCTTCAAGCCAAGGCACCTTGTGCCCGATCGGCTTGTGCGTACCAACTGCATAGGGCAGCTTGTCTCGAATCCGGCACGGCGCCGAGGTCTTGTTGTCCAGTGTACTGGTCCAGTCCTCGGACTCGATGATGCCAGCATTAGCCGTATTGAAGTTCTCTCGTGCCACAGCAGCGGTATGGCTGATTGCAGTACGAACCACCGAGGCCAGGTCACGTCGCGGTCGCTCAAGGAAGCCGTCGACATATCCAGCCGCCCTAGTCCCTCGAATGCTACGGACAATCTGATCAGTCGTCTTACCTTCGAGGTAACCCGTACGAACAGCGTTTCGAACCTTCACCATTCGGTCAGCGGCGATCTCCTTTCCCCAGTTGCGCAGCAAACGCCCCTGAAAAGGCCGGGCCATTGCTGCGGCATAAATCTGCTCGGCGCTGATGCTGATGATAGGGAAACGAGCCAGAACGGGTTCGGGGACCGTAGCCGTAAATAGGTTCGTCTGCCATTGCATCTCATACCCGGCCAAGCCTCTCAGCTCACCCTGAAGCGCTTCCAATACTTGGTTGTACGCAGCCTCGTTGATCGACCTGACTTCATCAAGCAAGCCTTCTAGCCGCTCAATCGTGAATGAGCCTGCCGGCATGCGCTCAAGTGCCTCTGCAAGTGCCGCTGTCAGGTTTGCATCGGAGCGGTTGAGCAACGCGATGATTCGGCGCACCACTCCGAGCTTGTACTGATCTAGCGAAACTGCATGCGCAATGCCCTCATCCCGCAGAGTCTCGTTAACCGTTGCCATTTAGAGCGCTCCGAGTACTGGTCCTTGATCGGCAATCTTCTGTTTTTCCAGCTCCCAGTCGAGGTCATCAGAAACGACACCGCGGCGCTGGAATTCGGAGAATAGGGTTTCGTCGGAAAGCCGGCCCTGAGCGGCCATATTCAACAACAGGGGCAACGTCGTTTCGGGGGCGAAGTCAATGTCGAAGTTACCATTGACCTGGACGTGTCCGCCTTCAGGCTGCTTTGTCCACATCGCGAAGTATTGCAGCACCTGATCAAGGCAGTCCTCGAAGCTTTCAGCCATTGTTTGCAACGGGCTCATCTCCTGAGCCGCTTCATCTTCAGCCTGGGTTGCTGTCTTGGTCGACTGCTTGTCCTTCAGGAGAAGCTTGGCGCCCGCCATCCGCATATCGTCGACCAAGTCCTGCAGCGAGGTGCGACCAGCCTCGATGGCGGAACCGGTGTGCTCCACCCACTTCATGTCGCCTTCCTTAGGCAACTTCGTAGCGCTACTGGTGCCAACTTTCAACTCAAAAGCATCATCCTCGATGCCGATGATGGCCAGCATAGGTACCCGCGCGACGTGCAGGATGTTGTCTTGGTCGCTCTGGGACTGCCAGTGCTTCTTATTCAGGTGAGCCAGTTCAAGAAGTGGAGGTGTGGCCGTCATGAAGCCCGTTCGCTTGGTGTAGAACGTGGCCAGCGGGATGACATCGAGTGTTGTCACACCTTCGTCGTACAACCGCCACGACTTCCCGCCTTTGCCATCGTCCGCTTTTCGGTAGGTTGCCCATCGTCCCGGCTCGAGCACACGAATCTGAGGAGTGACTTTTACTCCGAAGAGCCCTTCGTCCTCTTCGATACATTCTAAGTAACGAAACTGGGTCAGTACCTGGCCGCCCGCTTTGGCTGCGGCTCTCCAGCCCAGAACCTGATGGGGTTTCACAGTCACCGCATACGGACGAACGCCGGCGGCCTTGTCGTCAGCCTTGGTTTTCAGGCCCTCAACCTTCGGGTACTCGGCCAGGACATGACACAGGCCATGAGACAATCCAGTTAAAAATACTGATTGCCCCCAGACCTGCAGGTTGTTGCCCTGCCGATCGATGTCTTGTGCAAACTCCTGAATTGACTCCGGCACATCGTCGCCCAATGAGATCGGCTCAGCGAAGACACGGCCATTCATGTTTTGAACAGTTTCGCTGTAGGCCGGCAGAAGCGTTGAGGCTTGTAGGCGAGCCTTGTAAGCGTCGTCTTCCTCCTTTGGCCACTTCGGCAAGAACTTCTCGCCGGCCTCGCGCATCGCCTTGGTTCCTCCCATCAATGCGTCGACGATTTCCCAGTCCTGGCGCATAGCGTCCACTGCCGGGAGCGTTTTGCTTGGGTCATCACTCATGGTCAGATTCTCAGAGATTCAGTGGATGCTGTGCGTTTGATGCACGGCCACTCAACGTCGATGCAATAGCCGATCGCCGTAGTGATGTGCTGGTAGTCGTTTTTCTGGTCTTCCTGGAAGGTTGACCCGGCCTGTAGCTGAACTGTGCTCAAGCCTTTGTGGCACCAGGGGGCGGTGACAGGGTTGATGAACAAGCTGGTCTCGCCCGACGCGGTCAGAATCTTCGCCCTGACGGCGTTCTGCCGGTCCTTGATAGCCGGGTGGGCAGGCTTGACCTTACGTGTGTACGTCCAGCCATTGGCCTTCAGCACGCCCTCGATGTCGGTGTAGTCAGACGCGTGACCATGCTTCTCACCAGCCTTGCCCGCCGGGTCACCGTAGATCAGGACATGCTTGTTCTTGTGGTCTTTGAACTTGTCCACGAACTCGGTAGCTGACTGCTTCGAAACCGCACTGATCAGCACGATTTCATCTAGCAAATACAGGTCTTTCCCATCGTTCCGCCGTACGCCGATAGCTGACGACAGAGGCGTGAAGTTCTGGTCGTGCATCCACATCAACTGCTCATGCGGCTCTATAGCAGCATTCGTGTGGTTCGCTTTGCTGTAGTCCTCGTAGATCCGGCCAGACGCCGTTTCGAATGAGGCTTCGAACTCCTGCTTAAACTGCTTGGCGGACATAGCCCGCTTCATTGCGTCCATTACGTCTGGCGGAAGGATCTCGGCCGATTTCCAATGGAATACCCGGAAATTTGGGTCATTACCCGACTCGGCCTGCATGCACAGGTCGTAGTAGTGGTTCAAGCCGTCAGGCACGCCAAGCAGCCAGCACCAGGCCCGATAATCCGGCATGGTTGGGTTGACGGTGTTCAGTGCCGGGAGAATGTTGGCCTCCCAGGCATCCGGCTTGATGTCGGCGAATTCGTCGATACCACCGCCAGTCCACGGAATACCTTCGATCCGTTGCGGCTTGTCCAGTCCGATGACGTGGATCTCGCTGCCGTTGTCCAGGTAGATGATCAGGTCTGACTCGGAAGGCCGGCGACTGTGCATGCAGCTCAGCGTGAAAGCCTTGAGGTCATCCCAGAATATCTTTTTGGCTTGGGCGTGCGTTGGTGCTGCGGCGAAGTACATTCCGTTGTAGGCAGACGCCTGCTTCACAAGGAATCGCTTGAACCGCTCCGTCTTGCCGCTACGGCGACCTGCAGGCACCAGGGGGAAGCGAATGCCTTCTGACACAGCCGCGACCAACGCGAGCTGTACAGGATGATCCTTAAGCGGGTACCAACGTGACAGCTGGCGGTCGAGCATCAGATTGCCAGTGTTGGTGATCATGACGGCAACCTCGCGATCAGATCAGCCAGCAGCTGGGCGTTTGAGTTGCCGCCGCCCTTCTCTATCAGCTTGAGCTCAGCGCGGCGCTTCTCGACCTCAAGGCGCTTCAGTTCAGCGTCGAGTTCAGCATGACCTGGCGCACTGAACATCCCAAGATGACGGCCGATATCGACCAGCGCGCCCTTCTTGTCGTGCAGCTTGACCTTGAGGCCGTCGCGGCCCTGGGACACCTCAGCGATCGCAGCGGCAGTGTCATCGTCGACATCAGTAGAGTCGATCAGGGCCAGGCCGTGATACGGCACCATGCCTTCAGCGCCTTCATCTTCGGCGTCAGCCATACGGACCATCGTCTCACCCCAGCGAACGACCTTTCGGATATCGCTGAAGCCGATCTTGGCCAGCTCTCGAAGCACCATATCCTGGGTGATAGCCACCCTTCCTGAGCGCGCTTCCATGCCCGCCTGGATAGCCTGTTGAATGTCAACATTTGTCAACAGACGGTTTCCAGCCTGCCGGGCAGTCTTGGCGCTGAATCCCGCACGGATAGCGGCTTGCGTGGCATTCAGGTCAATCAGGTACTCGTCGACAAAGCGCTGCTGTTTTGCTGTCAGCGCCATAGGGATTCCTTGAGACTTTGGTGCCTCACTTGGGCAGTGCTTGAAATAGTGGCTGGATGCCGGTATTGGTAACGCTCCAACTCTCACGGAGCAGAGACATGAAGTTCAAAGTGAAGGCTTACTACAACCACCAGAAACACAGAGCGCTGGCCATTCCTGAAGACAAGACGCTTGACGATCTTTCTGAGGAAACCCTGCGCTGGATCGGTCCGGAAGTAACGGAAGGCACCAAAGAGCTAGACACATCAGAACGGCTGTTTGGCTTCGATCCGCAAACCGTATGGGATGATTTTCAAACCAAGGGCTTTTCTGTTTACGAGATCACAGCCAAGGTGACCATCAAGTAGAAGTCGTGTCGCGACACAAATTGATGATTCGCGAAACGTGTCGCGACCTACGCTGCCAACTGCAGCTGCTTGCTGAACAGCTCTCGGATCTCACCAAGCCGGGTCATCACCAACGGCTCACCCCTCAAGTGGATCAGGTGGGCCAACTGGTGAACAATCCCCTCATCCGACAGGACCTGGCTCGACGGCAGTTCCTTGAACCAGCACACGAACACCGCGAAGTGCAGTGCCGCGGGCAGCTCCTTCAGGAAGCGCTTGTCGGTCATGCCGGCGAACCGGGCGTGCTCCTCGCGCAGGTCCTGATAACTCGCGGAGTAGTGGTTTCCGCCGATGATGTAGTCCATGGGCCTACTCTGCCTTTCGACTCGGCAGCTTGAAGTCAGCGAACCGATCAGCCAGTTCTGCGATCTTCTTCACACCGAGGAAGCCGATGAACACGCCAGCCGGAGTGGCGAAGCTCTGCGGCAACCCGAAGTACTCGAGAAGCGGTATCAGCCCGATGGTGATCAAGGTGCAGAGACAGGCCTCGAGCAGCGCCTGGCGCCGAGTCCCGCCGCCGTAGATGATGCGTAGCGCACCCACTACGAACGACAGCGCCCCGGCATAGATCGTCGGCGCGTGCTGGCTCAGCCACGCAAGGACGAGCAGCCAAGTATCTGGTTTATCGGGCATGTTCGGCATCTCGATTTCCTCCCGGTCGGGAGTTGATGAATAAAAAAAGGCCTGCGTCGGCCAGGGCATAGCCCAAAACAAAAAGGCCCCGCTCAGTGCGGGGCCCGTGAATGTGATAAACCGCGGTGCAGGATACCGCCAGGCCTGAGCTCGGCGCGGAGAACGTCGCGGATCTGGTCGGCGACTGCCGTGGACTCGCTCAACAGGTTCTTGCCGAGCGTTGTTTCGCTAATCTTGCTGGCCAGCAGTTCAAGAACCTTGGTTGCATCACCATCAGCGATAGCTTTCGAGACATCGTTCGTCTCCTTGATGGCGAACTTGTCGGCCGAAGCCAGGAACTGGGATTCGATACCCAGGCCAATACCGGCGGCGTACTTTTTCCCGGATGGGGTGGACGCCATCTTCACCGCCCAGGTGTCGGACAGTCTGTCGGTACCCGAAGCGATAATCCCCGAACCATTCTCGGGGCCGTCGCCGGTGTAGCCACCGGAGCAAAAGCAGCCACGCCGGATTGGCTCCGCAAGCCCCGCTACGATCTTCGCGTTGGTGATCGACGCGCGTTCTACTTCGGCCTGATTGATGTAGGTCACGCCATCGATCACGATGAAGGGCGCTGACAGATCACTGGCCGAACCACTCTCGATCTCAGCCAGCCTGTCTTCATATTTCTTCAGGCTGGCCTCGTTGAACTTTACCCATTCTGCTGTCTGCGCAACACGAGCCAAAGCTTCGTCATGCATCTTCTTAACTTCGGCCAGCTTGGCCTCTTGCGAGATGATCGACTCAACCACCTGACGGTATTCGCTCTTCATGCTGTGCTCCAGAAAAGAAAAAGCCCCTGCGAATGCAGAGGCCCTGAATAGGTGCGCGCGTCTTTCTGCAGCCCGCCAAAGCAATACCGATAACGACAGGACAATTCCGCAGGAGACGCACGCAGTAGCTATATGAGACGGGGAGTCATCTGCCTTTTAATTGATCGTACGGAATCTGTAGACCCATTTTATCCCAGTCTTTAGGCATGACATCGTTATTTGCATGCGAGATCAGGGTTCTCTCTCTGCAGGTAATACAATAGCCTGCAACAGTTGGTTCATACCCAAAAACCTTGATGATTAGCTGGATAAGCTCAATGCGAAGGCGGTCCATGTCACCTCCAGGATCGATCCAGCCCTTACCAAGGCCAACCATGAATTTAGTTGCTTGTCTTTGTTTTTTGAACCATTCGCGGAAGTTTGTTAACGATGCTTCATTCCATCGCACTGGGTTACTTGAAGTATCCATGCAATTAATTGTGTTGTAATGAGCAATAGCCATTCGATTCGATATATCGAAACCCACCACAGCAATACAATTGGCAAGGCCACCGGTACCTACCTCCCCGCTAGCGCTTGCCAAATTGGACAATCTGTCATATCCAGCAGCTTCCATTGCTTGTACCTCCTTTGATTGGAACAACAAGCATAGACGCATAAAAAACATACGTAGCGCATGGGCCTCAAATTGAATTGAGCAAGGCGGCTGTTCCAACACTGGAACTATGACGGCGAATTTCAGGCAATAAAAACCCGGCGCGGTGGCCGGGTTTCGTTTGTCAGTCCTACACACGCAGGAATGACAGGATGGGATTAATTTCGCTCATCCGCTCATTGCTGTCAATAGGCAATCACGCCGCCCGTTCAATCAGCAAACCTTCAGCCTCCAGAATGTCCGCGGCATGTGCCAGGGCATCGTTCACCAGATCATCAGCAGCCCGACCGATGTCCTGCCGCCACCGGCGCCTGGTCGACTCAGGCGTACCGTCGTTATCCCAGGTGTTCATGTCGTAGAAGCTGTCCTTCAGCACGATCATGTCCGCGGAGCGGGATTCGTCCTTCCTGGCCTTGGCCTGCCCGGCTGCCACTGCCGCCTTCACCATCGACTCGCGGCGCCACTCCGGGGCATCAAGTGGAATCTCGACGGATACGGACTTGGCAACCTTCGACCGCGCCCCCTTCAGCTGCGGGATAGCCCAGGCAGTGATTGCCTTGTACAGGAACAGCTTCGGGGCTGGGGTGCTAATGAGGGCCTGAAGCGCAGAAAGCGACTGGACCTTGCGCGCCTTGTGGGTGCTGTACTTCGCCACCAGAGCGTTCCAGTGCTTCGGCTCGAGGCGACTGTGAAGCCGCGCCGATACCCAGCAGTCCACCTGGATGCGATCGATGGCGTCTACGCCGCGGGAGCGGACGAGGGTCGCCAGGTCTCCGCCCTCCTCTTCATCGGCAGAGTTGTACAGCTTCTGCCATGCCTGTTTGCTGGTGTTGTCGATAGCTTCGGCGGCGAGGGCCGAAACAACAGCGTTCAATACGCCTGGATAGATCATGCTGCCCCCTTTAACTCTCTGGTCTTTGCCCGGCACTCGGCCTTGATGGTCTTCAATTCTTCGATGGTGTAGCGCTTCGCTTCATGCGGCCCCTCCAACCACTCCACCTTCTCGACGCCGATCCGCTTCACCAGCTCAATGCGGTAATTCACGATGTCGCCGGACTTGTGGTTGTTGCAGGGCGCGCACTGCTTATGGACGTTGAGCGGCTCGAACCGAAGCTCGGGGTTGGCCCCTACAGTGCGGTAGTGGCCGGCGTGGTACTGGCCTTCGTGGTGACGGCCACAGCTGACACACGGCAACGCAGCATCGCGCAGGCGAACCCACTCGTTGAAAACCGCCTGCGTTTCCCGGAAGTGGTCGCTGCGGGTCTTGATGCGCTCCTTGCGGACTTTGATCTCGCGGCGGTCACGCTGGGCGATGGCCTTGCGGGCTTTCTCCTGATTCACCGGAGCAATGGCCAAAGCGCACTTCGGACTGCACACGGCCTGCCCCAGGCGTTGCGGAGGGAAGCTGATCCCGCATGCTGGGTTCTTGCACCTCTTCGGCTTGGGTCTCTTGATTGGGGACTCGGCTCTCATCAGAGGAAGTCCTCCGAATTGACACGCTTCCCCGTGCGACGGAAGTATTCAGCGCTTTTGGCATTGGCCAGCAGCTTGCAGCGGTTGCAACATGAGCCTTTAGCTCCGGCCTTAATGGCCTTCGCCGTTCTCAGGACGTAATAGCCGCAAACACACTTACAAACCCACCGAGCCTTTGTTTCGGCCGATATGCCAAGCGCGATCAGTCGACCGAACTTAACCCCAGCGAGGTTCAAGAAACCTGGCAAGCACAGCTCAAGATCGGTCGGCGGCCGGATCGAAAGCGGAAGCTCCGAGTCGGCGTGCTTCTCATCTACGTGATAATCAAACGACTCACCGCGCGACACTACTCGCGCCGCCACGGAATTCACTGGGCGATCATGTCCATTTTTCATGCGGCCTCCTGGCTCAGCAGATCGTCGAAGTACACGCCCTGGGGAGCAAAGCGCGCGACGATACGGTCGGTGTAGGCCACGCCCTGGGCGCGATTGAAAAGGCTTGTCACTGGGAACCCGTCCGGGCCAAACAGCTTGCAGCCGCCCATCATGGCGAGCTTCGTCTCGTACGGAAGGTGGCGCATGACCCGGTACCACTCGGCCTGGAACCCAGCGTCCTCGTTCAGCAGGATCTGCACGCCGATGTGCAGCTTGCAGTACCGGCGAGCGTCGGCCTCATCGCCGATCTGGGTCATCTCGGAGATGCGCTTGTACATGGCGAACCACAACCGGTTTTGATCCAGGGTGCGATCCTTCCCGGGGCGCAGGGATACCACGACGAACTTCTTGTCGCGGAACATCGCGCTGAGCTTGGTGATGGCCTCGGAGAGCTTGGCCGGGCAGTTGACGCTGATCTTGTCGGTCATAGAAGCCCCGCGAAGTCTTCAAGCAGCCCTTGTTTGTCCTCGGCCAGCTTGTCGCGCTCCTTGCGCAGCGCCTCGTTCTCCTCGATCAGTAGCAGAGCCACTTCCTCCACCGTCTTGTTGCCCAGAAGTTCTTCCAGCGCGTCGGCATGACGGAGAAGATCACCATCGTCAGCCTTCCATGAGGCCACTACGGACCACAGCAGAGACTTCAACTTTTCCTTGTCGACATTCATTGCGCCGCCCTCCCCGCTTCCAATTCCTGGGCCTGCTGAACCAGCATCGCCCGGCGATCCGCCAACTCGTTGGCTGCTTCAATCCGCATTTCGTCCTTCCTTTTGGCTGATGCCGCTCGCATTTCCAGCATCGAGTTCCTCACGGCCTCGAGCTTTGCCCGCAGCTTTGGCGATGGCCTGGCCACCTCACCGGTGAGCAGTGCTACGACGGCCCGGCCGTCCTCGGTAACTGGCATGACGCTCAGATCGGCCAGGTACAACCGTCCGCGCTCCTGCGGGATACGCTGCATCTCCACGGCCTTGGTGACCGCCTGGATGCGGCGATTGGCGTCGAAGCCCACCGAGACGTGCCAGTTGACCGGCTTGGCGTCTTCCCGGGCCTGGCCGACGAACCGCTCGTAGGCGCTGATGAACGCCATGCGCGCCCCCACCTTGTCGCCGGCGTCGAGAACAGGCTTTGCAGCGGCCAGGGCCAGCTGAATCTCGTCGGTCAGCACCACGGTTTCGAACTCGTCACTGGTGGTCATGGCGATGGCCCAGGCCTCATCCTTGCCAGGGCGCCCATCAGCCGATTGGGCTTGCTTCAGGATCGATGCAACTGTGAGTCGACCACCTTCGATCCGGCAGCTACGAAGTGCCGCGGTAAGCACCGGCTCGGCGTATTCGCGCAGGTCCTCGACCATCAGTAGTGCCGCAGCCTGGGTGAGCTGCTGCCCCATCACCTCGGCAGTGGCAAAAAGGGACAGGAGCAATTGGTCTTGCTGCGCGTCATTCAGCATGGGTTGCGACCCTCTTGGCTCGAAGCGCTTCAAGGGCCTGCTCGGCAGCGCTGAAGTTGGTTTGGGTGTGCTCGATCTGTCGAGCCGTGGTCCCGTTCATCTGGCGATTGGTGACCCACTGGGTGTGGTAGCTCTCGGCGTTGACCAGCAGCTCGTTGAGGCTGTGGCACTTGCGCACGACACCGGCATCACTGTTCTTCAGGAAGTGAGCGGCTACGTGGTGGGCGACATCAGCCCCGAGGCGGTCGACAAGTTGGCCAAGCTGGCCACCGACCTTTGCGTTCCATACCGGCCAAGCGCTGTAGCGCTTGCGGTAGGCCATGGCGTAGTTCGCCCAGACCTTGAAGGTTTTGCAGGACTGATCTTTCGGCCCTGGCATGTCGGCCGGGATTTCAACCCGCGGCGCTTCGAGTCGATCCAGAGCCACCAAGCCACCGGACGGCGCCGGCTTGTCCGGGCCGCTCTGAAAATCCTGACTGGTACCCTGATTGGTATCCTGATGATTGGTATCCTGATTTGTCGGATTTTTTTCCGACCCTTGCTCGGATTTTCTTCCGACCTTGCTCGGAGATTTTTCCGAGGTAGATCGGATTTTTTTCCGACCTTTGTTTTCTGGTGGGGTCGGATATTTTTCCGACCCGTCGAGCTTCTGATTCCACTCGATCGCCTTCTCGGTGAGCCGGAAAAGCGTGATGTTGGAAGTGCTGGAAAGCTCGATTAAACCGGCCTCATCCAGGGCTTTCAGCATGCGATAGGCAGTGTCTGGCTTGTCGGTTAGAAGCGGCAGCTCCTCGACGATCTTGGCCTTGCTCAGCGTGAAGAAGATCCCGTCGTCGGTCTTTACCGGCTTGGTCCAGCTCGGGCAGCCGTAGATGAAGGCGAACAGCAGGGCCTGTTGAGAGTTCAGCCCCCACTCGAGCGCCTTCACCTGGTTGATCGTGATGGTGAATTGCATTTCAGGCCTTCCCGACCAGTGCGGCCAGCTCGAGGAAACGGTCCACGTACCAGTGAGGCTGGGTTTCGCGTGGGGATTGCGGGCTGGTGAGGTTCTTGCCGTAGGCCATGCCCTTTTCAGTCACTGACCAGAAGTCGACCATCACGCCTTTAGAGTTGCGGCGCTGGAGCTGCTTGAGGAGGCCGCGGGCCTGCAGTGCACGGTTGAACGCAGCCGGCGCGTAGCGGATGCCGTGATCTTTCAGGAGAGCTGTTGCCGACTTGGTAGGCATCGATGAGCCACCTGTCGCGTCCGGCGCTGCATCGACGGCGTAACTTGGCAGAAACTTCGGGTCGAGCCCGTTGTTCTCGGCGATTTTGGTGAGCATCGCCATCTGGCAAGACGCGGCCGGCTTCAGCAGGCGCGTGAAGCACTCCATGATCGCAATCTCACCGACGACCTTGGTGCCATTGAGAAGGACCTGCTCCCGTGCGCCCTGCTGCTGTTCCAGCTCCCGCCACCGGCGGATCACCTTCATGCGCATCGGCGCGCTGTAACCAGTAAGCAGGCAATCGGTGTGTTCGCGATCGAGCTGGTACTGCACCTGCTCGCGATTGCGACCATCCAGGTAAATGTCCTCAAAGTTGAGGGCATCAGCCTTCAGTTCTTTCAGCATCGCCAGAATGTCGCGCTTCACGTTGTCGTGACGCTTGCCGGTGATGTTCGCGATCTCGCGGGAAGACATGGTGGTACGCGACACGTTTTCAGAACTGCAAAAACGTGTCGCGACATTTGTCTGGGTGTTGATTGAATCGGTGTGGGTATGCATAATCGGCCCCAATCAGGTGGTATCGAATCAGCCGGGGCGCAATCCCGGCTTTTTTGTGTCCGGAATTCGGCAGAGGCCCTCTGGATTACCCTTAAGAGTCCCTGCCAGAGGCCCTCATTGGGGTCACCAGTTGAAGGACCTTGGCCTTCTTCCTTCCAACTTCGGAAAGCGCGCCACAGGCAATGGCGTTTTCCATCACTTCGTTGATGGCGCGACTGAAGTTCCAGCCGTTGGTGCACATCAGTTCCTCTACCCGCTGCCGCGTCTTTGGCGGCAGCCTTTCGAGCTCTACGGTCATTCGGCCCTCCAAAGGGGCTTTAGCCCGCGATATCTTCTTGTTTGTCCTGCATCAGCTCCTCGATCACTCCGTTGGCCACTGCCCACTCGATGATTTCGTACAGGTAGGTCGCATGCTGCATGCGGGTCTTCGTTGCAGCCCTGCGCAGAATCCGATCAAGAACTGGCTCGAAACGAACCTTCACCGGAATGGCGCGCTTTTGATTGGGGTCCATGTACATGCTTCGTGCTCCTGGCTTCAGAAATGGAAAACTTGGATCAAGTGGGCGGTATGACTACGCAGCAGCGTCTTGCTGGCTGGCTTTCAAGGCGCCCTTGGTGATTCGCTCGATCTGGTACTGGCGCAACTCGGGCACCACCTCCCACTGACGGACAGCCTCGTAGGTGACGCTGAGGGCCTTGGCCAGCGCGGAGATAGAGCCGAAATGCTTGATTGCTTGCGACTTGGTCATACCGACCTCCTTTGCTCTTACTCATATTCAAGCATGCTTGTGTTTGCAAAACAAGCATGCTTGACAAGCACTCTTGTAGATTGCAGCCATGAAAACCACTGAACGAATCACCAAGCTGGTAATGGCCCGAAAGCCAGCCATTGGCGTGCGCAACGTTAAGCGCGATATCGCAACCACGTGCGGCATCAGCTATGAGGCTGTGCGCCAGTGGTTTGCCGGCGATACCGAGAACATTAAGAACGAGAACCTGGTGGCGATCTCTGAGGGCTACGACACTACTGTCGATTGGCTGCTATCAGGCAAAGGTGAGCCACCAAGAAGAAAAGAATCGGCGACAGCAACTGGCGATTCGGCAGGCAACTCCAGCGCAGCTGACCTGGTCCAGAAGATGCTGGAAAAACACGGAAAAGGCTTGCCTGAAGAAGCTCGCCAGAAGATCGTTGACGCTGTCGCAGATGGGGCAGCAAATGGCCAAGCTGGAAACGTAATCTCTGCCGACTTTTCCGGGCGCCGCCTGCAACCTGGTGATATTTCTATCCCGCAATACGACATCCGCGGCGCCATGGGCCATGGCCAGGTACCGGCTGAATACTCCGAAGCAATCAGGAACGTTGTTATCAGCGAGGATGTGCTGCGCGATAAAGGTATCCAGTACTCGACCGCGGCCAGTCTCGCGATGATTACCGGCTGGGGCCAGAGCATGGAGGGCACGATCAACGACAAGGACCCTGTCATCGTCGATCGAGGCATCAGTGAATTTGCAGGTGACGGCGTGTACGTCATCACCTGGCATGACCTGCTCTACATCAAGCGGCTCCAGGTGCATGACGCCGATCATTTCGAAATGATCTCGGACAACCCGAAGCACAAGGACCGAGTCGTCCCGATTGGCGATGTGATCATCCACGCCAAGGTGCTGCTGGTCTGGAATGCTCGGAAGCTTTGACTCTGAATGACAAAGAAACAACCGGCGGATGCCAAGGCAGCAACTGCTGCTGATATCGAGCGATCCATCCAGGCCCTCAACAAAATGGCTGAGAGGCTTTGGGGTGATGGGAGAGAGACCGAGGCGAAAGCCCTCCTCGATGCCCTGGACGCGCTGAATCGGGCGCTCGACCGGATCAGGATTGGAGAGAGCCGCAGGGTTCTTCATTGAAACGTACACGCCCTAGCTGAAGGCTGGGCGTATTAACAGCGAGGCAGATGGCTGATGGGGCTGCTCGATTTTTTATCCGACCTTCTCGGCGGTCTCGCTAATCTCCAGCCTTACGAAAAGCCTCGCAGGGTCTTCACGCGAGGCTTTGTTGTATTCTGCGTGATGGTGGCTGTTATTGAGCTGATAGCGCTGAACCAGTTCTATGCATCGCGGGCATGAGATGAAGTCGGTAAGTGTGGGGCGGGGTGCCGGCTTGCCGGTTAGCGGCGAAAACCGGCAAGCGACTTGTTGAATTATATCTAGGAAGATATAGTGTACGAACTGATCGTGAGCGACGATGCTACTGCCGATCTGGAAAGGTTACTGCAAGAGAATCGCGTGGTTGCCTTGAGGGTCATCGCCCTCCTGGAACAGCTTTCTTGCGACCAAGACCTTCTCGACAGGCTTACACAAGACGGGTATGGGGGCTCCCCCAAGCATCCGATCAGGGGCGCCGTAATCAATATCGGCAAATGGATTAGCGCTCAGAGAAAAGGACTGAACCTTTGGCGGATGCGAGATTTCGAGCTATCCAGAAAAGGGTACGAGTACCGAATTATCTATGCATTCAACCCCTCTAAGGATCAGTACCTCGTCCTTGCGGTCGTTGAGAGAGAATTTGATTATGACGAAAGCCATCCTATTACGCAGCGCATCTATGCAGCCTATAACGAGCTTGATGACGACCAGTGGTGAGGCTCTGACTAGTGTGCCTCTCACGGGCGTTGTCGTTCAGTTCTCTGCCTCCTTTCCGCCTGCCCCGCTTGCAAAAAAGAACTCGGCTTTTGCCGGGCTTTTAGGGCGCATTGAGACTGATAGTTCTCTGAATGAGGAGCTGAGGAGGGCCAGAGCCTCGGTTGCTGACGAGTTTTACGACGAAGAGGGAGAGACTATAAAAAGCCTCCGCCTCAAGAATGGATGGAGTCAGCAGAAGTTTTCCGAGCTGTTGGGAACGACGCAGGCTCAGGTTGCACGCCTCGAAAAGGGCAATATAGACCCGCATCGGTCCACCTGTAAGCGACTTCGCCAGGTTCTTAACATCTCGGCAGAGAAGCTAGAAGAGATAATGGACAGACAAGAACGGCTATTTGAATCTCGGACGACCAAATGAACCGCTACACATACTCCATTTTTTGTGACGATATCCGCAATGAAGTGAATGGTAAGACCTCCCTGATCGGCGTTGTCGGAGGCCTGTTGTACGTAAACACTTTTCCTTGTGTTATTCCAAAACTTTGCGTCCTCATCACTGCAGTGACGGATCACGATAATCCTTTCAAGAGTCTCACTTTCAAGGTTCTGGTCGGCGAAGACCCAGCATTTGACGTAACCCTGGGAGAAGATGAAATTCAGAAAATCTCGCAGGGACAAGAGCTCATTGAGGATCCAAAGGGGTTTGCAGCACAGGCAGTAGTTGTCATGTCCCCGCTCAGCCTTCAAGGTCCAAGTACAATCAAAGTTTTTGTCGTGGCTGATGGGGAAAAGCTTGACTGTGCCTCTCTTCAGATTTCCTTGGCCCCAGAAGGCGCCATTCTTGGATAAGAAATTTACCTAACATATGCCCGGCCCAGCGCCGGGCTTTTTGTTTCCGCCCATTACTGCTGGATCAGCGACTATGCCTTACCGCCGTATCGCTGCCAGGCAAGCACAATTTCCTTCATCGCGTTTTTCTGCGATTCCGGCAGAACGAAGTCATGGTAATACTGACGACCGTCGTAGCGAATTACGACTTTCTTGGCTGCAATGATCTTGTTCAGCATGGCCATGTCCTTGACTCTTGAATCTGACCATTCCCAAATGCTTCCCGCTCCATTGTCACGCTCAAAATCCATATTTCCCAGGTTGAAGACTTGATCATCTGCCTTGATGGTCACGCTTTTGACGAAGAGCCAGCTGTCTGCGTAATAGTTGAATTTCATCCGCAGCGGATATTGAGATGCTGATCCATCCTTTGTTCCGAAATACAGCGACATGTAGTTGTCCAGCACCGGTTCTGACTTGTGGGAAATCCATGTCACCCCTTCTATTTCGTCCGTATTCTTCCGCAGATTCGCATCAAGACGGGTGATAACCTGCTTCTGCTCTTCCGCCGCCCTAGCTGCTTCTAGCTGTTTTGCTTTTTCGGCAGCTTTAATCTTGGTGTTTACGTCGCTTAGCACAGATTTTGCACTCAGAGCCTGCTGGGACTCTGGGTAACGAGCAATCAAATCAGTAAGCGTCTGCTTTGCTGAGTCCAGAGCCGGCTGAGAAACTTCGTTCTTCGCCCTAGCCAACAACCGATCCGGACCATTTCGCTCAGCCTCCAACTCTGCACGAAGGGTACTGATCTCCCCCTGGAGCTTGCTCACTTCTTGCTGAAGCCTTGCGGCGTTCTCTTTATCGGCCTGACCGCAAGCCGTAAGTGACACTGCAAACCCTAGCGCTACAAAAAATTTATTCATGAGTTCCTTCTCCGTGTAAGTCACCATATCCTACCAAAGTGCCACTACGTCGCCCGCTACTGAGCGGGCTTTTTGTGACCAGGTTAAAAAGGTGGTGGCTCATCCACCTCCTCCAGCTCCCCTCCTTCGATCACCCGATCCTCATCGCTCGGCCTGTCCCACTTCAAGGTGACCGTGCCGTCATCGTTGAAGGTCATGTCGATACCGTCGGTTTCATCGAGCAACTCGAGAACCGCCTCCCATTCCTGGTCTCCGTCCGTATCAAGACGGTGGATCGTCACCCAGCGCTGAATCTGCGCCACTGGCGAACCAATCATTGCTGAAACCCTGAGCCCCAACCGCTCCAGGCCAGTTAGCTCTGGCCGCTCCTGCAGCCCCTGGCTCTTCTTCTGCTTACTCATACTGCACCTCATGAATAGCTGTACATGCATACAGTATTAAAAATAAGCACAAGTTTGCTTGCATTAAAAACACAAGCATGCTTTTATAAATGCAAGTCCACTTGTACTTGGACAGGGCCTCGAAAGGGCCTGACCGCTCTTTAGCTCCACCCCTTGCCGGATCGACACCGGCGGCAACAGAAAGGTTTAGCGAGGTCGAGCCTCAATTCGACCCACGGGTAAAAGCGATCAGTGATCGTGCCTCGACCCGGCCGGAGCAGCCTAGATCCGTGCAGAAACAAGAGTGCAGTCGGGAAGAACCGCGGACTGCTGAACAACTTGAAGGGCCTGTACCGCGCCAGTAGCGCCGAAGGGCAAGGATGGCGCCCTGCCTGATTCAGGGCGCCCTCTGGTTTCACAAATGCCTCTCCTACCCCGGGAGGCATTCGGAAGCCAAACAACCGCCCTGGAGGGCAACACGATGTTCAACATGGCAACCATGGCGGCTGAAGAATGCCGCGAAGACAAAGCAGATCGCGCCTATTACAGCTGGCTTTCCAAGGTGGAAAAGCTCATCGGCCATTTCATCGAGCTTGGATCGCAGGAAGAGAGCGACTTTGGCGACTTTCACCGCGAGGGTCTAACCCCGGCTGAAGCTGTAACGGAGATGAAGGCCCAGCTGGCACAGATCACGGCATGACGGTCTTTTCACTGATGCACCTGGTGACGGGTGCATTGGGAAAACAACCGGAGCAAGACGTTATGAGCCTGAAAGACCAGGGCTTCGCCTTCTGCATAAGCCCCGACAAGCAGCAATGGCGCTGGATACACCCCGCCGAACGCCAGCGCTTCTACGGCGACTGGACCGACGTTACGGAATGGCCGGACGACAAGCTTGTGGCGTTCCTAACGCCGACACCGGAACAGCAAGACCTGTTCGCCGCATGACGATTTCACTCGCAGCCATTCCCACGAGTGGCTGCTGGGAAACAAACCGCCCTGGAGGGCAACGCCATGTTCTCTCTCTTCATCTTCTTCCGCTTCATGCTTCGAGACAGCAAGCCAGCCGCTTTCAAGCCGATGTACGTGCAGACCTGGCCTGATGAAGTGCCGGGCTACCCAGCGTCTGATTTTGTTAAGAACCTGTAATCCGATCCTCATTCAATAGGACTTCCCGATGAACGCACAACAGCAACTCACCCCGCCGGCCATCGGCGAAGTTTGGCCAGGCCAAGGCGGTATCTATGGCGGCCTTCGCCAGTATCCCGAAGGTATGTGTCATGTGATCTTCGCCACTGAAGACGTTGGTCGCCACGCTTACGGCGATTACGGCATATCGACTGAAGCCACCAGCCGCACCGACGGCCGCGCCAACACGGCAATCCTGATCGCTCGCACTGGCAAGCACCCTGCGGCCATCGCTGCAGCTGCTTACACAGCCGATGGTCACGCCGACTTCTACCTGCCGGCGATTGGCGAGCTGCACCACGGCTGGCAGTACGCTCCTGAGTCGTTCAGTGAAGAGTGGTACTACCTGTCGAGTTCGCAGTACTCAGCCTACGGCGCCTACCTCATGGGCTTCGAAGATGGCTGGCTCCACGGCGACGACAAGACCAACGAGCGCGTGGTGCGCCCTGTCCGCAGATTCCTTCAGTAATTCATTCCTTCAATTTCCCTGACAGCCGGAAAGACGGCCCGATCACCTCGAAAGAGGCTGCATCGGAGTGTGAACTTGGACCTGATGAACTCCTGTCGGCTCACAGAACGAGCGAAGCAGGTTAGACAGAGTGGCGATGAGCTCCCGTTCAATGTCGTCAAGTTCACACCCCGATGCGGATGAATGCCCAAGCTGATGGGCAAGTGTAAGACCTGAGGGATCGCGGGAATCGTGGCCGGTAGAGTGAGTAAGCGCCCAGATGGCCACGGCGAGTCCAAGAATAAGCGGCTGAAACCTTCGCCCCGGTGAAACTCCGGTGTCACTAAGGCCGCTAATAGTCATGCCGGGATCAGCTCCGGTCATCTGCATCAACACCCAACCGGAGAACACTATGCTCCTGATCATCCTGATCGGCGCAGCGCTGAGTCATGTGCGGCCAGAACCGCCTACCTCTGCCAGCCTGCCGACCGATCCACCAGCCAAGATTCGCGAAAAGCCTCGACTGACAACCGGGGTCGCAGCGTTCTGGCGCTGACTGATCCCGCCAAAAACAACAAACTCATAGAGCTACACCATCAAGCTGCATCTGTAGCTGTACCGAAAGCCCCGAACGTCCAACGGGGCTTTCGTCTCTCCACCGAACCCAACAGAAAGCACTCCCTCCGCGCCCAACGGCAAAAGGCGGTGTGCGAGTGCTTTCGATTGGATTTGAACCATCACCCGACAAGGAATCCTCATGAAAACTTTTACCCCCGAACAACTCTCCGAAATCCTCGGTAAACACAAGTTGTGGCTGGACGATGGAGAGGGTGGCGAGCGCGCCGACCTGCGCGGTGCCAACCTGGGCGATGCCGACCTGCGCGGTGCCAACCTGCGCGGTGCCAACCTGCGCGGTGCCAACCTGGGCGATGCCAACCTGGGCGATGCCGACCTGCGCGGTGCCAACCTGCGCGGTGCCAACCTGCGCGGTGCCAACCTGGGCGATGCCGACCTGCGCGGTGCCTACCTGGGCGAAGTCAGAAACCTGAATGGCGCTACCGGCAACCGCAGGGAGATCAAGGCTATTCAATGCGACCTCTGGCCGGTCACGTACACCGCGGAACGCATGCAGATCGGTTGCCAGTTCCACGCGCTGGCCGAATGGTGGGCATTCACCGATGAGGAAATCGCCGACATGGATAGCCAAGCGCTGGCTTGGTGGAAGGTCTGGAAGCCGCTCCTGCAACAGATCATCGAGACGTCGCCGGCAGAGCCAGGCGGCGAGCCGAAACAAGAACCTGCCGAGCCCGAAAATGCCGCATAAGCGTCATGCGAGCGAGTCGTGGGGCCTGATCAGCCAGACCTGACGCTTGCCGGGAAGCGCCGGCCGCTCGCGCCTTTCATTGGAGATCGTCATGAAACGCAAGCCATCAAAACCCCGCCTCAACGTCCACGACTGCGCCAAAGGCCGTATGCATGACGCACCGCGGAAAGTCGTTACCACTATGCCGGGCGGGTATATCGCCTGACCTGCACCGCCGATGGAGGCGACCATGGACTACGAAGTGATTGTTGAAGGGTTCGTCCTCCAGGTGGAGGTGACCCATTGCGTGAACATTCCGCCAAGCCCGGGCAGCTGGAACAGCGACTGGGATGCCCAGGGCGAGCGCGAGCTGGAGTTCAAGCTGAACTCTGCCATCTGCTACGACGATGATGGCATCCGCATGGATGTTGGTCTTTCGGCCTTACCAGTGCTGGCGTACCAGTACGTCCGCCAGATCGAAACAGCGCTGTGGATTGAGATCGACGCCAAGCGGCGCCGGGGGCGGTGGGCAGCATGACGCCGCATGAAATCGCAGTTCACCGTATCGAAACGGAAATCAAGCAGATCCCAACCTCGCTACTGCCAATCAATGCAGCTGAGCGGGCATGTATGGCCGCCTTCCTTTCCGAGGAGCTATCGGCCATCACCACGAAAGAGCGCGATGAGTTCTTGAAGCTGATTCGCGCCGCTGAAATGGTCCGTTATCTGGAGCTGCTCAAGGGGGCCGCATGAATACCATGACCTTAGCTTTCACCCACAAGTCCTGGCTAGGCGCTCTGTCGCTGGCCTACGACGCCGGCATCGAAAATGTCCACGCCTGGAGCCGCCGGGCCTGTCTGTGTGGTGAGTGGACTGTCGCTTATGAGGTGAAGGCATGACCCTACGCGAGTTCATCAATGTTGCCGCCTGGCTTCTGTTCTGCGGCGCCGGGATCTGGGGGTTTTCTCAGGCCATCGAGCATCGCTCTGAAATTCCACAGATTCCGCATTGCACTGGGGTGGTTAAGTGAGATCTCTCCAGCAGGCTAGGAGGCTCGCCTACTGGCGTGGCTCTGCAATCACCCTCCTCCTCTGCACCTTCTTGATGTTGCTCGGCGCCCTCGCCGATCGCGTCACTCAGTAATCAACTCCTTCAAGCGCTGCGCACGTCGCGGCCAAGGATTCCCCGTGTCCGCACAACAGCAAGTCATCAAGATCGACGACATTAGCGAAGAAAACGCACCGGCCATCTATGTCGCCGGCGGCCTTGGCCAGTTCTTCGACGCGGTAGCCGCTGAGGTCACCGCCGAGGTTCCAGACCTGACCACTCGCAAAGGCCGCGAGCGCATCGCCTCTCTGGCGGCAAAGGTCAGCAAGTCGAAGACGGCCGTTGAAAAGCCGGGTCGCGACTACCTCAAGCGCCTGAAGGAAATGCCCAAGGTAGTGGAGGCCGAGCTGCGCGAGTTCGTCAACAAGATGGACGCCCTTCGCGATGCCACCCGCCAGCCTCTGACGGACTGGGAGCAAAAAGAACTGGCCAGGACCGACAAGCACATCGACGGCATCCAGAGCATCAAGGACATGGCCAGCTTCGACGAGCCACCGACAGCCGCCCATGTCGCCCAGGTCATCGCCGACCTGGAACTGCTGGCTCTCGACGACTCCTGGGAGGAGTTCTTGCCCGAGGCGGCCCAAGCCAAGAATCAAGCGCTGATCACGCTGCGCGGCCTGCACGCCGAGCGAGCCCGGCATGAGGCAGAGCAGGCTGAGTTGGCGCGCCTCCGCGAGGAGAAGGAAATGCGCGACAAGAAAGATCGTGAGGACCAGATCGCTCGGGAAGCCGCTGAGCGCGCTACGCAAGAAGCAGAAGAAAAGGCCCAGCGCGCTCGAGATGCAGAAGCTCAGCGCGTTCGCGATGAGCAGGAGGCTGCCGAGAAGCGCGAGAGCGACCTTAAGCTTCAGACGGCAGAAGCTGAGCGCCGCGCTGAACAGGCAAAGCGCGAGCAGGTTGAGGCCGAACAGAGGGCTGAGCGCGAGCGACTGGAAGGCATCGAACGGCAAGCCGCTGCGGTGGAGCAGGCGCGACTGGATGAGGTCAAGCGCCAGAACGACGCCGCCGCCGAGATCCTGCGCCAGCAGGAAGCCCGCGAGGCCGATACGGCACACAGAGCCAAGATCAACCGCGCCGCCCTGGCAGCCTTCGTGGCTGGCGGCATGACCGAGGAATGCGCCAAGCAGGCAATCACGCTGATCGCCAAGCGCCAGATCCCGAACGTTTCGATTGCCTATTGAGGTCGCCATGAGCAATACAGCACTTGCCGAGAAATCTGACGCTCGGCAGATCGCCTCCCCGGCGATCACCAGCGAGTCAACCGCAATGCTGACCATGATTCAGCGTGCCGCCACTGACCCCGCCTTCGACGCGGACAAGATGCAGAAGATGATGGAGATGTACGAACGGCACACCGATCGTACTGCTGCAGCAGCATTCAACGCGGCGATGGTTAGAGCTCAGGCCGAGATCGGCCCCGTATTCCGCGACAAGTTCAACGCACAGACGAACAGCGCTTATGCCGCGCTTGAATCGATTGACCGGAAAATATCGCCGGTCTACACGGCTTACGGCTTCTCACTGTCATTCGGCACTGGAGACAGTCCGCTGGCCGGCCACATCCGCACGGTATGCGACTGCATGCATGAGGCTGGCCACACGAAGCAGTACCACGTCGATCTTCCGATTGACTCGGCCGGCATCAAGGGCAGCGTGAACAAGACAGGCGTTCACGCCAGCGGCTCGACATACAGCTACGCCCGGCGCTATCTGACGATGATGATCTTCAATGTCGTCCTGACCAATGAGGATAACGACGGGAATGGAGATCAAACACAGGGTCTTGGCGAGCTCCTAAACGAGTGGATACCAAAGGCCTACGCCGCCGAGTCGAAAGAGGCTCTGACGGCTATCTGGCAAGCAGGCGTCCAGGCCTCCCAGGACCTGAAAGCTACCGACAAAAAAACGGCAACCGACCTCTATGAAGCATTGAAGGTTGCGGTCACCACTCGCGGGCAGCAGCTTAGCGCCCCCGCTCAAGAAGGAGCCGACCAATGATCATCGTTCACTGCTCTCAAGGATCAGACGCCTGGCATCAGGAAAGAGCCGGCGTCATCACAGCAAGCATGTTCAGCGACGCCCGCGCCCGGCTGAAGTCAGGCCCCAACAAGGGCGAGCCGACCGCCAAGGCCTTGGACTATGCCTTCCGTCTGGCCGTTGAGCGTATCAGCGGCTCCCCGCTGGATGGTGGATTCGAAACCTGGCAGATGAAGCGTGGCCACGAACTGGAGCCCGAGGCCCGCATGGAGCACGAAATCCAGACAGGGCTGATCGTCACTCAGGTTGGATTGGTTAAAACCGATGATGGCGTGTTCGGCGCCAGTGCCGACGGCTTCATTGGCGAGGATGGCGGGTCTGAGTACAAATGCTTCTTGGCGCCGGAAAAGCTGCGATCCTTCCACATCGACAATGACGCCAGCGACATCATGGACCAAGTGCAAGGCTGTATGTGGATCACCGGCCGCAAGTGGTGGCATATCGGGATGTACTGCCCAGACCTTAAGCCAGTCGGCCGCCAGCTCTGGTGGCAGGAGTTTAAGCGCGACGAGGACTACATCGAAAAGCTCGAGGAAGACCTGTGGCAGTTCAAGCTGCTGGTCGATCAGTACGAGGCCAAGCTGAGGAGTAAGGCAGCATGATCAGCAACCACCTCAACCTGGTGGAGCGGCAGCGGCAAAGCGCCGAGGAGATATCGGCACAAGTCGCCCAGTTCCTGGCGGCCGGCGGCCAGATCGCCCAACTGAAAAGCCCACCGCGAAATCCCTTGCCGCCTCCCCGCTCAACCCGAATAGACCCTGAAACGGTCCTCAAGCGAAAGCCACGGCCGCTGACCCTGGCCGAGCGCCGCGCCCTTCGAAAAATGGCGGACTCACTATGAGCAAGCGCAAGCCTCACAACCTCAAGGCCAGGATCGAACGATCCTGCCGGGCCCTGCTCAGCACCAACCACGTCGCAGTGGTGAACATCGACCCGAGCGGTCGCCAGGGCATGATCAATTACAAGTCGCTGAAGAACATCGCGCCGGGGAAGATCGGCCAGGCCGTCTGCGGCATTCCACACCGGTGGACGATCTACCTCAGCGCTCTATGTATCGATGCCCGCGGCGACCGCTACAGCAAGTCGATTGAGGTGGCTCCGGAAGGCGTCTACCTCTCCGACCACCTGGAGGACGTGATCGAGCATTGCTACAAGGAGCTGCGCGAATCAGCCAATCAAAGCCAGATGCTGGCCTCGGGATGGATCGCCATTCCCGAGGCGATGTCGCTCGACGAGGATCATGCAGCGCGGATCTTCGAAGCGGTCGGGGCCTGGCATCAGGTAAAGGTCGATTCATGCGCCGCATAGCCCGCACCCAACAACGTAAACGACAGACCTGGCTGGCACTGCCGGCCAGCGGAATCGAAGAGGTAGGCCATGGCCAAGAGCAATGCGGAACGCTCAGCAAAGACCGCGGCGAAGCGAAAGAGCCGCGGCGAAGAGGAATTGCGACTCCATACACTGGCCGGAACCCGCCAGGCCCTGGCCGACCTGATGGACTGGAACGGTATTGAGGAGCAGGGCGAGGCCATGACTCTGATGATTCACCATCTGCACGGCCTGGGCCCTGCTGGATCAGCTCAGTTCCTTTCAGCTCCGCGACACGAAATCACGATAAGCGAAAACGTGTCGCGCAAATTGCAACTCGCCTACAACCGCGAATCCCTTCGCATCTGTCACGACGAATAACCCCTACCCCACGCTGCGCATCCGGTCCCGGAGGGCGGCGCACACCTGGAGAAACACCATGACCCAAGTTGCACAGCAATTCATCGCCGCCGCGGATCTCCCAGAACGCGGCCAACCTCTCGCCGGCGGCACCTTCTTCACCCGCTACTGGCTCAACGGCGAGGAGCGCGCCCTTGTACTGCTCGGCGACGAACTCAGCGGCGAGTGGGGCGAATATGGCCTCGACGTTCCTGGCGCCAAGAGCTACAGCGACGGCGAGGCAAACACCCGGGCGATGGCCGAGGCCGGCAGCAAGATCGCTATCAAGGCCCTGGAACTGGGTGCGCATATCCCTTCCTGCCTGGAGGGCCAGCTGGTTATGGCGGCCAAGGCCGATGGTCTGGTGACGCTACGCGAGGATCGCTTCCACTGGCTGAGCACGCAGTACTCAGCCCACTGCGCCTACGGCATGGGCTTCGGAGGTGGCTGGCTCGGCTACGGCGGCAAGGACGACGAGCGCGTGGTGCGCCCTGTCCGCAGCCTTCCAATTCGGTAATTCATTCCTTCATTCCTTTTCTTGCAGGCGATTCCGGGAGCGTCAGGACGACGCCCAGACCAGAAGCAAGCCGGGAAGCGCCGGCCGCCTGCACCCTATTTCGCTCACAGGAGCATCCCATGCAAATGATCACCGTAAGTCACGGCGAGACCATGCTGACCACTCCGGACGCTGCCCTTGCACTGCAGGTGCTGACCGGGCTGAGCGCTTCCGCAAAGCCGGCCGCGGCACCATCTGGCATCCCAGCAATCGGCGAATACTGGCCGGGTGAAGGCGGCGTCAACGGCGGCCTGTTCCAGGGCGGCGACCGCCCCTATTACCTGATCGTACCGACGGGCGAAGATGTCGAAGCCGACCTTGAGTGGGGCGGCTACGGCCAAGAACTCGACGGCGCCAAATCCCCATGGGATGGCCAGGCCAACACCGCTTATCTGGCAAGCAGCAACCGAGAGCACGACCACCCTGCCGCCCAGTTCTGCGCCAACTTCGAACGTGATGGACACAAGGACTTCTACCTCATGGCCAGGCGTGAGGCGACCCATCTCGAAATCACAGTGCCGCACCTGTTCAGCAAGCCTTGGCACTGGACCAGTACGCAGTGCTCAGCCTACGGCGCCTACGACATGGACTTCGAAGATGGCTGGCTCGACGACGGCGGCAAGGGCAACGAGCGCGTGGTGCGCCCTGTCCGCAGAAAGCTTATTTGATCCTTCAATGCTTCATTCCTGGGCGCCTCGGCGCCCTCGCTTTTAGGAGGCCAGGATGGCCCTGCATACACAGTTAGAGATCCATAAGGTGGCCGAAGAGTTGTTCGGCATGGCACTCAGCTTGGTTCGCCATATTCCGCGCGACCTGAAACAGGTTGCCGGCGGCAAGATTCGGGATGTGTGTCTTGAGGTTCTGGTGCTGATCGGTAGAGCGAATATGGCTCGAGACAAGCGCCCGTATCTCACCGAGGTCATCGAAAACATCTGGATGCTCAACTACCTGTTCAGGGCGTTATCCGAAAACGGCGCCATCAGCCGCGGCCAACATGCCAAAGCGATGAAGCTCACGGCCTCCGTAGGCCGACAGGCGAACGCCTGGAAGAAATCCGCAACCGCGCCCGCTGCTTGAGGGTTACGGCTCTCCTGCCTGTGCGCTGAATCTGGTCGTGCCGCTGGCCCTTGGGCCACCGCCATGCGCATCAGAGATACCGCCGATCTAAAGCGTTCGGGCTGGTCTCGCGCAGTTTCTCTGCTGATCGGCATCGCCTTCGGCAGAGCGACGTAGATAGCACGACAGGTCGCAGTACTCAGCCAACAACGCCTACAACATGGACTTCGAAGATGGCTGGCTCAACAACAACGACAAGAACAACGAGCGCGTGGTGCGCCCTGTCCGCAGAATCAAGTGTTGCTCCCTTCCAGTTCGAGGATCTCGTCCAGGCCTACTACGATTGCCGCCGGCGCAAGCGGAACACCGCAAGCGCCAGGCGATACGAGCAGGACATGGAGATCAACCTGCTGGAGCTTTACGACGACCTGATAGCCGGCACTTACCGGCCAGGCCGGTCTATCTGTTTCGTCGTGACTCGGCCAAAGGCTCGCGAGGTGTGGGCCGCGGACTTCCGCGACCGGATCGTGCATCACCTGCTGTACAACCACATCGGCCCCGCTATCGAGCGCAGCTTCATAGCGGACAGCTGCGCTTGTATCCCCGGTCGCGGCACGCTGTACGCCGCAAAGCGCCTTGAGTCGAAGATAAGGAGCGCCAGCCAGAACTGGTCGAAGCCGGTCTACTACCTGAAATGCGACCTGGCCAACTTCTTCGTGGCGATCAACAAGCCGGTGCTGCTCGAGCAACTGGCCGCCAGGATCACCGAACCCTGGTGGCTGACACTGGCCGAGCAAATCCTGATGCACGATCCGCGGGAGAACTACGAGGTCCGCAGCCCGGCGCACCTGTTCAACCGGGTGCCGCAGCACAAACGCCTCACTGCGCAGCCTGCACACCTTGGCCTGCCAATCGGCAACCTGTCGTCGCAGTTCTTCGCGAACGTGTACCTCGACGCGCTGGACCAGTTCGCGAAGCACACGCTCAATGCGCGCCATTACATCCGCTACGTCGACGACTTCGTATTCCTGCACGAATCGCCGCAGCATTTGAACGAGTGGTTGGCCCGGGTGGAGGCGTTCCTGCCGAAGCTCGGCGCCAGGCTCAACCCCAGCAAGACCATCCTGCAACCGGTCGACCGCGGCGTCGACTTCGTCGGGCATGTCATCAAGCCATGGCGTCGAACAACCCGCAAACGATCTGTGGCCCAGGCGCTGAAGCGAACCGCCGCGGCGCCGGCCGAGGATCTGCGCGAGACAGCAAACAGCTACTTCGGCCTTCTTGGCCAAGCCAGCCATAGCCAGAAGGACCGGGAGAAGCTGGCCCGGGTCGTCTTGAAGCGTGGTCACGTCGTCAACGGCGACCTGACCAAGACCTACCCAAAGAAATAATCCCACTTCAACGAATCACGCCAGTCGGCGAGGCCGGCGCACGCCTGGAGGCCAACAATGTCTACCCCCCCCCCCATCCGCATCAAGCGGATTGATCTATCGCGCCCTCGCATTCGCCGGCGCGTTCTGCGAGCCCTAAAAAGGAGCTACCAGCTCACCGGCGGACCGATCAGCAGGGCCTGGCTGTGCACACCTGGAACCCTGACGTTCAGGCTCGGCAACTGGCACGGGCACTACAACGCCAAGAATGAATGGGTGCCGATATGACGCCCCATGAATTCATCGAGAAGAACGTCCACGACGAGCTGCGCAAACTGAAATTCAAGGAGTCGGTCTGCTTCATCGTGAGTCGCGATGCGGTCGACTACTACCGCCAGCGCAGCATGTTCAGCAAAAGCGTTGTGCTCGACGTGCTGGCTTGGTCGAAGAAGCGCGCAAAAGAGCTTTCTCGCTGACACCACCTCTCAAATAAAACGCCATCCGGCGAGGATCATCCATGACAACAGCAATCGACCTGTTCGCCGGCCTCGGCGGATGGAGCACAGGCGCACGCGCCGCAGGCGTCCAAGTTCTCTGGGCGGCAAATCACTGGCCGGCCGCCGTGGAATGGCATAGCGCAAACCACCCTGACACCCAGCACGTTTGCCAGGACTTGCATCAGGCTCGCTGGGACCAAGTACCAGCTCATGACCTGCTTCTGGCGTCGCCATGCTGCCAGGGGCACAGCCCTGCGCGCGGGAAGGCCAATGGGAACCCACAGCATGACTCGTCGAGATCTACAGCCTGGGCCGTTGTCTCAGCCTTGGAGTTTCACAGGCCGCAATTCAGCCTCGTTGAAAACGTACCCGAGTTTACGAACTGGGCGCTGTATCCGGCTTGGGTGCAGGCCGTCCAGGCCCTGGGCTATCAGGTCGCGCCGCATGTCGTTGATTGCGCTGATCTGGGTGTGCCGCAACACCGCATCCGTCTGTTCCTGGTGCTCACGCGCAGCCAGGCGCCGCTGATGCTCGAGCTGCACAAGCGACAGCATGTCTCTGCCGCAAGCTTCCTCGACTTCGACGCCGGTCGCTGGTCGCTGATCGAGAAGCCGGGGCGGGCTCAGGCAACCCTTGACCGGGTGCGAAACGGCCGCCAGCGCTTCGGCGACCGGTTCATCATGCCCTACTACGGCAAAGGCTCAGGAACCACCGGCCGCGACATCAAACGACCGATTGGCACCATCACTACCTTGGACCGCTGGGCGCTGGTCGACGGCGGCCGCATGCGGATGCTCAGCGCTAACGAGGCCCTGGCCGCGCAGTCGTTCCCGGCTGACACCCTACGCCCGGACAACCACCGACTGACCATGCACATGGCTGGAAATGCAGTGCCGCCCCTGGCGGGGCAGCGAGTTATAGAGGCCTTGTTGAAAGCGGCTTAACCGAGTTCGGCAATCAACTTCGCCCCCAGCGCCCGCCCGGCCTGCTGAGCCAGGCCCCGGTCGGCGAAGGTCCGATCACCAGCAACAACCGGCACCACCGCTTCCCCGCCCCGCTTCACCTCGACGTTGATCCGCCAGGTCTCCCGGCCTTCCTCGTCTTTCTCGCACTCCATGTAGTTCCAGACCTGAAATCCTTCTAGGTCGTCATAGATATCGTGCTTTGTCATGGACCTACCCGTTTTGAGGAAGGCGCCATCGTAGCACCTCAACTGCCCGGGCATGGCCCGGCAAGGACTCCCCATGCCTACAGAAAACAAAATCCAGCGGTACACCTTCAAGGGTGCGGCTGGCGAGTATGTCTACGCCCCGATCTTCGACCGCGTCTCCGCCGAGCGCGACGCCCTGCAGGCCGACCTTGATGCCAAGGATCAGCTGAACTCCGACCAGAGAGTCGCGCTGATGCGAATTCACGACCGTGCCCACGCCTTCGCCGAAGATGAATGCAGTATGCAAGTGGCCTCTGTGGAGGTGATCAGGGATATCGCGGCCCGAGCACTGGGCACGGACGGCAAGCCCTCGACCTACAAGCCAGGTCTCTACGCCGTGCGCCACATCGACAACTGGGATGGCGAGCGCGATGTCGCCCTGACGTTCGCCATGCTGGACGCCGATGGCAAATGGACTGACAAAGAAACCGGTGAGCCTCTGCTGGCGTACAAAGGGGACAAGGTTCTTACGGCGTGGCCACTAGACTGCTCCGACGCGCCGGGCACCCAGATTATCGGCGTCCCGCGCAACTGGCTGGAGAACTGGGCGCTCGAACTTGTCGAAGCCGCGCAGGACGGCGGCCAGATGTCGAACCAAGTCGAACACCTCCTCGAAATTCACGCCAAGCCTTAACTCCCTCCCCCTTCAACTCTCTCAACTCGGCCGCCTGGTCGAAAGGACAAGTCATGCCTGAAGAAAAAGTGGTGATGTATGAATCTCCGGAAGCCGCCAGCATCCAGACCGTGACGGGCTGGGTTGACCCTTCGGGCCGGTTCTGGGGAAACGATGAACACATGGCCCGCTATTGTGGGTCCACGCACCGGCAGTGTGCCAAGAACCCTGCGCATCCAACTCACAGAACGAACAGCTGGTGCCGGGCCTGCGACGAAGAAGGTCGAGCTGCCAGGTTCGCTGCAATGCCAACCCGTATTTGGGGTGGCGAGCCGATCACCGACTACGACGGCGATGACTATTTCTTCGACGAAGAAAGCCTGCGTGATCACATCATCGATAACGAGATCGACCTGGCCAACCTGAAGCTTGTCTTCTGCACCCCGAATCATCCGAGTGAAATCGACCCAAGCGATTACTTCTTGGATGATCTGCCAGAAGATGGCGAGATCAACGATGACCAGCTTTTGGCAGCCTTCGAGCTGGTCAACGAGATGATTCGCAATCATGGCCCCATGTCCTGGTCGCCAGGCAATGAAGCCGTTGAGCTACCACAGGCATTCCTCGACATGATCAACGCAGAGCGAGAGGAAGCGGAGGTGGCGCCATGATCTTCGCCCCGCTCTACATGGCCTGGCTGATCTACCGAGGGCCGAAGCGATGAGCGACAAGATGCGTGAAGAGTTCGAAGCCTGGCATCGGAGTGTTGTTAAGGGGAGCCCACCCCACGACAAATACAACTCCGGGGATTACCGGAATCAGCATGTCCAGCGCTACTGGATTGGCTGGCAGGCCTCGCGCGAGGCCCTGGTGGTGGAGCTGCCGCCAGCGCATGCCGAACCGGAAGAGCCTGAGTTCGCCATCGACGACAGCCACATGGACGCCTATCGCTCCGCGGTCCGGATGCGCGATGGCTGCGTGAAGGCTATCGAGGCCCAAGGCCTGAAGGTGAAGGCCTGAGGAGTTCGCCACAGCCCGTGTTGCAGTCGACGGATAGCCAGGACAACGGGCCGGTCGAGCGGCGCAACTCTACAAACTGTCGCGACAACTGTCCCGAACACAATTCTGAATAAACCTGAAGGTCTGCCGTTGGCGGGCAAGGAATCCCCATGAACACCGAATGCAACACCGAGCCAGAAGTAATCGAGTACATCCGCCTGCCAGAAGTCAAGAAGCTGGTTGGGCTGGGCACCACCAAGATTTACACCATGGCCCGGATGATCTGAGCCACGACAAATGAAAACTCCGACTGAGAATTCAGTCGGAGCTCTGGGCCTACTATCCAGCTAAATCAAGGCCGACCATAAACAGCAAAGTTCAGATTGGTCGAACTCTTGCCGGCTGGGAAAAGACCTCTGAGGTTGTTCATCGAAACAGAACGGATGTTAAACGACTCAGAGGAAGCGTTGGGTGTCACATCAACGTAGTGAAGGTTCTTGTCGGAACCGCCGGCGTAATCCAGTCGAACCATGAAGGTTCCCGACCCGGCAGCCGAAACCAGCTTGAAGGATTTGTACTGCTGAATTGCAGACTCAACGAAGTTGGCGCCTGCCCTCTCACCTTCACTGTTTTTGATTTCGCAACGACCGTTGCCTAAGAAAGTGAATCCATCCAGATCTGCTTGCACTGCAGCAGTAAAGGATTCGCGCGGATCAATCGAATCTTGTTCATCAAGCATGACTCATCTCCTTATGAGGTGAACTTCCTTACAGCACTGAAAACTCTAGTCCATGGCAGCCTGCCATCAAGCTCAGGCTCTGCGCCACTGACAGACGGTGCCCTCGCTTATCTCCTCACCTATGCGCCACGCGCGGCATGGAGCAATTTATGACAATCGAATTTTTATCACACGAGGATGTGTGCCAACTGACTGGAGCAAGGACGAAGGCCGGACAGATCGCAGTTCTCGTTCGAAATGGAATCCGCCACACCATCAAGCGCAGTGGCTGGCCATGTGTAATCTCGGCGGCTCTTATCGGCGGCCCAGTAGACCCGAAAGAAAAGCTAACCTGGAAGCCACGCAAGGCGGGATAAATGGGACGTAGACCGACAAAGCCCGGGAGCATATCCCGGCTAAGGGAAAGGAAGCGCGGCAAGCTGGTGTACTTCACATATGACCTTGGAGGCAAGCCACGCAAAGAGATCTACCTGGGAAAGGACTACGGCGTTGCGATCATGGAGTACGCGCGCCTGGAGCGCGACCGTACCGCGACTGCAGCCGCAGCGAAGGTCATCACCTTCCGCTACGTCGCCGAGAAATACCTTGTAGAGGTTGTTCCGACCAAGGGTTCAAACACCCAGAAGGACAATCTCAGGGAAATGAAGAACCTACTTGCCTTCTTCGATGATCCTCCTGGGCCGCTCGACAACATCGAGCCCATACACATCAGGCAGTATTTGACCTGGCGATCCTCGGCGCCAGTTCGTGCCAACCGAGAAAAAGCCCTCCTCAGTGCCATTTGGAACTACGCGCGCGACAAAGGCTACACGGCTCTGGCAAACCCCTGTTCTGGAATCAAGGGGAACAAGGAGACAGGTCGAGACACCTACGTTGAGGACGAGCTTCTTAAGCGAGTGTACGACAAGGCAGATGTAGGCCTGCAGGATGCTTTGGACTTGTTTTATCTGACTGGCCAGCGCATCGCCGACACTCTAAAAATGGACGAGCGAGATATCCGCGAAGGCCGTCTCTCTGTTCAGCAAGGGAAGACAAAAGCTAAACGACGCATCGAGATCACGGGAGAGTTGAAAGTAGTTCTTGATCGAATCCTGGCGAGAAAGGCTTCCCACAAGGTCCGCTCGACGCGGCTGATCGTTTTGGAAGATGGCACGCCGATGACGACGGCAATGTTGCGGAGAAGGTTTGACCTGGCCAGAGAAGCCGCTGGAGTGGCCAAGCCTGAATTCCAGATGAGGGATCTGCGGGCCAAGGCTGGCACAGACAAAGAGGAGTCAAGCGATATCGTCCAGGCCCGCGACCAGCTCGGCCACACAACGGTTGTCATGACGGAGCATTACATCAGGAATCGAAGGGGGAAGAAGGTTTCGCCAACCAAGTGAATTGCGGCAACAATCTAGGATTGCGGCAATTCACTTGTTGCGTGCTTGCGGCTTTATAGGCCGCAAACCCTTGAAATAGATGGTGCCCGAAGCCGGAATCGAACCGGCACGCCCTTACGAGCGGGGGATTTTAAGTCCCATGCGTCTACCAGTTTCGCCATTCGGGCGGTAGCGCGGTGTTGCAATCTGAAAGGCTTGAATTGCTTGAGCCGTTTCAGCGCCTTGCGGCAAGGGGGTGAAATATATACATCCCCTACTCTTGAAGCAAGTTCGTTGGCGTCAAATTCAAGACTGGATGTCGAGTACGGCCACAAACAAAAAGGCTCCGTAAATCATCGATCTACAGCGCTATTTTTATAAGTGGGAGCAACTGCCAGAACCGAACCGGTGCAGATGGCGCCGCATTCCACTGATAAAACCAGATATTTCAATAGGTTACCACAGCAAAAACGGCGTAACCATCTGATTTTAAAAGGCTTGTAGCTGGGCGAACAGGCGAAGACAGATTTGCCCAGCCAGTGTAGGGATCGTGACGCCACTAACCCCATGGGCCAGCGAAGTCGAAGAGGCAGGCCAAAGGCCAAACTGCGAAGGCGCGATCAGCTAAACGCGAGGACAATAAAGAGACAGAGCCGCATCGCTCTTCCGGACTTTTCAACGAGGGATTATTCAAAGGTGCCACAAGATCACCAGGCGTAATGCCTGATAAATTGGCGCCCACCCTGACCAGCTGTTGGCCGTTCAGCATTCCATCGTAAACACACCTGGCCGGGCAAGCGCGACCACTCTATCCAGAGCGGTCGCGCATGTCTCGAAGACAATTCTGAAGAAACCTGAACGGCTTGAAGAAGCCTGGACGATAGTAGGCCGCCACCTGTGCCGTGGCGACGCCACCAGGCGAGAACGACTTGGTCAAGGGTGCCATGACGAAGCGGTTGTGCCTTGAGCACCCTGGTCGTGCTGGAAGGCTGCCTGGTGATCGGACGGGCCAGCGTATAGACAGAAGCATTCGAGGCGGGGCTGGTGATGCTGCTTATCCAACTCGGCGAACAGAGAGCGGCACTTTCCTTAACCACCAAGCCAGTCTCTTGAACAGGCAGCGATAGCGAGGCGGTGGATGGGACTCCATTGACTCGCACATGCGGCAGGAACCGTTGGCCAGGGCAAGACGGATCAGCCGCATGACCTTAGCGCTTTAAAACACAGCTGGAAGATGTGCCCAAGCGCAACGAGTGACCGCCGCCTCGGCGAGCAAGCGCATGTCATCTGTCAGGTTCGATAGCCAGACCTTCGCGCCGTTGGAGCACCTTTACCCCAGATTGAAAATCTCGATGCAGAACCCACATGAGCGAACATTGATAAAACAGCAAAAACAATTGACTCTGACACTAACTCTACCACTCGTCGGAACCGTCACTTCATAAAGGTGGAGGTACCTTGCTTTTACCTGTTTACAGGCTTGACTGTATTCCTATCTATGATCGAAGGAGGAAACGAAACATATCAGCTCAAGAAACTGACACAACTCTTGACACCGATATCAATCGCCTTTGCCATCAATACTCCACGACATCTTCAATGAGTTAACCTAACTACTGTTTTCTCGTAGCAGTGGCAAGTCTGCAATTTGATTTTGAATAGGGAGCCAACTCATGGAATGCACAATCAAAAAGGAATATGAACATGAGCATCACAGTCACAAACGGAGCAAGCGCAGTAGTTAACGTGGCAATCAGCACATGGGAGAAAGACGGCAGTGACGCTTACTACCCATTAGAGCAAGGCAGCGGTGACACCTGGAAACGTAGTGACCCAAGGGGTTACTTGATGGCCATACAGGATAAATCCCAAACAACTGAATACTACGTCTCCTGCAACAGTGCAATTGTCATCGAAGACAACCTCGTAAAGGATCACGGCCGAACTCTTAACCCAGTCGCTGCGGCCGGGAAGAAAAAAGTGGCAAATGCGTAATACCTAGCAGTAAGCGCATATATAAAATGGCCAGTATCGTACAAGATGCTGGCCATTCCCGTAAAAAAGTAAACCACTCATCCGACTAGCGACCACCAGACGCCCTCATATTTAGTTGAGTTCTTATGTCTCAATACACCTAGACAAAAGCACTTCACTACTTGCCTCTAGAAACTTCTTTGCGATAACGCCTGGTACGCAACAAAGCAATCAGTCCTTGATCACCATCGTCAGTAATTCTGATAGTTCGTTGAACATCCGGCCAGACACGCCAGGTGCGTGCAGCCCTATGAATCACTCCACTGACGCCGGAGACAGTAGGTACATTGGTGCGACGGGTTGGACCTACTCATCACGGGAAGACGGATAAGGGATTGCGCATTTTGCTGGAGATAGCAGGCAACAAAATAGCCTCGATGAACTCACCCAAGAGATTTCTGGGAGGACAAAGCACCACGGAACCCAGCCCCCCATTAAAAGCGGTGGAACACCTGCTTCCCTCCAGCCAATAAAAAACCCCGTAGATCATTGATCTACGGGGTTTTCAGTTTGGAGGCCGAAGTCGGAATCGAACCGGCGTAGGCGGATTTGCAATCCAGATAAAATCTCAATATTTTCAATAAGTTAATGATACATCCGTTCCGCAAGCACCATTCTTTAGAAAGGCTGGGACCCACGGCCTACACGGGTCATGGTTTTGATTGCGGAACTGATTTCGTAGGCGCTCCTAGCGGCTTAGAACCCAGTGACAGCCGCCGCCCTACAAGCACCTAGCTCAACCCCCGCGCCAAGAGACGAACCAGTTCAAATCGATCCAATGATGGATTGGGCATAGTTTCTATAGAGACCCCGACATACAAGGCCTACAAGTTCGACCCCCGAGGTCTATACCAACTTTGTACCAAGCTTCTAGCAGTGGACCTACTGATGGCTGGCGCCCCCCCATCAAATCCGCCGCCGACGAACCATCACTTTTTGAGACAAGGTGGCCAGGCTTGCGTGTCCCGCATACCCTGTACAAGCAAAACATACGAAGCGCTAGAGGTTAGGGAACGTCACTCAGGAGGCTACAGCGCATGTCAGTCACAATAGAGCAAGTTGCCGAATTCATCTTCGCGTATACACGGAAGTATCGTAGCGCTTACGCCAAGGCCACCGCACCGCAACCAGAAGGACCTGGCTATCCAAAATTAGTGAGATCCGCCTACCTAGACGCTACGAATCTTCAGGTTTACGTAGCGCAAGACGGAGTTGTGATATCCGTTGAAAACGAACCCTCACACCAATGGTACATTGCTGGCGGACCGGCTCTTAAAGTCGATTATGAGCCGAGCAAGACCCCAAATGCAGTTACCAAATTCTTAAACGACCACCAACTTCTTGGAAAACCTATTGGGATTTGCAGGATAGTAACCAAAGTCCCTCTAGCCTCATGCATATGGCGCGGTCGAATTCAAAACATCGAAAAAGAACTGACAATCGCAAACGACGAGCTTGAATTAAAACTTAATCTCAAGCAGATTAACTCGCCCTTTGAAAAAGTAGTTAATATACTGACCTTTGGGGCCTTCGGCTCCATCCTTGACCCAAACTTTCATGACGGCACAGTGGATTTTGGAAGCCCGCACATACTTAAAAACTTAGGATTCTTTCCCGCAGATCTAAACAATAGAAGGTTTTTTGAGCATATTGAGGTGTATAGTCATGCCGATGAATCTGCGTGGGATACACGTTTGATAAATCTGCGCGTTCAGCAGGATCTCCGCCGAGATATCGGTTCAGCCTTGGCTGCAGCTGGGCGTGAACCCGGCGAAGGCACGATGTCATTCGGCGGCGAACCGCAATGGCTTGAGTCCTATAATAACCGGCTTGATTCTTTAAAAACCGCTATCAGCGACCTTGGAGATGCGTTGAGATTTCAGCCTGAGGGCATTGAATCTGTATTTCACGAAATCTTAGAAAAGCACCCTGTGTTACTGGACGTTTACGGCTCTTGCGAAAGCAAGCCTGAACTTAGCTATCCTCACGGCCAGACTTCACCCATCGGAAAGACAAAGCTTCAGCCAGACTTCATAATCCGATATCCCGATCAATCTTACAAAATGATCGAAATCGAACGCCCCTCAAAACAAATCGCCACGACGCAGGGACAACCCAGAGCTGAGGTTGGCCAAGCCGTCTTCCAAACAGCCGAGTGGAAACATTATATAAAAACCCATTACCAACTTGTTGCATCGCGCTATCCAGGCATCCAATCAAAATGCAAGACTTCCGTTATTATGAGCCGCTTTACTCAGCAGCATTTTAAAAGCGTATCCGATGCACGAGATTACATGGGACTGATGATGGAGCAGTTCAACATCGATGAATTCCTAACCTTTGACGATCTCTTGGAGCGGGCAATTACCGCCTATACCATGCTTTCGGGATTGCCCCCAGAGCAAGCAGGATACTGATACCTGCGCTCTCGGGTCATCACATCGTTTCAGCAAGGCATTCATATCCTGATTGCGATCTCGTATTAACAGTAAAGCCCCTCAACCCCACGAATGCTTGGTTTAAGGGGCTCTTTTACGTCCGCGTATGCACACTGTAATCGGCAATGGATTGGCATAGATTGGCATAGATTGGCGACCGGTTTGCCCCACGCCTAAATCTAGTGCCAGCTTTCCGCAGGGTGCCCTAAAGTTTGCAGGTTGAAGTCCGCTATCGCTTTAAAGAGTGACTCGGCCAGGACGCGAAGACGCTCCACTTCCTGAGCAGTGCTGTCCAATGCTTGTGCATCATGGTACCGATGTATCGCCTCGATCGTTTTATGCATTATCGGATCGTCGAGCAGGATCATGTTCGTCAGATCTCTTTCATTCTGTCGCCTCCGACATCCACTATAGCTAGCCTGATTCGACAGCCAGAGATAGGGATTCGAACCCGACCGAAGGACTCGGCAGGCCGCGATTGGCCTGTATTTGCTGGGTCAAAAGGCGGTACCTGTGGGCTGTCGCGGCCTATTTAGGCCCCAGTTATGCCCTAAATTTGCCCTAACCATTGCCCCGTTTTTCCTTGCCTCGTAGAGGGGCGCTGGATGCACTGACTACACCTCCAACACCCGCACATACGCTTGGCATGCCTGAAATGAGATCAGTCCTTGGTCGCCGTTGTCGGTGATTCCAATGATGGATTGGGCTTACTTTTAGCGTGACCCAAGGTTTACAGGGGCTGTAGCATGGCAAGATCGACCGAGTACCATTTTTGTACCAACCAATCTTCCCTAGAGGCCTAAACGGACTGTTTCTTATGACCGTTTTCGCCCCATAGCTACCCTTCGCGAAAGACAGCTACCCCTAGAAGCAGTCGCTGAACATATGTCTACGAAACTAAGGGCGATTACGCTGTACTTCGGCATAAACCTTAGAACACGGTGACTTCGACCATTGCGCTATGCGTATCCCGGCGCTTACAGATTCCGGCTTTACCCTAACCCCGTCTCCCTCTAAGCCGCCGCTGTGGGCTTTGAAAAGCCGGGGCGTAAGGCCAGCACTAGTGTGGCCTGCTATCCGACAAAGGGCTCTCGGAAATGGTCGAAGAAATTGAAGAAACGAGGTTTCCAAAAATAGAAACCCAACTATAGTAATTTTGACCAATTTCGGTCGAACAAGGAAGTCAACGACATGTCTACTACTAAAATTACGATAAATGCGCTTTCGGCAATAAATCTGACGAATCTTTCAGAAAGCGGCAGCGGGGCGATAACGGTAAATCTGACGACCGGTAAGTACGCAGTCACGCTATCGGAAGATACGATGAAATTTGGTGGCAGTGCTTATATACAACAGGTCATTCTTTTCAGTACGACTCCGCTCAAGGATGGAAACTATGAAAAATGGTTCTATACGGTCAACACGTCGGAAGGAACGGTAATTAAAGTTGACGGTGACTATCCGGTTTATGTTTTTATCGTAGATCAACTCAATGTCCGCGATAACTCTGGAAGTGCGACGGTAACGTTCACTCCCGTTTAATCCGGAATAAATCGAAAAGGGGGATTGTTTTATTTACAGTCCCCCTGCTCCAAGCCCCAAAACACCTGGCACGGCACCTTTCCTGATAAACTCAGCGCACCATACCCCCCGCGGCTGCACTCAAAGCGACAGACATTCCACCCCCCTTGAACCCCGCCACCCAGTCCGAGCCCTTGCCGCTTCTCCGCGGCCCCCATGATGGATTGGACGAACTCCAAGCTATAGGCTTTATAGCATCAGGCCCTCATCAAAAATCACCTAACCAATGTAGCAATTTTGAAGCAGGAAAAACCAAATCATCTTGTCGCTAATACCTTCAAACGTTCCAATACTGTCAATCGCTCTGTTAAGGTCGAATCCTCATAGGATTTTTTGACAGGAGGTCATCATGGCGAAACCAGCCGCACGCCAAACCGACTCAACCAGTTGCCCGATCCCAGGGCATGGCACCAACCCAATAGCTACAGGCTCCCCAAACGTTTTCTTCGACGGGCTCCCTGCTGCACGCCAAGACGATGTTTGTACCTGCGGCAGCAGCCTATCGACTGGTTTAGTCTCAACGGTATTCATCAACGGCAAGAATGCTGCAACTATCGATACCGGCGGTACTCATGGCAGCATCGTAATAGGTGGTTCCGGTACGATCATCATCGGTGACGTCCACACGCCAGCACCATTCATACCTCCAGAGCCTCTGAACATTCTTCCCAACTGGATCGGTTTCGTTATTCCTGCATCTGAAAGCTATGCGGGAGTTATGTGCACTGCATATTTTGACGACGGCTCCTCAATGTCTGAAACTTTTGACTCGGCCAATACAGTCAAGTTCTCCAACCCTACCGGAAAACTTTGTCATACATTGGAATTTGCTCAGCATGAAGATACCTGCACTACATCAAGCATAGACGGACTATTGAAAGAAATATTGGGATAAGGATCTTCTCATGACTGAACCTAACTTAGTGACCGGCAGCTATATTGTAAAAAGCGAACACACGCTAACGCAGTCGCCTCTTGAAATGGCCGTTGCTGGCATGGAGGGTGCCGCAACCCGGTTCTCTATAGATGCAATAAAAGACGAACGAGTCCGTGCGAGTTATCAACGCAATATTAAACGAATGTCTGAACAAATCTTCTCCGATGTACGAGCAGGCAACATTAGCGTTGAAGAAGGTACAAAATTCAGTAATGAAATGCGCAACAAAATCATGTTTGAGCATCGCAAATTTACTTCCGCCCATGGCTTAGCCATAGTACAAAAGAAGAAACAAGGCGGCAAAACCTATACAGACGTCCTCAACGAAAAGTCTAAAACTCAATTTGGTCAAAACTACGATCAACTTTCGAAAGCACAGCAGAAAGAAGTTCTATATAAAGCACTAGAGCGCTCTGGAAGCGCCAACGCCAAATTCACCTCGGGCACGAAGATCATGTCCGTTATGGGGAAGGTTGGCATTATCCTGACCGCGGCCCTAGCCACTTACGAAATACTTGAAGCTGACAACAAGGTCAAAGAAAGTGCTCGCCAAGCGACTATCTTAGGCACAGGGGCCGCAGGGGGATTTCTGGCCGGACTAGGCGTCTCTGCTATTTGTGGGCCGGCAGCCCCTGCATGCGCCATAGCCGTCATACTGATCGGAAGCGCCGCGGGAGGTGTAGCTGGCGGAGTGATCGCCGATACTTTCGATGATGAACTGGAGGAGCTTTCGCATTGGGACATATTCTGACTCCGCAAGAGAAAGCGAGTATCCAGATAGCCCTGGCTGAAACTTTTGTAGATAGCGTCGTCGACTACGCTCATATCGCAGAACGCATTCGCGGCTATGACTTAAAAATCGTGGAAGACATTCTGTATTCAGAAGTCGCCCCTGTATGCTTCAGCAACCTTGAGACACCAGTCCCTCCTATATGGACTGGTTTCAAGGACGACTGGCTATTAAATGAAATAGAAAACGAACTCAAGGCCCGAGAATCTAGCTTGATACGCCGAGCCTTTGACAAACTAAAAGTTGCATGGCTTCGCTATAGCTATGGCTATATATGGAAAGAAATCATGAAAAACTATGACTCCGAAAAATAAAAATAAGCATTGATAGAGATCATAAGGAGGCTACATGGGCCTTACCAAACCGAATCAAGAGCTGCGCCGAGACCTGAAACAAGCAGCTGCTATTCTCAAGTGGTCCGGTGTCGATCTTTTCAAGGTTGCAGTTCGGTTATCCGAGGTTGGGCTCGAAACCGAAGCAAGGGAATTGCTCAGAATGACGAATAGCTACCAGGAAATTGAAGACCGGTTGACGGCCTATTCCAATGAGGTTAAGCAGGGACGAATTGTAAGAGCGAAACTATAAAAGACAGTAACTGCTCGTTGAAATAGAAAACTCAGCCCCCCTTATGACCACTACAGTGAGCTTTTCCGGTGACATGTAGCCATCCTCTTATTCGACTCTCTGCTTCCTCAGCTTCTTGCGAAAAGCTACGCCTGTGCTACACCTAACATTCATTCAAGGAAGTTGTTCAACCAAAGGATTACCCAATGACAATCTACAGAGTTTATGTCCGAGGCCACGGTGGCGAAGAGGCGCAGAAGTTGCCTCCATCAAAGGATCTTCCGATCAGCATGATCACACTGGGTCAGTTTGGCAGCACCATGTCCGATGAAGTCGCGGATGACTATATCTATCGTCATCGCGGCATTGATGACATCAAGGCGCAGATCAGAGACGAGGTCGTCATCTACTGGACCAAGGCGCAGCGCGACGACTGGTATGACCATCATCGCCTGAACTACTCGAAACCCGTCCTAGGCATCAATCCCTATGAAACCCTGACCCAGAACCTCGCGCTAGATGGAGACCGTGACATCGGTGATTGCGGCGTTTGTTACTGGAACGAGCCGAAAGCGGAGTTGACGTGGATTGTCAAACTGCGCCATGGCGAAACGATTCTCCTATCGGAGATCCTTGCGAAGTTGCAAGGCATGCTCCATGGGGAGCAAGACTCCATCGAACTGTTCTGGACGGCCTGCATGAGTGCCAAGTACTGGAGCGGCAACGCCAAGAAGGTCTCTTTCAACCCTACCAAGTAGGCTGTGGTGGCGGTACCGAACGTCTGGCCGGTGACCTTGCCGCCGAAGGCGTGCTGCTGCAGGTAGAAGAACCGGGCGGCACGCTGGATATCGATCAGCGTCTCGGGGCGGGTCATCTTCTGCCACTCGAAGATCTGGCGGGAGCTGAGCGCCCATTTGAACTGGCGGACGAACTCTTCCACATGGGCTGGCTGGGGACGCATGAAGTACAACGCGGCACCGCCAGCGAAGACTTCGACATAGCATTCGTGAGAGGGAAAGAGGGGGATCAAGCGGTCGGCTAGGCGGCGTTTGCCACCCATCCAGGGGATGATAGGAGAGGTCATTGTTTGCAAGTCTTTACTGTATGGATAAACAGGCTATAGGCTCGCCGCGCTTTGTGCACAAGGCAGAGGCCGCGGCTGGACTTGCAGGAAGGGTCTGCGGGTTCGGCGGGCCGGGCTGGATGTTGACGCATCCACCCGGCTCGCCTCTTTTACCTGGTGACTTCGCGAACGTAGGCCTGACAGGCCTTCAACGCGATCAGTCCTCGATCGCCTTCGTCGGTGATGGCGATAATTCTTCGAGCATGCGCTGGGTCAAGCTGGGCACGTAGGGCTCCATCCACCAGGCCTCCGGTGCCGGCGGGCGCTCGCAACCCACCGTCACAACTCGAGGTGGCAACGGATCCGGCGTCGAGTAGGACTGACAGCCGCAGATCAGCAGTAGCCAGCCGATCACGCAAGCGAGCCTGGGCTTGTTGAGCATCGTTCATCTCCTTCCAATGTGTTTTGTCTTGAGCCTGCAGGCGATCCTCCAAGTCGAGTCGTTGCGCCTGGTGTATCGCCGCCTGCCCCAGCGCTGCTTCTGCGGCCTGTTCACGCTCGCGCCCATGCGCCAGGTCTTTCGCAGCGAGCTGCCGCTCATACCCCGCCGCCTGCTTGGTAAGCTCATCGGTCTGCCACACCCAAGCAACGCGAGCACCTACTGCCGCCCCGAACACCAGGGCCAGCACGCCCCATCTCCAGCCCAGGGACATCAGATCAGCACCTGCTCGGCTCGCTTGTAGATCGCCAGACGATCATCCAAACCGTTGAGTCCACCGTTGATCCGCCGGGTGATCGCCTCGAACGCCGACGGCCCCTTGTCGGCCAGCGAATTGAGGCCGGCCAGGTGCCAGAACCAACCGGCCGAGTCGGCAGCATGCTCCGGACGCTCGAGGAGCTCCGGATGGTTGAGCAGATCAAGCCCCAGCGCTTCGCCGCAACGCTGGTAGTTGGCACGACCGGTCACCTGGATCAGGCCACGACCGTGATACTTTTGGCCGTCGCCGTCGGCTTCGAGCGTGTTGCCCAGTCGCGCAGCGAGCTTGCCGGTGTCGTACTTGGCCAGGTACTGATCGCCGCCCAGCTCGCGGACGTAGCGCAGCTGACCAGACTCATGGCCGACCTGGGCCAGGAACGCACGCTTACGCAGCGGGGTGACGATGCCCCACTTCACCATCGACGCGTTCAGTACAGGAAGAAAAACGCCGGCTTGAGTGCCGGCGTTGGGGAGGATCTGTTGCAGTTGCTTGAGAGTGACAGTCATCTTGAATCTCCTGCTGTGGCCACTCAGGCCGGTTTCACATCGACCACCTTCAGTGGCTTGTCGGATTTCTTTTTCTTGCCCTTGGCCTTCGCCTTGCCCTTCTTGCCGCCGTTGCACTCCACCGCGGTCGACCAGCCGGAGGCGTCGAAGGTCTGCTCGACGCTGTCGACCAGGTACTGGCCATCCAGTCCCAGCTTGAATCCCTGGGCATTGATCAAACGCTCGGCGAACAGATCGCTGCGCCCAGGCATCTGCAAGCGCACACTGGCAGTGGTGCGGTTGAACGCCGCGAGCTTCGCTTTGGCCGCCTGTTCGGCTGCTGACTTGTTCGGGTAGATGTGTCGATCGGTGTGCACGCCCGGTAGCCCCGAGGGGGCGTCGTCATTACCCAGCTCGACCACCACCAACTTCCCGGTCTTCTTGTCCTGGTGCTGGGTCTTCACGGACTTCTGTGCGCTGCGATCCCCGAGGCGGAACTGCCACCGGCTCACGTCCGCCGGCGCGATAGTGACCACCCCAAAGGTCTTGCCGCTGGCACCCTGACTGGCTTCACGGGGCAGGACCAGCAGCTTGCCGTCCGCGACTTTCGCGGTGCAGTCGTACTGCTTGGCCAGGCGGGTGATGAAGTTGAAGTCCGACTCGTTACGCTGGTCGACTCGGTCGACCTTTGTCTGCACGGGGCAGGCCGGTGCCCAGCCGTTGCGGGCCGCAATGTCGCGGACGATCTGCGACAGCGGCACGCCCTCCCAGCTGCCGCTGCGCGTGGTCTTACCGCTGCCGCGCATGTCACTGGCCTTGCCCCGGATGACCATCTCGCGCGGCGGCCCAGAGACTTCGATCTCGTCGACGGTGTACCGCCCGAGGCGGGCCAGCGCCTGCCCCGCATAGCCCAGGTAGACCTCGATCCCCGCGCCTCGAGCGGGCAAGGCGACCGCTGCATCGCGGTCATCGATCCGCAGCTCGAACTCGTCGGAGTCCATCCCTGGCTTGTCGGTTGTTCTCAGCAGCAACAACCGGTCATTGATCAGCGCCGTGATGTCCGCGCCATCAGCGACGATGCGAAAGGTGGGTTGCATATGCACTCCAGAATGAAAGAGCCCCGCACTGGGCGGGGCTCGTTGAGGGCTGGGGGGTTACCCCCACAGCTCGATGGTTTCGATCGATGGCGCAGCAAGGTCGGGCAGCACGATCACCACCCCAGTGCGGTAGGGCTGCGGCTCATCGGCCAGACCCGGGTTCTCCTGCAGCACCAACTCGACAGTGCCGTTAAGGTGTCCGTAGTGCTGGTAGCACAGGGTGTCGAGCAGATCCCCGTCAGACGTTCTGCATGTCGTTGCCATACTTCACGAACTCCAGTGAGAAACCCTGCTTGCGTGGGATGCCGCCAGCCAACAGCGCGCCCTGCTCTTCATCGACGCTCAGCAGGCACCAGGTGCCGAGTACGTCACCGTAACCGGTGACCAAGCTGACCGGTTGCAGCCGGCGGGCGATAGCGCGAAGGGTGTCCAACTGCTTGATCCCCCCCTTGAAGCCGGGATAGATCACCCCCTTCAGCGTCATCTTGTCCTCGCCCTGCCCCACCGCCTGTTGCGCGATATCCCGCGTCAGACGCTCCTGGCCGGCCCAGCGCGCTGCCGTTTGCCGTCGCAGCTCGTCGAACGCAGCGGTGTCCAGATTGAAGTAATACGGCTGCAGCTTGGCATCGAGCGGCTGCAGGATCAGCAGATGCGGGAAGGGCTTGATCGCCTCGGCCGCCGGCGTCGCCAGCGATGCGAGCGCGCTAGTCGGCAGGATGTTGGCCAACGACGGACTAACCTGGCCGGCTATCCGGTTGATTGCCGCCGACGCCTTGCCGGCCTGTTCCTTCAGCACGCCGAGACGGTCCTGCACCGCCGCGGCGCCACTGACCACCTGGCTGTAGGTGGATGCCACCCGACCCACGGTGGATTGGGCTGCGCTGATCGCCCGCATGGTGCGCTGCAGCTTCTGGCCGAGGGCCGGGCCGATGATCGGCAAGCCCTCCAGCTCGGCAGCAGCACCCGTCATATCGCTCACAGCACCAGTCAGCGGCCCGAGCATGCCGTCAAGACTGGTACGGCCAGCCTCCCCCGCGGCAATCAACGAAGACAGCGTCGACTGCATAGACTCCATGTAGGCCATGGCACCTCCTTAAACATGGGGTTCGTCGAACAGCTGCCCAGCAGCCTGCCGAGCAAGGTTTTCCCGCGACCAGGTATCCCAGCTATTGCGGATGAGCCCTTCGAGCGAGCGGAACAACTGTTGCGGATCCTTGGCATCACCTTGAACGGTGATCGGCATATTCGGCATGTAGGAGAACTGCTGATCGACTTTGGGCGGTTCAGACTTGGGCTTGGCCTGCTCGAGCGCCTGGGCGACTACCGGAGCTGTGGGTGCCGGCGCTGCAGCTGCAATCGAGCGAGCCACGTCACCAGGCGCCGCGCCCTTGTCCTTGTCGGCCTTCGCCAACTGCTCGTCCTCACCGAACAGCTTCTTGCCGAGCCAACCACCTATGCCCTCCCCGCCCATACCGCCGAAGGCCGCACCAATGGCACCACCGATGGCGGTACCAATGATCGGTACGACCGAGCCAATCGCCGCTCCTACAGCACCGCCAGCCAGGGCACCGGCCAAACCGCCCGCCGCGGTGCCGTAGCCTTCGGCTTTCTCGTCCTGGGTTTTCGCGTTGAGGGCCGTGTCGACCAGGGTCATGCCGGCATCGAGCACCTTCCCGCCCGGCAGTTTGCCAACGAACTTGGAAGCCTTGCCGACGGTACCCAGCATCCGCCCCATCCGTCCGACCTGCGTCGCGGCCGGAGCCATGCTCGCCGCAGCCGATACAGCCGCGCCGCCGGCGCGACCTCGTCGGTGCCGACGGCGGCGCCTTCCGCCTGGCTCTGGGGCTCCTGCCGACGAGCCCAGCCCGCCGAGATCCCTGGCATTGACGACGAAGACTCGCTGCGGCTCATTGCTGAGCACGCCATCTGCATCGTTTGCAGCAGCGCCACCAAACACTTTGCCAAGCACGCCAAGGCCAGCATCCACCGCCTTGTTGCCGGTCTCAGGAACGCCACCACCGCCAGCAGCACCGCGTCCCAAGCGATGGCCGCGCATGACGTTCCAGGCCCCGCGCCCGATCTTCGCCGTGCTGTACAGGGTGATCAGCGCACCGATACCAGCAGTGATGCTGGCAATGCCCATCACTACGCCCGGCGCCTTGTCCGACAGCTCCGTCAGTTTGCGCGCCACAAAGGTGATGCCTTGCCCGACCTTGTCCGTCACCGGCCGGATGGCGTCACCGACACTGCGCATGCTGTCATCGATCGACTGCAGCGTTTCCTTCCAGATCTGTGACGACGTCTCGCGCCGCTCGGCCAGGTTCTTGTCGAGGATCCCCGTGGCCTTGGTCGAGTCGTTCTTGAGCTGGGTGTAGAGGTCGCGGTTCTGCGAATAGGCGGTGAGTGCCGCTTTCACTTGCATGTCCGCGAACAAGTCCCCGGTACGCAGGGACTTCTCCAGCGCATCCAGGGCCGCCCTGGCCTTCTCCGGATCAGCTTCCTTGCTGATTCCGGCCTGGGCATCCTTGATCTTTTTCGCCTTGGCCGGGTCCGTGGCTTCGACATACTTCATCGCCAGGGCCATCGACGACTCGATCGTCGACATGCCTTTCTGGATACCCGTATTCAGCGAGGCCTGGTAGTCGATGCCCACATCCTTGTAGGCCTTGACTACATCACCCGAGCCGATATTCTCGACCCAGTTCTTGAAGTTGTTCGCCGCTTCGTCCGAGCTGCCGGCAGTTTTCATCTGCACCTGCAGCATCGAGCCCAACGACGTGACGGCATCTAGGCCGGTGCTGCCGTTCTTCTCCATCGATGCCAGCAACTGCGGAAACCAGCGGGCCATATCACTGGCCTCGAAGCTGCCCGCCTGGCCCTGGTACGCGATGGCCTCGAGCGCCTGCTGCATGACCTTCGGGTCGTTGATCTTCGCGTTCTGCTGCAGCGCCATGATCATCGATGCCGTATCCACGCCACTGGCGCCCTGCCCGACCGCGAACTTGGCTGCGGTAGGGGCATAGGCCAGCGCCTTGTCCAGCTCCATACCGGCACCGACGAGTTGGTTAACCAAGTCAGCAACGTCGTTGCGCGACATGCCCGTGTCCTTGGCCGTATCGATGACCGTCCTGGTCAGCTGGGCCTCCTCGGGCTTGTTGGCCACGTCGGCCTTGATCGCAATGTCACGGATCACGGCCTGGTAATCCGCGCTGATCTTCGTCGGGACCGCGGCCATGCCAACGCCGACAACCGCGGCGCCGATGTTTGACTTCAGCGAAGACTTGCCCGCATCGATCTGCTGCCGTCCCTTCTGTTGCAGATCTGCTGCCTTCGCTTCGCGCCCGAGGCGCTGGTACTCCCGAGCCAGGCGCCCGACCTCGACGCCCTGTTTTTTCAAGACATCGAGATTGCCTTCCAGGCGGCGCAGCAAGCCAGATGCCGCTGCCGAGCCGCTGTCATGGGCCTTCTTCCATTCGTCCCTGAGCTTGATCGTTTCGCCGATGGTGTTCTTCAACACCTTGGCGCGGCTACCCTTGTCCTCGAGCTTTTTGATATGCCCCTGGGCAGTGCCGAATGCCGCACCGAGCGATGCTGCAACGGCGCCGCCGATTTCCAGCGCTATCGCCAGCTTTGCCATGCGCTACCCTCCTGCAGGCTCAATCCGTGAGCCACCAGACGATGTCCATCCAGGACATCACCGAGATCTCTGCTGCCGAAAAGCCCAGCTCAGCAGCCAGCCGTTTGGCCAGCTGTTTCTGGGTCTGCGGGTCAAAGCTCGTCGTCTTGCACCAGGCGAAAATAGCCGGCCTGCAGGCGCGTGTAGTCCTTCAGGGCCAGACCCTCGAGGTCCTTCACGCTGACTTCGGCCAGCGAGGCGAACAGGTTCAGTTCGCGCTGCTCGTCATTGCCATCGGCGGTGAGCTGGGCGGCGCGGATATCTCGAACCGTCGGCGCTCGCAGGCTCAGTGTGTCGACCCGAACGCCGTTGCACTCGGTTGGCTTGCTCAGTTTGATCGTGACGCTGTCGAGGTCGACCTGCAGGAAAGCGGGAATTTTTTTGGTCATGGTTGTGTTGTCCTTGTCAGTGAGGGTTTACAGGCCCAGGGCCTGGCGTTGCGCGGCGAGCTGGTCGACGCCGTTGATGATCCGTTTCATGCCCAGGGCGTCGATCTCATAGACCGTGCGTCCATCGACATCGAGCTTGTAGTAGGTCACTGCGACGTTGTGTTTGATCTCGGCCTTGTCGCCCGGCTTCCAGTCGCCCATATCGACCTCTTTCAACGCGCCGCGCAGGGTGACGATGACCGGGGTAATCTTGCCCTTGAGGCCCTTGTAGGCCCCGCGAAAAGTGCCGTTGAAGGCGGTGCCGTCAGCCAGGCCGAAGAGCTTCAACGACTCACGGCGCACGCCGGTGGTGGTGAAGCCGGCCTCTTGCTTTTCCATGCCCTGGTCCAGTTCCACCGGCATGTCCATGCCGCCAGCTCGATGTTCTTCCATCTTCAGGGTGAGCTTGGGCAGCGTCAGGCTGGGCACGTCGCCCTGGAAGCTGATGCCGTCGACGAACAGGTTCAGGTTGGCCAACGTTTCGGGAATCATTGCCATGGGGTTCGCTCCTTATGCGGCGGTGTCGAGGACTTCACGCAGCCACTGTTTGGTGACCTCGACGCGGAAGTTAGGGTTTTCGGCCGGCGGCACGTCGGTAAACCGGATGTTCCAGTACACCTTTCCTTGCTCCAGCTGGCTCTCGGTGTTCAGCTCCGGATCGGCGAACACCTCAAAGTTGATGATTGCGCCCTGAGCCTTCAGGTCGCGCATGAACGCCCGCAGCCCCTCAGTCACGTCGCTGACATAGGTGGCGGTGATCGATCGGTCGACAGCCCATTTGTGGCCGTACAGGATCGCGTCCATGACGATGTCCATGGTTCGCACGCGGGTGACGAAGGCCCATTTCGGATCGCTCGACAGAGTGCGGTTGCCCCACAGGCGGTAGCCGTCGTCGCGAATGATGGTGGTCACGTTCGCGTTGTTGAGCAGGTTTGCCCGGCACGTCTCGTCACCATCGAGGAATTCGACCGGACGCGAGGTACCGGTGATGCCGACGAATTCTTTGTTCGATGGCGAAGCCCAGAAGCCGTACTCGCTGTCGGTCCACGCGAACAGGCCGGCGACATAGGCCGAGCTGGGCGCGTTCACCGTTGCGCTGGTTTCCGTATCCCAGTACTGCACACCGGGGTCGACCAGAAAGCCCCGTCTTGCACCAAACTCACCGGCATAAGCGATGGCCGCTTCGTCGGTGGTGTTCGGGCCGTCGAGGATGGCGAGGCCTCGCAGCTTGTCGGCCAATGCGACCAGTGCGGTGCCCACGGCTTGGGTCGCGCTGTGCTTCGGTGTCACCAGCAACCGCGGCTGGGCGTTGAACCGGCTTTTACCGTCGAGCAGCGCCTGCAGGCCCGTGCGGCTGCCATCAGCCTTTACGCCACCGATGATCGCCGAGACTTGCTCTGCAGGATCGGCCAGTTTTTCCACACCGCAGGCTACGATGACGGCCTTCGCCCGGGTGTAAATCGCCTGGCAAGCCTTGGTGATCGCGGCATTCTGGCCGAACGCCGCGATCGCTTCGCGCTCACTGGTGATCATCACCAGGTCATTCGCTTTGGCCTTGGCGTCAGGGCCTGGGGTGAAGGTGTCGACCAGGCCAATGATCGATGACGAAGGCAGCGCGATGATGCGTGCTCCGGTGTCGACGTTCGTTACTGTAACGCCGTGAAAGAAGCCCATAAGAGTCTCCAGATACGAAAAAGCCCCGCATGAGCGAGGCTTTGGTGGGTGATGATTTCAAATGGCGGAAATGAAAACGCCCCGTCAGTGCAGGGCGCTTATTCGAGTTCGGCAGCCAGCCAAGGCGGAGCTACTGGCCGATGCTCGGCCAGCGGAAACTCGCCATTTTCGGGCCAGTTGCGCAAGGCGCGACGGTAGGCTTGTAATTCGGCGTATTGCTCTGAAGTCAGCGTGGTCCCTCTGCCTTCCTCGACCTCGTCGCGATGACGCGAAACAACCCCATCGGTCTCTGCAAGCTGAGCATCCCTCCAATATCGCTCTGCCGCTGCGAAAAACTCCGGCGGCGGGGGCGGCGGATCAATCAGCATTGGATATCCGTTTTCGTCTGCTGAAATTTGCTTACCCTCGTCCTGCCCATTGAGTAAGTTCTTATAGTGTTCTTCTGTTATTTCAACAGCGTCAGCCGGTATATCATTGCCGTGAATTTCACGATCATAGAAACCTTTGTTAACTTTTGAATAAAGCATGTCCAGCCCCTTAGTATCCGACAGCAATATAGCTGGCATTTTCTACCGCATAGCCACCGACCATCGTAGACGACCCTGGAAAGTTAGCGTTGTATGTTCTGTTTGCTAGAAAGCCATTTTTAGTACGGCTTGTTACAGAAAACACATATGGGACATTTGGCATTGCAGGATCATGAATAGACCCTGAAACATGAAGGCATGCATTCGGGAAGGAAAGCGGAAATGTAATCGCCACCTGATTAGATGCCCCACTAACCACCCCGCACTGGATAATCCACCCACTCGGCAGCCTCTGGCATCCATTCCCGCCTGCGATTGTTGCCCTGAACTGATTAGCACGAAACGCGTATGCACCGCTCAGAATCCAGGCGACACCACTCCAGATCGCAACAACATCTTCCCCGCCCTGAAGATTGAAAGATGCAACCAGCCCCCCCGCCTGAGAATCAATTTTAGCAGTTCCATCATCCGAGGATATTACTGCTAGAACATCAGGACTCACATAAGAGCGAACAAATTTTACTGTAGCGCCAATAGGTAGCGCCACAGTAGGCGGCAACTTAGCTGTTTGAGATGAGTTGCCATTAAATGAAATTATCGAACCAACATCCAATGCAGCTAGCACAAGTTGCAGAGCGCCATTGTAATGGCGCGTTCGAGGACCAAATTTCAGGCCCACGCCATTTACATACTCCGTTGTTGCTAACAATGGGCTACTGTCGAACTGCGCCGGCGTATTGGCTGTCGGGTTGATCAGCGCCGGCGAGTTGATCGGTGCAAAGCCTTGAGTGATGTTCTGAAACACCAGGGCCGTCGAGCCGAGGACGATCGCCCCGTCTGTCACCAGCTGCCAGCGCGTGTCGGCCAGGGTCGTACCCTGCTCGACAGATACAATCAGGGCCGAAGTAACCTCGGAGCTGGCGTCAGCATCCGGCGCCCGAGCCCAGGCCCCCGCCGCCGCAACATACAGTCCGTTATCCTTGGCCACGGTCTGGCTCTTCACCAGTACCCGGTCGCCCGCCACCAGGGCGATGCCGTCGATGGTCTGAAGCCCAGCCAACGCGATATTGACCGTGGTGGCCACCCGTACCGACTGCTTGCTGTCAAGCTTGTACAGCTCTTCCAGGATCCGCTGATCGACATACTCGCGAGTCGCCAGTACCACCGCCGGGTCAATCTTCAACGTGATATTGCCAGTGCTGGAAACGATGAAGTTCATTCGCACAACTTGAGTGCGGCCAGAACCCTGCGACAACACTGGCTTGAAGCTCGGCGCACAGTTGGCCACCGCTACCAGATCCCCGTCAGCGTCATACAGACCGATTTCGCGAATCCAGTGCCCGCCTTCGTCCGCCGGGATAATCTGCTCGGCGATGATCACTGCCGGGTTGACCGGGTCAACCCTGAGCTGATTCAGCGGTCGCCGGCGCCATTCGTTAATCAGCCGTGTTTGCGCTGCATTGGGGATTGGGTCGGTATCGTTGGCATCCCCAACCCCCATATCTGTGATTTTCCAGGGAATGCCGAGCGCGTCGGCGTTCGCCTGTTTGGCCATGCCTACGTTCGTGAGGATGGCGAAAAACTGCGAATTCGCGTCAATCATAATAAACGTCCAGGGTATCTATGGAGTGTTCGCGACCGACCACGCCGAAAGAGCCGGTGACTTCAATGTCACGCATGACAGGCGGGTAAACGTCGATTTCATCGCCTTCGTACACGGCGACACTGATGTTCAAAGCCCCTTGGGTTTCGAGGCTGATTGCGAGGCCGGTTAGGTGCCTGCTGACGGGCTTGGCGTCGTCTATCAGGCGCTCCAGCTCCTGATACATTTCTTCGGTGATTCCGGTCTCAAGCACACCGACCTTGAGCGCAAAGGTTCCAGGCACGCCTTCGGGCACGGTGTTGAACCACTCGATGATCTCGATCAGATAACCCAGCGGCTCGACCACACGCCGCAGAGCCCCGATGGTGCCCTTGTGCGCATGGATGTAATACGAGGCCTTGATCGCCGCCCGCTTGACCGGCTCGGTCCAGCTCGGGTCCCACCTGTCAACCGACCAGGCCCAGGCCAGGTACGGCAGCAGATGAACCGGACAGGTGTCGGGGTTGCACAGCGTCCGAAGCGGGATCTCGGTCACTTCTTCCGTTGCGGCTTCAACACCCCGTTCCAACAGGGTGCTGTTCAATGGCAGCAGGCTTTTCATGTCAGCCACCTCGCGTCACGCTGATGTCCTCACACCAGGCCGCCTGCGCTTTGGTGGGACGGATATCTGACCACCCCACCAGCTCCACCCGGCTGACACCAGCAATGTGCAGCTGCGCATCCACCCCTGACCGCGCTACTTCCAATCCCAAGCGGCGCCTGGGGTTCACCCATGCCCGCAAGCGCTGCTCGCATTCAGCGAGGATCGCTTCGTTCTCCGGCCCTGTGCCTGACATGTAAACAAGGGCCTCGACCCGATAAGTCAGGATCTGTGCAGATTGGACGGTGAGCCGATCGGCAACAGGGCGCACATCGTCGTCACTCAGATGCAGACGCACAGTCTCCAGCAGTTCAGGCGGAGCTAACCCTGTACCCTCCAAGTCCAGCACTGTCACGATCACTTCGGCCGGGGCCGGGCTCTCTGCTGTGGCGTCTGCCACACGCCCCGAAGCATTGCGCGCATGCAGGATGTAGCTGTTTCGCGGACCGGCGGTGGTGAGTCCCTCATACACCAGTTGCACTCGCTCCCGCAGTGCATCGTCGGCCTCGAGAACCCGTTCCACCGGGGGCACCGCGTTCAAGTCCTCAGCCTGCACCACCAGCCGCTGCAGGTTCACATTGGCGGCCAACTGGTCGAGGTCGGCCTTCGTTGCATAGGCCAGTAGCAGAGACTTCGCAGCATCGTTGACCCGCGCACGGTTCTGCATCCGGCGGAACGCGCCTAGCTCGAGGAGCTTGGTGACAGGGTCACTCTCGAGCAGCGCATCCCACTTATCGCCCATGTACTCGCGGAAGCGCTGCAGCTCTTCGCCGTAAATTTCCTCGAAGTCCAGGCTCTCCAACACCTGCGGCGCCGGGAGCTGCGATAGGTCCACTGCGCTCATACACTCACCTCCATCACTGCGCTGTCACCCAGGTACTCGCCGGTCAGTTGCAAGCTGATCTGCCCATCGACAACGGCCACAACGCGCACGCGCTCCAGCCGTAGCCGCGGCTCCCAACGGCCCAGGGCACGGGCGACCTCGGCCTGTACCGCGCTCTTCCAACCCTCATTCACCGGCAAGTCCACGTAGCGGCGTAACTGGCACCCATACTCCGGACGCATCCGCCGGCTGCCGACGGTGGTACCGAGAATGTCCTCAATGGACTGCCGCAGGTGCGCCAGGCCGGAGACCGGCTGCCCCGTTCGACGATCCATACCGATCACAGTCAGGCCTCCTTGAAGTCGGGCCGGTTGCGCATGTAGGCCAGGCCAGGGGCATCATCGCCCGCGAGGGTGACCTGCCCCTGTACAACCTCGAGCACCAGCCAATCGGGCAGGACCAGCGTGCGCCGAGAGTACTCCTGGTCGATGAAGGTGACTGCCTTGCTGGATTGCGGTAAGGGCTCGACAACCTCACCGGCTTCTTTTTGTGTCTTGGCCATGGAACCTCCAGGCATAAAAAAGCCCGCGCTGGGCGGGCTCTGGTCAGTGTTTGTGATTTGCCGTGTTGCCGGCGGTGTCGATGATCCGGCCACCTCCGTTGATGTCGCCCGTCACCGTGAGCGGACCGTTGATCGTCACTTGGCCGGTCAATGTGATTGTGTCGGCCTGCGCGCTGATGCTGCTGGACTTGGCCGTGATGGCAGCGTCCGTCAGTACCGCCTGCGAGGCGCCCACCTGAACGGTCACCGTGCCGCTGGGCAACTGAATGGTGTAGCTCTTGGCCTTCCAGTCGTAGATCAGCGAGCCGCCATCGTCGAAGCGCCAGGTCTCGACGTGGTCGCGGTTGTCCGGCTGGGCACCGGCGTTGCCGTACAGCCCCGGCACGAAGGTGCCCTGAGCGGGATCGCCGCTCGGGCTGATCAGGGCACCCTGCTCGTCCAGGCTCGGTGCCCGCCAGTGACGTGCCTTACCCGCTGCCTGGCTGTGCCAACGCACCCAGGCGCTGGTCCAGTCGCCGCCGTCCGAGACTCGGACCATGGCGGCGGCGAGGTCGACCGCGACCACCCGACAAGGGATTACCAGGCTGGCCAGCATGCGGTCGTGCATTGCAGATGCGTAGCTCACTCCATGGCCTCCGGTGGCAAGTAATTGCTTTCACTACCCGGACCGGTGTCGGGGGAAAAGCCCCAGACAAGCGAGCCCGGTGGTTGATTGGGCCATGGCCACTCTTCCGTACCGAGGTAGATGACCTGGGTCCACTCGACCACCCACGCAGCCAGACCATCCAGTTCTGGCCTGCTCCAGTCGGGCTCAGCGCGCACCAGCTGGGCCGGCTCAACCGGGATGCCCCAGGTCTGCATACGCAACAGCACCGCCAGCTGAGCAGCGATAAACGCCACGACATGCAGATGATCGTCATGCTCGGCACCGACAATCGCCCGTGCCTCGAAACGCGCCTCGATCGCCACTTCGCCCGTGCCTGGGTCATGGTCAGCGGGCTCGAACCCGGAAAGCTCCAGAACAATCCCAGGGACGGCGATGCTTTGAAGCATCCCTGGCATCGTGCCCACGTAATGCAGGCCAGGAATGGCCTGAGCTATGGCCTCCTCCATCGCGGCGTACACCCTCGCCAGAGGGATCGGATCATCAGCCATTACCAGTTCTCCGTGAGAGTTTGTGCATCTCGAAATTCAGCTCCTGCTCCATCACCACCAGCAACCGCTGGTGCGCCTTGTTCGTCCATGACTCGAAGTGAGGCCTCACCTCCTCGAGCGAGATCTTGGCCTTGGCCAGCGGGAAACGACTGTCGTTCTCGGCGATCCAGCCCGAGCTGGCACCACCCGCTTTCGAAACCTCGCTCTCGGGATAGTCACTGGCTCTGAAGTGCTTGCTGGCCGTGCGGATCCAGATATCCGGCGTGCCGCCGTAGACCTGCCGATAGAACGCGCCCTGGTATCGACGCCCCGCCACCGAGACACCGGCGCGGGTCTGCCTGGCCCGGCCAACACGGCTGGCCTCGATCGGGTTGAGGCCGAACCACAGTCTGCCCTGTCCATTGCTGCCCACCGTGTAGGCCCGCAGGCGCTGCCGCACCGCCGCGATGGCAATGCGCTCCTGCTGACCTACTGAGCGGGCCACGTGGGTGCGCAGCCAACGCAACGTCTTGTTGATGGCCCGCCGCTGGGCGGCGTTGATCGCCTTGGGTACCAGGCTGGCGAACTGTTCAAATTCCCTTACCTGCCGGGGATTGGCCTGAAGCGTGATCAGGCCCTCGCGCGAGGACTGCTTGTGATAGCTGCCGACGTTCATCGAACCTCCCGCAAAGCGAAATTGATCCAGCCCGTGCCGTCCGGGTCACGCTTGGCGATGATGTATCGTCCACCGCCATCCGCAGGCGCAAGATCGCAGACCAGCTGCTGACCTTCCTTGATGCCCGCGGCGTCACCCACACGCACAGAGAAGACAGGTTGACGAAGGCCGGTGTTGATCGTGCCGACCTTGGGCTGCTGCCACGGCACGGACATGAACCCCTTCACCGGCTCGTCGAAACCCTCGATCTCGACCTCATCACCCAGCTCTTCCAGTAGCGCAGCATCCATGCCCGCCACCTGATCGCGGAAGGCCACGGTCAGTCACCGCCTTCCTGAGCATCCTTCGGCAACTGGCCACGGCGAGCGATCTTACCTTCGCTCACCAACAGATCGGCGACCTCCTTACTGGGCGGGTCGTAGACCTCACCCTGGCGGATCACCTTGGCGCCGTCCTGAAGACAGCCGTCCACCACTACGTATTCCGTTTTCGCAGCCATGTCACACCACCTTCGCGTAGAGGAAAGCATTCGGTTCCAGCATGCCGGCCAGAGGAGCCGACTGGAGCTTCAACCAACGCACGCTCGGCTCCTGGGTGACCCAACTCTTGGGGAAGCGCGCCGCTTCGACCAGACCGCTCTCGATGGCTTCCAGATCCTGAATGGCCGCGTAGAGCATGGCGTTGCGGGTCGAGGTAGAACCCAGAATCAAGCCGCCAGCTGGAATCACCGGCTGTTCGGTATCGGCTGCGTCCAGGTACCACTCGTCGTAGACATAAAGATCGATGCCCGGATCGTTGAGGTAGCCGAGGTAGGTCACCCCATCCGGCAGCTCCTCGGGCTTGATCATGCCCATGTCCACGCGCCGGCTGTTCAGTTGTGCCAACACCGTCTTGTTGCTCTGGAAGGCGTCCTGCGCCTCGGCGCTCAACACCGCCACGTTAGCCGATCGACCGGAGTCCTTAGCGATCAGGCGGCGCCACTGGCGCATATTGGCGATCGGGTCAGAGCCCTCGGCGTTCCAACGACCGCCGACAAGCGTGACTTTGTGGGTGTCTTCCATAAGGAAGTCGATGGTGTCATCCACACCGTCGCCGACCACCCGGATACGCCCGGTAGTCAGCGCTTGGGCGCACATCCACTCCTCGCGGCGAGTGATCTCGTCATCAAGGTCTACCAGGTCGCGGCCGAGCAGCTCACCGGCCCGCTCAAGCGGAGTGCGTGTCGAGAATGGGTTCTCGCCCGCACCGCGCTTCAGGATCAACTCAGCGCGGGTTTCGCGCTTCGGCTGAATGTACGGCGGCTTGTAGGTCGACGAGTTGATGCCGGTACGCTGCGACACGCTCCCCGGCAGGGTCGGGTGTACGAACGGCGCCATCTTGCGCTGGCCCTTCACGATGTCGATGGAGACCGCTTCGGTGCCGAAGGTCTCGGGAACGCCGCCGTTGAAGAAGGTGTTCATGAGGAAGCGCCGCGGCGTCACCATCTGCTCGACGGCTTCCAGCATGGTCAGGGTGTCGAAAATGTCAGTCATGGGTGCTCCGATCAACGAATGAAAAGGCAGAGAGGACGCAGAGCGGCCTTCGCAGCGGCCAGGGTCAGGCCCTCGCCAAAGGTGAGTTGGCTGCCCAGCACCTGGCCGGTCAGACGGATCGGCGCGCTCTTGGCGCCGTCGGTGGTGTCGACGTCCTGATCGAGGATCACCGCGGGCGTCTGCGATCCATCCTCGGCAGCAGCCTTGCACAGCAGGTATTCACCGGTGGTGGTGACCTGGCCCAGCACCGCACCGCGGGCCAGCTTCTGGCCAGTTGCGATAACGCCGGTGTCCATCACGATGGGGAAGTCGCCCGCCGAAAGCTGGCTCGGCAGGTAGGTCTTGCGTTCGGGGTTTGCCATGTGGGGCTCCTATTAGCGGCGCGAGGCGCCTGCAACGATTGCGCTGACAGCGGCCTTACGCTCACCTTCTTTGCCGCCTGCGGGTGGGGTAACGCTGGTGACGCCTTGGGCATCACCCTTGATGGCGGCCAGCGAAATGCCGCGATCCTGGGCCGCCTTGAACAGCACCAGGGCGGTGGCTTCTACAGAGCTGCCATCGTCGATGGCCGCCCCGACCTCCTTCTCGAAGCCTTTGGCGGCCAGGGCGTTGATGCCCTTGATGCGTTCACGCTCGGCGGTGGCAGCCTCGGTGCGGATCGCCGTGGTGTCAGGCTGGGCCGCCTGAGCGATCTCGATGGTGTTGGGGTCGGTGCCAGCTGCAATCGCCGTGCGCAGTTCTGCCGTGGTAGTGACGGTGGTCATGGTGTGTATCCTTGGGGAGTTGAGGGCCGGCTTGGCCAGTTCAGTAATCAGGGATTCCAGCGAGCCCACGCGATGGGCCAGGCCGTGCTTGACGGCGTCAGCACCGACGCGGATCCCGCCGTGATCGCCCATCTCGGGGACCTTCTCGGCAGCCACGCCGAGGTTGCGGGAAACCTTGCCCACGAAGACTTCGCCCAGGGCGTCGATGGTCTCGCCCAGCTTGGCGCGGCCCTCCTCGGTGTTGAGGTCCGGGCGTTTGTTGGGGGCATTGCGACTGACGATCTGGTAACGGGTCCGCCCGCTCACCTTCTCGTTCTCGACGACCGCCTCGACGACAACACCGATGCTGCCGGCGAGACTCGCTTCGTCGATGACGATTTCGCTGGCCGCCGAGGCGATCCAGTAGGCCGCGCTGGCCCCGATCCCGCCGATGTAGGCGACGATGCGCTTGCGCGCGCGACCGGCGTAGATCATCTCGGCCAGCTCGTTGATGCCCGACGCGACCCCGCCGGGGCTGTCGATGTTGAGTACGATCGACCTGACCTTGGGATCGTCCAGCGCTCGCTGGATGTCCGTGGCCAGGATCTGCGTGCTGGTCGCCCCGCTGATCTCGGTAAACAGGTTGGCGTAGCGGAAGATCGGCCCAACGACTGGCACCACTGCCACGCCGTTGCGCATGGTCACCTTGCGGGTGTCCTCCAACTGCTCGCCGCGCTTGGTCGTCAGCGCCATCGGATCTCCCATGCGGTCGGAGATGGTCAGCAGGTTGTCCAGCGCGTCAGGCAGCATCAGCCAGGGCTGCGAGGCAGCCAGCTCAAGTGCTCGAGGCATGTCTATTCCTCTTCGGGTTTGGGGTCAGGCGGGGTTTCGAGCCCACTCTTGGGCAGGGCCTGCATGTTGTGTGTACGGCGATAGGTGACTTCGCGGGTTCGCTGACGAATGACCTGCTGCCAGGGCTCACCGGTCATGGCCGCCGTTTCCAGGGTCTCGTTGCTCACGCCGATCTCGATGCGCTTGCCGGCAGCGTTGGCTTCCTTGAGCTCATCGATGGCGCCACGGGCCGGACCAATCCAGATGGCTTGGCAATAGGCTTTGCGCCTGGCCGGAAGGTTGTATCCGGGCAGGTCGATCAAGCCCCGGGCCACAGCCTCATCGATGACCAGCTCGCGGCTCGGCTGGCAGAAGTCGCAGGCCAGCCACCAGCGGCGCAAGCTGTAGAAGCGCCAGGCCTGGAGCATCGCGGCACGGGCAGCGCTGTAACTGCTGCTGTAGTGCAACAGCAGCTCTTCCAGCGGCAGTTCCAAAGCCGCGCCGATCTCCTTCACCACTGCGGTAAAGAACGGGTCGAACTGGGCGTTGGGGCGGCCGGGGTTGGCCACCATGGGTTCCTCACCCACGCCGAGGTCCACGATGGCGCCCTCACCCAGTGCGAGCGTGCCGTCGGAGGTGTCATCACCACCGGGCTGTTCTTCCGTCAGAGCCGACATCGGCAGGTTGCCGGTGTTGAAGTCATTGCTCTTCTTGATGAACACGGTAAACATCGCCGAGATCACGGCGGCCATCAGCTCGGCGCTGCTGTAACGCTCCAGCTTCTGCAGGGGCTCCAGCACCGGCGATAGGTACGGCACGCCGCGCTTCTGCCCGGGCCGCTCCTTGTCGGCCATGACGTGCAGCACGCGACGCCGCCCAGTCTCAGCACCGAACACGGTCAACCGCTCCCAATGCAGCGCCTTACCCGCCAGATGCTCACCGGGGTAGCCGGAACACACGTGGTACGCCACAGGTGAACCCAACCCATCGAACTCGACCCCTTCCACCAGGTCCGCGCGGTCCATGCCGCCGTTCGGGTTGCCGACACGGTCGGACTCGATCAGCTGCAGCCGCGTGCTGAAGATGCAACCGGGGCGCTCTTGGTCCGGGCTGGCCACGAACACGTCTCCCGCCACCATCGACGACACCAGCACCAGGGCTTGCAGCTGATAATGGTTGAGTGTCGCTTCGGCGTCGCACTCCCTCGGGTCATCGGCATACAGCGACCACAACCGGTCGAGCTTAGCGTTGAGCTGTTCGGCCTCCTCTTCGGTCAGACCCAGCGCTTCATGGTCGACCTGGGCGCGACAGACCAGCCCCGTGCCCACGACGTTTGTGCGTAGCCGCGTGATTGCCGCGCGGGCCACCAGGTGGTTACGCATGGCATCACGGGAGCGCGCCACCAGCATGCGGCGCTCGTTCTGATTGAAGTCGCGCCGTGGGCTGCCGAGGCCAGGCAGCCAGCTGGCCATGCTGCGCAATACCCGCGACGCGCCGCGCCAACGGGTTTCAACCCCACCGCCGCCACCCTGGGCGACGATCTGTTGCCCATCGACCGAGGCCCTGGCCACGCGGATCGCTTCGGTCATCAGCTGCTCGGCAGCCGAATCGCGTTTAGTGAACGGCCACATGATCAAATCCCCACATAGGAAATGCGGTTGCGGCCCCGGCCCTGAAGCAGGGCCTGCTCTGCGGCGACCTCTTCGGCGTACTGTTTCTCCAGCAAGCGCAAGCTGTTGAGCTCGGCCAGCTGAACCTCGCGATCCTGCCGACGCAGCCGCTGGCCGCTCTTCAGGACACGCGAGATCGCCGCCCGGACTTCAGCAAGGCGTTGTTGTGCATCTGTCATGGTGAACCTCGGTTAGCTGACGCGGCTCCGGGTGCCCCTGCCACGCGAAACCACGCGACGAGGAATCGGCGCCACCGCCTGTTCAGTAGTGAAGAGGGTGGGCTGAAGCAGTTGCTGCTCCAACTGGTCCCATTCGTTGTCGCGCAGCAGGTGGGTCTTCAGGCTGCGGGCCGCGTGCAAGGCGTACACCTCGCAGTCCAGCGCCTCGTTGCGTCGGCCGGCCTTCTTCAGCCAGACCATCTTGCTGGGGTTGCGCGGGTGCGGCGCCAGGACCTCGTTGGTCACCTGCTCGTAGTAGTCCGCGCGGATCTCGCTGTACCAGTGCATACGCCCTGGCCCGCTGCCCTTGAGGCGCATCCGGCCATCGATCAGCGTCTTGGCCTTGTGGGTACCGACGATGAACACGCGCAGGCCATACTTGGCGGCCTTGGTGTTGTCTTGGCTGGTGTCCGCTGACTGAGCCGGCTTGGTGAAGATTTCCCGGTCCCGGCTGTCGATGGACGCGCCCTTGATCGCCATGATGTTGAAGCGCTGGCGATCCCGAACGTAGGTGTACACCGCATCGCTGGTGTTGCCGTCCGAGCTGTCGACGCTGACCGCCGACACGGCCAGTTGCGCACCACTCTCGGTGGGGATCGGTGTGGCGATGATCCTGTCGAGCTCCGTCCACACCCCGTCATTCGGGTCGATCGGGTTGCCGGGCAGCTCGCCCCAGTACAACCGCCACGACTCCTCCCCTCGCCCCCAACCAACGATGACCAGGGCGAGACGATCGCCCTGGACGTCGACGCCGACCGTGACCAGCAGCGTGCCCTTCGGGGCCGTGAATTCGGCGTAAGGCTCGGCACGTTTCTCCAGCTCGTCCGTCTTTGGCGCGTTGCTCTTGTACTCGTAGCTCTCGCCCATCGAGCTGTTGGTGAAGGCGATCATCGGGCCGATATTCCCCTGCGACGCCGCGTGTTCGGCCTGCAACTTCTTCTTCATCAGCTCTTCGAAGCGCGAGCCATGGAACGTGGCATACAGCTCGTTGAGGATGTAGCCAGCGATGCCGCGGAATTCGGCGGTTGCCTCCCAGCGCCCATGCTTAAGGTTGGCGTTCTTCTGGTGGTCATCCCAGATCTCGCCGCAGTGAGGGCATGCGTAGTACGCCGTTTCCGGGCGGCGCTTGCCATACACCTCGTGAAAGTAGTGCTCGTCCTCGTCGCAGTGCAGGTGGTCGAAGCTCAGCGCATGCGCCTGGCCGCAGCCGTGGCACGGGACCAGGCCTACTCGCTTGTCCGATAGTTCCAACTCGGCATCGATCGTCGACAACCCCTTGATGGTCGGGGTGCCGCCGATGATGATCTTCGACCGCCGGAACGTCTTGAGGCGCTCCTTGGCCAGCTTGATGCTGTCCCCCTGCCCCCGCAGGTTCAGGTTGCAGTCGTCGGGCTCTTCGATGGCGACCCGTGGTACTGGCGTCGACTTCACACTGGCCGGGCTGTTCGAGCCGACCATCTTCAGGAAGCCGCCGGGGAACCGCTTGAAGTCCTGGCGCTGCTGCAGCTTGCGGCTACGCAGGTCAACTTTCTTACGCAGCCGCGGCGTAGCCTCGATCATCGGTTCGAGCTTCTCGCCGACATACTGCTTGGCCGCCTCGGCCTTGGGGAACAGGATCAGGATCGGGGACGGGTCAAGATCAATCCACTTGCCGAGGGCATTGCCCAGCACGCCCGACGTCCAGGCCACCTGGGCCGACTTGCGGCCCACGATCTCGGCAACGTTCGGATCGTCCAGCGCCTCGAGCGGGCCACCGGGCCAGATCAGGTGTGGTGTCTTGTCGAACCGGTACTTGCCTGGCGTGGCTGACTCTTCGGTGGCCAGCCAGCGGAACCTGTCCGCCCACTGGATAATGGTCATGCGCGGAGGCGGCGCCCACTTGCGGCAGACCCGGCCCATTGCTTTACTCGCCGTCTTCCTCAAAGCCCTCCTCGTCGTCCGGCTCGTCAGGATCCCCAGCGAGCTCGTCATCCTCGTCATACGCGGACAACCTCCTCAGTATTGATTCGATGGGATCGCGGATCATCTGGTCGTCGACCTGCACGCCGTACTGCGCAGATAAGGTCGCGGCCAATTCATCAGGGAAGGTGTTCAGCAGCTCGATCTTGGCGGCAGTGATCACTGCCTCGAAGCGCTCGACCATGTCTGCTTCTAACACCACTTGGCCAAGCTTCTTGGCCAGTTCCACCTCCAGATCATCGCCCCGCAACCTGTCATATCTGTCCCGGACGGACTCTTTTTTTCCGTTCAACGCGGCCTGCTGCATCAGCCATTCGATCACCGCCTGGGTGTCGTACTGGTTTTCGTTGCCACGCCCGACGCCGAACTCGATCACCGGCATGCCGCTCCTCTGCCACCGGCTCAAGGTTCGCTCGTCTCGACCAACGATCTCGCCCAGTTCAACCTTGCTGACTGTCTTGCCCATCACTAAGTCCTTGAAAAGACGGACATCCCTGCAAAAATCTCAGCTGCAGAGAAACCGCGAGTCTGCGCACCCGTGTAGGGGGCGGGCCAGGGGGAGGACCCAGAAAATCCGGCACGCCCCACCCTCACCCAGGCACGTAGCCAAACCTGCAAGTGCCTCCAGCCCGACAGTTGCAGCCAGGGTAGCCCAGCACTCACACCAACCAGCTGGCAGCTCCGCACATCAGCACGAAAGCCACCCCGGCACCGGCCAGGAATGGCCAAATAGGAGCAGGATGGGCTTTGATTTCGGAAACAGCGAGCGGAGCAACTTGATCCGCAGAGTCGAAGTCCAACACCAGGTCGTCCCGAACAACGAAGCCGCGATCAGAAGAGCGCGCAACCATTACATCGCCCTTGTGCAGCGCCATCTCGCAACCGTAATGATGAAAGCTGTCCGCTTCGATCCGGATCGGCGAATGGCGGTCAGGAAGAAATACAGAAAAAACCTTCTGGCTCATTGATACACCTCATTAACGAAACGCTCACCGAGATGGCGAGCTGTGAAAAATGGATTAGTCGTGATAACAAGTCCGGTTGGGAGGCGCCGCCACGACGCCTCATCAAACAGGACTTAGCAATGCAGTTAGATATCTATCGCGATCAGGCGCTTGAGAAACTTCTGATCGTTGAAGAGGGCAAGGACATTCACACTTTGTCGATTGACGAGCCGACCTTTCTGAAAGGACTGGGACTAAGCCGAACCATTGACCCGGATTTCAGTGGATTGCCCACCGGCATCGATAAAGACAAAGTGCTTGAGCAGATAAGGCTGCAGGGCTACTTCAAAACAACTCTTGTTGTCGCTCTCAGGGAGATTGACGGCTAACCCGAACGGGCATGGGCGAGACATACCGCCAGCGCGGTAAGATCGCCCTATTCCGCATCCGCCTTACCGGCCCTAGGTATTTCGCAGACGCCCAGCCGCTTCGCAGCCCAGCGTTCGTAGAGGCCAATGGCAACATCGGCGCCAGCCATTGCTGTGAGGCATCCGATCCCGCCCGCGGCCAGGATCGATACTCCGACGGCGTGCAACAGCATGATGGTGCCAAGCCCGCAGACCACGCAGGCCCCCGACCTCAATGCCAGGCGGCGAATCAGGGACCAGCCCCGGGCGCCCGCCTTGTCGGCTCGCCACATCTCCCCGGAAACACCGCCGACCAGTGAAAGGACAATCACCATCCAGATCGGCATATCCGCCAGCGCTTGCTGCTCGTTCGTCATTACTTCTCCCGCACCGATTTATCGGCTCGATAATTGATTGAACTATGGTTTAACCAATGGTTGGAATTTTGGTTTGTTAGAGGCAACCAGGCGCTTTAGGCTGGGATTCTTAACTCAAATCTCAGCGTGGTGAGCAATGAATACAATCGATCTAGCCCAATTCGCCCTTCCGGTTGTGATTGGGTATTTTTCAGTGAGTGGCAAACGCCTCGTTGACTTGAAGGTATTTGCCGTCTGGTGCGCATTGACTGTGCTCATGTGCAGCCACATCCATAGCATCTACTTGCTGGCAACTAACAACGAGATGGAGTTTTGGGTGCGTTACTCAGCGTTGAACATCTCTGCACTGGGAGTCTTAGTGCTCTTAGCCACTGCCCTGTTCTTCAAGAAATACCTACGAGCCGATCTGTTGAGCAAAATGGACCAGGCATAAAAAAACCGGCCCATATGGCCGGTTTTTCATAGGCGCTTTCTGTGCCCGCACCTATCGAAGATGGCTACTTTTTACAGGTCGATTCTCATGGCAGCAACCCCACTTTAATGCCACCCGGTGAATATGTGGGTTACACCGGGTGAACGCCTGGCGAATGTCGGTGAATATCTACCCTCGGCATTCTGTTGTTTCGGCGTTGCCCCATATGTCCCATACCTCAAAATCTCTATGGGACACCTGAGAGCCCCTGAATTCGGGGCTTTGCCCCATTGTCCTATCTATTTCCTCTTTCTCTCGTGTAAAGAAGAAAATCTAAAAACACGCATGCGCGCGATAGCGCGTACAGGTCGGCGCGCCGCTCATGCGGGCGGGCAGTGTTTCTGGTGGGACAATGGGACGCGCCAACAAACACAAGGCCCGCGCCTGTCCCATCATGTCAAAACACAATAGGACAACGCAGGCCAATGGGACAACAACAGCCGAGGTCGTGCCTGGGGTCACGCAGCCTTCCCCATTAGCATGCCGTCGATCAGCACATGGGCTTCATGCAAGCGACGGTAGTAGGTCGGCGCACTGCACCCGCAATGCAGCATCTTCTGCGACAGGAAGCTGTCGTGATTGCAGTAGTGCTCCCACACAAGAACCGACAGCTGCGCAGGCAGATGTTTGTTCACGATCAGCTCGATATCCGCCGACTCGTCCAGCAGTACCCGACTGCCGCGAGTCCCTCGTATCAGCTCGCCCTTGCACTCCATCAGCATGGCAATCATGTTGCCGCCACCTAGCTCCGAACCACCCTCGTGCGGGCTGTGCAGATCCTCGGCCCACAGCTTGAGCATTTCGTCGATTCGCTTAATCAAAGCAAGGCTCCTCGAACGCTTCCCGCTGCAACGCTGACGCACTGCCCCACCCGGCCGGCTTCTTGTAAGCCCAGGGGCGCTGACCGCTTTTCACCAACGCAGGCAGACGCACACGCCGCCAGCCCAGCCGGTGCATAATTGCCCCGACCCGTATCTGCTCCGGCTTGCCCCAGTGGCCGTAGTCCAGTTTCAGCGCACAGGACAAGATCTCGCTGCCGGTGGTGGTTTCGCCGATCTGCGACTCCTCAAGCCAGGTCAAAATCGGCCCTTCCCATTCATCCACCACAAAGCGCTCGTCCTGCTCGTCACCGAACATCGCCGCCTCGTCCAGCGTCACCCACCAGAGGTCGCCCGCCTCGTAGCAGAACATCGCCTCGGCCCACAGCTGATCGCGAATCTGCCGCAGCAGCTCAAGTTCGACCTTGGTGCACGCCACCGGCCAATAGCGGCGGTTACCCGTGGCGTCCTTCAGGTATTCGTCCTGGTTGGTCGTACCGACGAACACACACTGGCGTGGCACGTCCATAGTCCTGCGGCCGTAGCTCTCGCGGTAGGTATCGGTCGATGCCGAGAAGAACTGCTTGGCCTTGGTCGACTCCGCCTTGTTGAAGCTGTCCAGCTCGCCCAGCTCAACAATCCACTTACCGCGAATCGCCTGAAACCCGTCCTTGTCGCCCAGGGCGAAAGGTGTGTCCATGAACCACTCGCCACCGAGGATGCTCATCGCCGTCGATTTACCAGCGCCCTGCGCGCCCTCCAAGATCATCACCGAGTCAGCTTTGCAGCCGGGCTTCATCACCCGGGCAACGGCCGAGAGCATCCAGCGCTTGCCAACCTTGGACGTGTAGTCACTGAGCTTCACGCCCATGACGTCGGTCAGCCAGCTGTCCAGACGCGGCACCCGGTCCCACTCAAGTTTTTTCAGGTATTGGCGCACCGGGTGAAAAGCGTGGTCATGGGCAACCACACTGACCGCCTCGATCACATGGGACGCCTTGACCCGCAAGTTGTACTGCTGGGCAAGCCACTTCATGACACGCATATCATCGATGTCGGCCCAATCGCCCGTGCCGCCGCCATAAGGGGCTGCACGCAGCTTGACGATCTTTGAGCTGAAGGCGCTGTAACTGATCACTCCGGCCCAGCGCTCGTCATTGGCCAGGATCAGCTCGACGTTCTGCATGTGCGCGATCAAGGCACCGCTTTCGCTACGGGCCAACAGATCCTTCCAGCCACCCGCTGCAGGCGGCTTGACCACCGCCAACACCTGGCGGCGCACTGCCTCCAAACCTTCGGCGACATGCAGGTCGTTAAAGTCGGTCCACTTCTCCTCGCGCGCCCCCGAGAAGATCGGCGCGACCACCTGGCCACCGACGATCAAGGCAGCGTTGTTGGCTTTCTCTTCGCCTGGGTTCCAGGGGTCACCATTCGGCTTTTTGGTCTTCCAGTCATCGTCTCGGCAAATGATCAGTGGGCAACCCGCAAAGCGTTCACGCATAGCCTTGCAGACCACCAACAGGTTGCCCGCATCGAATGCGACCGCGACCGTCAGGGAAGTCGCCATATGCAGACTGGCGCCCGTTGCATAGCCCTCACAGACCAGCACCGGCTCGCCAGGATCCGGATGCGGGCCGATCAGGTGAAAGGCCCCCTCCTTCGACATCCCATAGGGCCAGTAGGACTTATCCCGCCCGGTATCTTCCTGAGCACAGGGGTAAACCACCTGCAGGCCGACAATGTCGTCACGCACGTTGCTCATCGGCACCAGAAACGCCCCAGAGCGCGGGGCATAACGGACGCCGAAGCCTACGATCTGCTTTCGATCCAGGTAATCACTGCGCCCCTTTTCCGGCATGCGCTTGAACATGCCCGCCGCACGTTTTGCCGCTCGGCGGGCCGCGTTGGCCGAAATCTCGGCGGCACGGCGCTTGGCCTCTTCCTGCCGAGCGCGCATAACCTCGCGCTCCTCGGGTGACATCCGCCCGGCTTTGACTTTGATCTTCTGCGTTTCACCGGAACGCCAGTCACCGAAGCTGCCGAAAATCAGCGTCTCGCCTTTCTCAGTCCGATGCTCGTGAACGACGTACCAGCCGTTTTTTTCCTTGCCCTTGTCCTGCGAGGTTTTACAGCGTGTCAGCTTGCCGAAAACCAGTGGCTGCGCGGGCTCAAGGCCATAGTCCGCGAATTGCCCCAATACCTCATCGAGCATGGCGGGCCTCCCGCGCTTCGTCGATGGACTGGCAACGCACACACTGGGTGCAACCGGGCAAAGCTAAGCGGCGCGCTTCCGGGATCGGCTCTTCGCACCCCTCACAGAATAAAAACGAATGCGCCGCCAAAGCAGGCTTGGCGGCGTTACGTGCTGCAAGCGCCTGATCGATACGCTCCTGCACCAGGTCATTGGCAAAATCGGCGATATCAGCCATGAGCAGCACCCCGCGTTGTCTGGTTGACATACGTGGCGCGGTTGAACAACCCCAACAACCCTTGAATACCGCGGAACACCTGCAGCCGAATGGCGGCCAGCTCTTGGTCGCTCACAACCCCGTCACCAATGCTCTTAGCCCAAGTCTCGGCCAGGTCAGCGACTTGCCGGAAATACTCCGCGATACCAGTGGTCAGGGTTTCGGGCATGTCGTTGGTGTAGGTCTCGGCCAGTTCCTGCCAGATGGTGTCGCCGACCAGGGCATGTACGGCATCCAGAATCCGGCGATCCTTGGTCAGCTCGAGGATCTCGCCGAATTCCTGAATGTTCACGGTGTGGCCGGGGTGGGTGGGAGACAGCTTGTGCTGCAGCGTGGTGGGGTTTCGGCCGGTGGTGGCGGCGATGGCAGCGGCGCCGCCGGGATAGTCCCGTGCAGCATGGTAAAGCGCTAGATCGAGCGGCAGGACTTCCCGCTGCGCCCGGTCGACACAACTAAGAGCAATTCGGCTCATGGCATTAATCCTATTAAGTTGCCAGTGCCGCGCGACATGCAGTGGTGATACATTTGCCGCGTGGCTTGAAAGGGCCCAAAAGCCGGCTAGGTCCGCAAGACCGAAACCGGCACCGTGCCGGGGCAAGCGATCCGTCGCTCACCCCTGGCGCAACAGCTGCCCTATCTGTGGTGGAGAAAGGCAGCAACCCAGGGCTTCCAAGCCTTGGAAAGCGCGGTAAGAATCGGCGGTTCGCATGTGGTGTGCCCGCCTACCTTTTACCGCGACCCGACAGCGCTGTGGTGGTGCGTGCCGGGAGGAACTGGGCGGCCCTTGGGTCGCCTTTTTTCTTGCTATGCAGCAGCTTTTTGAGGAGCCGAAGCGCTCAACAGCCAAGCGGCGTGGAAAGAGTTACCTTTCTGTTTCGCCGCGGTAGCTAACAGCTCAGCGTAATTGGTTTCGCCTGTGTAATCCGTTCGCGGCAAGCATGCAGCCTGACGCCATTTGTTCAATGCCTGATAGCTTCTATTGCATACCTTCGCAGCGGCCCCGATGCCGCCTACGGCTTCAAAAGCGAACGCAATAGCGCTCGGAAAATCTGCGGGGTCCAACATGACAACCTCCATTTATCAACTTACGGTTGATGTTATAGATCAACTGACTATTGCGCAACCTTTGTGACACTCTCAACCCATGGTTGATAAAAATACATTCCGCGCAGCTTTCAGCGAGCGCCTACACGAAGCCCTCAACGATGCCGGCGTACGCAGCCGGGGCCGCGGGGTGGATATCCATCGTCAGTTGAAGAGCTTGGGAGTGGACAAGACCACACAGGCCATCAGCAAATGGCTGAACGGCGAAGCGATGGCCGAAGCAGACAGCATGGCTGCGCTTTGCTCATGGCTTAAAGTTCGCCGGGAATGGCTGGAATACGGAGTTCTGCCGAAAGAACAGACCGGCGAAAATAATGTTCGCCAGCTGATTGTTAGCGATGGGAGCAACGTCAGGGAAATCAACCAGCGCTTTGGCAAGGTCCCGCTAATCTCTTGGGTGCAAGCTGGCGCATGGTGTGAGACGGTCTCAAACTTTGAGGCTCACGATGCTGACTCCTGGTTATCCTGCCCTGTCCCGATCAGTAATCATGGGTATGCGTTGAAGGTGCTTGGAGACTCAATGACGAATCCAGGGCCGGGCCGTAGCTATCCCGCAGGATGCATTATTTTTGTGGATCCTGAGGCGGAATCCAAGACTGGGGATCGAGTAATTGCAAGAGTACCCCGCACCAATGAAGCAACTTTCAAAGTTTTAGTAGCGGATGCCGGACGGCAATTTCTGAGACCGATCAACCCTCAATATCCAATCATCGATATTACCGAAGAAACGCATATATGCGGAAAGGTTGTAGGTTCTTTTACCCCTGAGTGAAGCAAAAAACAAACCTATGCTCTGAGAATATCTTTATAGCACTCTATAACCTTCAGAACCCCCTCATAGTTATTATGACGCCTCCAATTCCAGAATCTAATATCACCAGCACTCATCGAATATACATATCTCAGAAACTGGGAAGGTAACTGCGGATTGTTGCATAGAAAAGTTTTCCCCTTACTATCCATATACCACACATAACCTTGATCACTGTCTGCATTCACGTACCAACTTCCCCCCCCCTCTTGAAAGTCCACTTCTTCAAATAAGCGGCGCTCAAACTCCTCAGACTCATAGACACAGTGAATATGAGCATGAACTATACACCCGCCCGAGTGATTAGATTGAACTCCTGCACCGCTTTCGAAGAAAACTAAAGTCCTACCATACTTCAATGTCATATATGTCGAAAGAGCGCTAAGAATTTCGCGGACTTGGGCCAGCTTTGATTCAGGGACTACAGAAAAATTATTTATGTGTAATTTCGGAACGATCATCACGTGCGAATCGTTAAGCGGCCCTAAGCTTGGTAGAACAACGAAGTCTCTACTTTCGTAGATTATATTTTTGCGACTATCAATAAGTGCTTGATATCTAGGATCACACCCATCGAGCATCCCCAACTGCAGTTCTTTGCATACATTACACTTATTCAT